GCACCCCTGGGAGGTATCATCCAGCCACCACCGCACCGCCTCGCACCCCTGGGAGGTATCATCCAGCCACCGCCGCACCGCCTCGCACCCCTGGGAGACATCATCCAGCCACCGCCGCACCGCCTCGCACCCTCCAAACGTGTGGGGGCATATTCCAGCCACCAGCCAGACAGGCGGGCAGGGAGCAGCCATCTCAGGGCGGCGGGGGGTCTCGCGGCTGAATGAAGGTTCTCGGGTTTTCTCTGAGGTTGGGATTTCTCTAATTATCAATTATTTATCTTCTCCTATCGGGCGGTAAAAACAAAAGGCTATCTCTCGTAAAACCTTAAATACCAATAGTTTAAAGGGGATTTAAAATTATTCAGAAATAATTCGTGCTATCTGAAATCTTAAATAAAAAAATACCTAAAATATAAACTGTTTAATCAAAAAATATATAGAAAAACAAATAAATATATAACTTTTAACTAGAAATATTTGCAAAAATCAAATAAATATATTACCTTTGCACCGACAATTAAAGATTATATATATAAATAAAGAAATTATGGAAGAAAATATTAAGCCAAAATCAGAAATCAATCTCCGCAAGCTGATGCAGAAATTAGGCTTGGGCACAAATGCTTTTGCCGAAAAATGCGGTATGTCTTCACAATCAATGTCGCAGTTTCTTCGCAACAAGTCGCTGACAACAAACACCATCTATCGCATAGCTACAGCTTTGGATATAGACCCACGTGAAATGTTCTTTCCTACAGACGAGGATGATCTATTCTCAAATGCCGAAAATAAGCAGAACAAAGAACCTGCAGCCGATAAGCCTGCCCATCAGATTCCACAAAACGGATTGGTTACAGAAAACCAGCAGGGAGTAACGATGATTCCGGCAAACTGCATGATGCAGGCTGAAACTTTCTGTCCGCATTGTGGCACAAGAGTAAAACTGGGTGTGGTAATGATTCAAGAGGCAAAATAAACAGGCAATATAGCCCAGGGCGCTGCCCTGGGCTAGGAGCTTCTGCCCTTGCATGTCGTGCGGGGCTTTTTGTTGCCTATATCTTAGGCATAGGTATCGGAATGGAATCATCTCCATTGGTGTATCTTACAGCCTTCAGATACTCTATTCCGTCGCATTTGGCAACACCTTCCAGGAAGATGAGGTCGCAAATATTGCAACGGTACATATCATATTCTTTATAATAAGCATTCCATGCCTGGGTTACACTCGGGCAACCGCCAGTCATTTCATTCAATCGTTTGAAACGATCCATGATGCTGCGGTTGAGTTCTGCCAACGGTTCCAGGGTATCGGTAAAACTGACAGGCTGGAAAGTAGAAATGGTAGCTGATTGTACCGTATCCACTACCTTATGGAATACCTTGCGGTAAACCTCGAACACCGGGCGAACCTTGCGGGCGATGAAGAACTCTAGACAAGGGACGGAAAGCATATACTCAGCTCTCGTTGTACCGCCAATTCCTCGCTTTACCTTTTGGTTAAATGATTGGTAATCAAGATCTTCAATGAACAATTCGCTTCTTTTTAGGGTCTGCACAGCCTTTCCCTTGGTAGAATATACCAATTGCCAAACGTCTTCCAGGTTAACTGGAAACTGCTCATTACTCTGCATCAACTTAGCAATACCCTCGAAGTATGCCTTAATCTCACTCTCACTACTTTTCTTAGTTAACTGATTCATAATCTAAATCTCTTTAAAAGGTGAAACTTCATGCTTGCACAAAAGTGGAGCGCAAACACGTAAAAAGGATACTCAAGCCCATATTATAGGATATGGACTGTTCTTGACTCATACTCCCAGTGTCGGGTGGTGCAGTGGCAAGCTGCTCGATTACTGCCGTGGCTGCCTCCTGGAGGTCAGCTTTACCCATTGGTAGGGTAATGGTTGTTTCTGTCATATTTACACTACTAATTTTTTGTTAGACATTGACGCACATATTTATATATAAAGAGGCAGTACGTCCTTAACCCCTTGTCTAATGGTAAAAAAACGCTCGAGTGTATAAGAGCTTACCACGCCAGCGACATTACATCGCAAGCAGGGGAGTTCGTACTGCCATATATCTATACGCAGTCTCTGTATCAGAGACACGTCATGTGCTTCGATACTATACACTCTATTTCCGTTTTTTTATTTTTTAAACGGTGCAAAGATACGGAGATTTCTCGAAACTGCCAAACGTTCTTAAATAAAAATCTTTATTTTAACCATTTTTTAGGCTAAAAACTTGTATATTATAAAAATATATTATACTTTTGCACCACATAAGCAACAATATAATAAAAATAAAGCAATATGAAACACTTGGATATAAAAAGAGCTTTGGCTGATCATAATATAACCCAAGTTCAACTTGGCGAGAAATTAGGTCTCTCTCCTCAAAGCTTAACATCAGTTATAAAAGGCAATCCTACTGTGAAGAAGCTGGAGGATATTGCTACCGCCATCGGCTGCGACATCACCGACCTCTTCTATCCCGACCCTGCGGAAGAGGCAGAGGCGAAAGAGATTCCTGCTGAAACGGAAAGCGAGAGCCAAACTCTGAGCGCAACGCTTCGTGGCGATTTGCCGGAAGGTTTCATCGAAAGAGACGTGAATTTCGTGCAGCAGCTAGCAGGGAGCGAGCCAGCCTATCCGGTTCACGAAAACGGATTGGTATCAGAAAACCAGCAGCAAATGATTCAGACTTCCACTTTCTGCCCCCACTGCGGAAAGAAAGTAAGGGTGGGAGTGGTGCTGCTGCCCGAAGAAGGATGAATGAAGAAGGATGAAGGATGAATATCGAATGATTAATAATGTATAACTCTTAAAACAAGAATGAAGAAATGAAAAAGAACTTTTTGTCTATGATGAAACGTTCCATGGTGGCCATCTGCACAGTGGTGGCTGCGGGAATGATTACGTCCTCGCTGGCAGCTTGCAGCAGCAGCGAGGACGAGAGTGAGAAGAATGCGGCAAAGGTGAAGGAATATCTTGCCGGCAACGAGTGGACCATAAACAGTACCAGCGGCACTTATTCTTACTACAAGAACCACATGGTTTACTATGAGGGCAGCGGGCAATGGACTCCGGGCGGTCTCTTCGGAGAGCCTAACACCGCCTTCGGCTACTGGCAGATGGATGGCGACAAGCTTACTACCCGCTTCGAGGTGGGCACACCGGAAAGCTTCAATATCGGCAATCTGCTGAATGAGACTATCTCGGGCGTGCATCTGCAGGAGAGCAACAAGATTACGGGCAGCAGGGTATCTATAAGCATCGATATGCGCCCGCTGATTGTAGGTACCTTCGCCAACGGCAATGAATGCCAGATGAGATGCGGCAGTTCGCTGGATGATATTTCGGACGAGACGGACCACGATGTGGCGCTGCGCGGCACCTGGTATTGCGTCGTTACCTATACCAATGCCGAGGATGGAAAGAAGAGGAACTGCATGGCTTCCATGACGTTTAACGAGGATGGCACCATGCACATGGTGATAGAGAGTGTCAGCGATCATACTACTACCTACACCACGAAGAACGGCAAGGTTACTATCAATGGTTTCCTGAGCAAGAGCGATGTGGTTACCTTCTATTATAAGAACCTTAACGGTATAGAGATTAAGCTGTATAGCTGCGAGAACGGCTATCTCTCGTCTATATGGTTTAAGAATAGGGAAGACGCAAAGCGATATTAATAAGGCGGAAGAATAAGTAGGAGATATATCAGCAAGGCCGAAAATTGAGCGGGCGAGGGGACTATCACTAGTGCCCTAGCCCTTTTTAATTCAGATCGAATGAAAAAAATGAAAAAACAGCATTCTGCCTTTTTTCTTATTTTAGATACATCGTATAAGATACCTGTAATATCACATCTAATTTTCCAAAAGCAAAGATACGAAAAAGCTGCGTGAAACATCGGACAACATCTGTATGATTTCTAAGGTATACTTCCATTATCTGTATGATTTTTATCAAATAATGCTATTATCTGTATGATTTCCACCGGAAAAATACAGATCATTCTTCGAGATGAGCCGAAAATTTACAGATAATTTCTTGTTTTTCTCGGAAATTTTCATAGTTATTCGGATTTTCTTCGTACCTTTGCAGCGCCATAGCCCTCCGATGGGCTATAATCTTAAAGTGTGTTAAAAAACAGCGAAGCCCTGCCGTCCGAGAGGATAGCAGGGCTTTTTTTGTGATAGGGGACCAGCGATGGAATCGCTGGGGACGGGGGCTAGGCTTCTGCCATTACGGCTTCCAGGGTCTCCATATCGGCGAACTTCAAGCCGCAATCCTTAGCTGCCTTGAACAATTCCTTCTCGTCAACCTCCTCGATGGACACCTCTACCTCGGCATTGGCAAGGTCTGAGAAATACTTCTCTGTCTTCTGCTTCTGATTGAAGAAGTACTCATTAACCTCCGCAAACTTGGCGGAATCGTCCTTGGTGTATTCGTAGCCCTCATCGGCGTGCTTCTGTTCAAGCTGCTGGCACTCCTGGAGCTTGCGCTGCATCTCCTCGAACTTATCGTCCTTCAAGCTCTCCTGCGCTTCCTCCACATCCTTGTCGTAGGTATCGGCTACGTGGCGAAGCGCCTTCATATTCTTCCAAACTCGCAAGGATGCATCATCGCTCATTGATGATGTCTTCAATGCCTTCAATGTCTTGTAGGCTGCAACAGCCTCGATTGTCTTAATCTTCTTCATTTTGTTCTGCTCTTTATGTTAAACTTAAAATAAAATTCTTAATACTCCGCAAAGATACGAAAAATATTCTGTATATGCAAGGATATAAGAGGAATTATTATAATACTTAAATTACTTATATTTTATTTCCATGTTATTCTTTGAACAACAATACTACCTACTGCTGGGTAGCTAGGTGGATTGTCTGAATGTACTCTCGTTCCTGCGGCACTACCTTTCTTCATAGAACCAGTAACTTTATAATTACTTACCTGTTTTCTTTCCTTCACGCCCGACTGATATGTAAAGGAGATGAAAGCTTCTATGGTATAATCTTGAGTAAGAACTCCATTTCCATCAAAAACAATATCAAATCCCTCTACAGGATAATTGTTCCAGCTTTCTCCATTTCCCACGTTTATCATTTGTTTGGTTACATAGACTGCTACAGTGAAGTGAACGGTGTAAGCTGCCGTCTTCTTGATTTGCAACGCAAAAAACACCTTACCCTCCGGCACGCAATATATCTCTCCATCACTCTGAAGCTTAGTGGTACAAATCAAGCCACTTACAGATATAATAGCATTCTTGACTATACAAGGTACTGCTGTAGCATAATACTCTTCGTGGCTATTCATGTGCTCTAAAACTTCATCAATAAGTCTTGTATTGCTCATCAGATTCGGGCATATCCATCTCGGTGCTGAAGTCTGCCTTTCTGTATTGGCATTTACCTCTTTGAATGTGGAACTGGATACACAGAGATACCAATTACTTACTCCCCTTACAACAAGTCCAAAACGATAATATCCATTATTAATATCGAGGATATTATTAATAGGTATTACATCTGAACCTACCATTCCGAGTGCTTGCCACGACTGGCTATATAAATCTGAGCCAGCCCATCTACACTTGAAGCTGGTATATAAGAGACTTGTACCTTCAAGGCTTACATTGAGGGCAGAGGAATCTGTCTTACCTGGTGACGTGCTGATGGTTCTAGTCTTGTAGCTATCCAATCCGATTACACCATTGTAGAATCCTCCTAAAGGGGCAGAGGTCTTTGCACTATACCCATCTGTTAATGTTTCATTGTTAACGAAATCGCCTAAACGATAGGGCGAACTGCTACCTCCTCTAGGTCTGGAATATGTCCATTCACTGGCAGCATCCAGTACATTTGTCAAGGAATATGTACTCAGGCTAAAAGATGAACCTCTCCGAAACTCATTGGTAAGTAATGAATTGGTGGTGAAATCCAGACCATAACGGCAGTTGGCTCTGTCTCGTTCTGTAATATTAAACGGCTTGGCTATGCTCATTGGCTTGTATTTTGCCCATTTATTGATATTGGCGGACTTGCACAATGTGGCAATATCATTACTCGGTTCTCCCAGCACCGACTTAACATCATCGATGGATATGGGGGGGTGATTTTTCCGTTATTTACACTCATATTTCTTTTTTTTTTATCGTTATACTTTTTTTTATATCTACTACATATCAGGCATAATACCACTACTAAATGGGATAAGACCCTTTGTAACCCATACACCGTTGGCTATCACGTATATCTTATATGACTTGCCGCTGGTAAGATTTCTGAATGTTGCCGTTTTCGTTTCGCCTGCCTTCATCGTTCCTATGGTATTGTAGTATTCTCCTGTCACCATAGATTGACCAGCTGACGGGTCGGTCTGATATACGCAATATACGGTTACGTTGTTTACCTGACTGGCATTGTCCTTCAACTTCAGCGTCACGATAATTCTGCCAAGCTGCTCTCTTGCCGTAATCTGTGCGAAGTTGCTTGCAACAGCTTGTGACTGGCTGATGATGGAGAGCTGCTTGCCTCCTGCCAGATTTGGGATGGCGTAGCAAGTCATCTGGTGAAGGGTGTGGACGCTGGAATAGTTGAATGAGCAGAACATCGGGAAGGCAAGGTAATCGCCTACCTGAAGGGCATTCTTGGGCAGCGGCACTGTGAATGTTCCCACACTGGATGCGGTGGTGATGAACATGAGGGTGGACTTGCTCTTGTCGGTGATGATGTAGCCGAAGTACTTATCCTTGAATGCGGCGAAATCGAAATAGCTTATCTGTAAGCCATCTGCTGATACGGGATTGAACAGAGTGAGTATCTGATTGGTATCACTCTCACGGATGAACACGTTGGCGGATAGATAGTCCTTCACCTCGGGATTGGCATTATGAAAGTAGCCTCTGAAATCACCCAAGCGGAATGGCGCAGACGCACCGCCAGTCGGCTTGTTATATAAGGTGGTATATCCATTATTAGCCTTTGAATATTCCGCTACAAGGTCTTTCCAGTTGCTCTTGCCGTTTTCTATCGTGATATTGATGCCGTAGTTGCCATCCTTCGCCTTGTACCAATCGGCAGGAAAGGGTGATGGAAATACGGTAGGCTTGTACTTCGCCCAGACATTTATCTTCGATGACTTGCAGAGCGCAGCAAGGTCGTTACTGGACTCTCCGAGTACAGATTTCACGTCATCAACGCTGACTGGAGCTGTTATTTTTCCGTTTGCTAATGCCATACGCTTAATCTTTAAAACTTAAAACACTAGGCAAGGCAGCTCTATAAGAGCCACCCTGCGTTAATACTCACGATACTTACTCTGCTGTCTCGCTAGCCATGTTGGCAGCGATAGCGGTATCAACCTCACTTATCAATGCTGACACCTCACTGAGCTTGCTCTGAGGGATGCCGCTGATGTTGTAGGTCAGCTCGCTGCCGTTGGAGCTTGCGTTCGCGTTGCCGAGATAGTTACCATTGGTATCTGTGTAGATACTCATATTGATGCTGTCGATGTTGCCGCCAGTCTTGTCAACATTGTAGGTAATTTCTACTCGATAGCCGCCCTTGGTATAAGTGGCGGTTGTCTGTTCACTCTTCTTGTTAATCTTTAAATTCTCCATTTTCTTAACTAATTTAATAAATTAATATTCTTGTTATCTAATCTCTTCTTGTTATTGCCGTCCTGCTTTCCGCTCAATCGCTGAACCTCGGATTCGAGGAAGACCACCCGATCCTTCAACCTGCCGACCTCATCGCCCACCTGCTCGATAGCACCGAATGCCGTTGCAATCAGTTTCGGAGACCAGTAGTTAATCTTGTAGTAGCCCTTCTCGTCCGTCTCCACGATGTCCTTTAAGTGAGGGTTGCACAAGACGTGCTGGGCAATCCAGCCGATAGACCTTGTATTGTCCTTCTTCCAAGCAAAGCCGAACGTGCCACCCATTGCCTTGATGATACCGAAGTAGTCCAGCTTGCGCAAATCCTGCTTCAAGCGGATGTCTGAGGATGAGTAGGCAGTAATGCCGCCAGTAGCTAGAACGCTTCCATTCATATATATGTTCGTAGAGCTATCACGATATAGCATCCAATTATCACGTACAACATCATAAATACCTCTATTTACATTTCCAGAACCAATCATTAATCTTATATCATAAGTTCCATTACTAACTCCTATATAAGTATCTAAATTTTTATCAGTTCGTTCTACAATTAATCCACCATTACCACTAATATAATTAGTACATTTAAGTAACGCAGCACCATACCAATTTCTCCAAGTTCCACTATATTGTGCTCGAATTGCGATATAAGGGTTATCACCATTAGCTGATATGGCTAATTGAGCATCCCAACCAGAAGAATTATCCCAGCCAAAGTGTAAAATGTGACCATCTTTTCCTAATGGACGTTGTGACGCAGGAAGAGAGCTTGTAGAATGAGTTAAGAATAATCTATTTAAACCTTTATCATAATCATTAATAGATGTAGTTCTACCATCAGGATAACTCTCATATCCATCTATGCTACCTATAGCATAAATATATGCTTGTTTTATAACACCACCTGCTGACATATCAATAAAACCGTTACTCTTTCCAGTTATCCTTATATTATTAGTATGTAATATTTGATATTCATTAATTGTCTTATTGAGTGCATAATCAGTACCAAACCATATTACTCCATCAGCCATTCTTAGAGTATCATAATTACCATTACTTCTCTTAAAGGATATACTTTCTTCTGGTCCATTTGAAACATCAGAAGTATATATACTATTTACACCAACAATATCAGAATTATGTAAATTTATGCCAAACTCAGAGTTTGAAATCCACCATCTATCACTATCAGTATCTAGATAATCACCAGTTCTATTTACTTTTCCACTAATATCTTGATGAGAAGTTAAATATCCTTTTCCAGTAACCCAAGATTGAGTAGCATAATTACTATCATTTGTAAACTGACTTACTTTCGTAGGTCTTCCGCTCACATTGCTCCAAGCAACAGAATTAGCACTTCCAGCACTACTTGCATAACTAACAGATAGAGTAGATATTGCTTTATGACCACCACCTCCAGTAAGAACATAATTATCATTAGAATTATTCTTCTTAAATCCAACTCCGTTCCAATATCCAGATGTATCAAAAGAACCAGCTTTGCGTGAATCCCATCCACTATTCATATTAGAGAAGAAGTCTATTGCAGCATCATTAGCTACAATCATATTTTCATCTCCACCATTTGTGTGTTGTTTTAGCACCTCACTTGCTGATTCTCCTCCACCAATAATAGTAAGTCCGCCACCACCGATACATATACCATTGCCATAAATATCGACATTGTTGTCCACAAACCTTATCATGTCATAGGTATTCTTAGACCCTTTATAGCTAATATTACCAGTCATAGCACCACCGCTAAGTTTAAGGTAAGTATTAGCTGCATCCGCAGACTTCAAATAAGCACTAAGACTTTGATGACTAGTCAGGAACGTTGCACCTTTAGTAAATGTAACAGTTTTACCGCTCTTTGTAACACTTGTAATAGCATTACCAGTGCCACTTGTGGTAATATTATTTACATAACCATCAAGACTTTGGTGGCTGGTGAGGAACGTGCTGCCTTTGACAACACTGATAGTAGTACCATTCTTGGTGATAGACGTAACCGCATTACCGCTGCCACTGACAGAGATGGTAGTAGCACTACCACCTTCCAAGCTGGAGATACGACTATCAAGAGCCTTGATAGAGTAGGCAGAAGCTATCTCAGACAGGGATTCGCTAGTAAGTTTCAAGGCATCTGCATAGCTCTTCACACTACCATTCAACCCACCACCACCTGACGAACCACTACCTTCACCATAGGCGGTAATGCCACCAGTAGCATAGAAGTTAGCTGCGGTTGTACCATCAGACTTAACTACTTTAATGGCAGTATTAGCTTTATCATAAACTAATCTGACATCACCAATTTGCACATAAACACCATCAGTATTAGCAATAGTTATACTGCCATTTACATCAGCATTACCATTCACGCTATTGCCCCAAAGCTTTCTTGTTGTTCCCCAATAAGAAGTTACTATGTTGGCAGTACCATTAAACGATGTTCCGTTTATAGTTCTAGCATTCTGTAATTTAGTAGCACTTCCAGCATTACCAGTAATTGAAGCAGAAGCTGTAATGAACCCTGCTCCATTAGTAAGCTGATTAGTATTGTTTGGAATACTAATAGACTTTGCAGCAGAACCATTATAAGAACCACTACTGTAACCGCTCCAAGAAAGAGCATTAGCAACTTTTGATGCAGATGCTACATTGTCAGTAACTCTAGCAAGTCTTACCCAAGGAGCAGCCCAAGCTGCATCATTACTTATCTTGCCTCCAGCTCTAGAACGGACATAAACTTCAGTAGAGCCAGCTTTTATAGCAAACTGAGTTTGCCACATATTAGGAGAAGTTGCCGTATTATTACTGTCAGTATAAGACAGATTAATATAATGATGCCAACCAGTTTGTCCATTAGGATTAACATAACCATTCAACGTTTGATAGTTATCTGTAGAACTAGCATAAGGTGCTGCAATATTAGACATACCCATACTATTCCCGTGTGTTGCAATATCGTTAAAATTGTGTCCAACACCACTAGGAAAAGCTCTTACTAAATTCAGTGCTTTAGAAGTTCCACCAATACTAATAGTAACCTTGTTTGCAACATCAGAAATACTGAAACCAGTAAACAAACCACTAGCGTGATAATTATCTACCATATCTGCGTTATGAGCAGTAGCTTCATTTTTAACCCAATTCTGAGTTGCATAAGCTGCGAGACTTTGATGTGTTGTGAGATAAGTTCCCAAATCTACAGCATCTCCACCACTAGCCGCAATGGTTTTAGTGATACCGTTAATCTTTACACTATGTGTATGAGTAGTAGCAGACTTACCATTAAGAAGAGAATCTACACTACTCTTGGTGTAATAATTACTTAAACTCTGATGCGAGGTGAGATATGTAGCACCCTTCGTGAAGGTGATGGTCTTGCCGCTCTTTGTAACGGCAGTAACGGCATTTCCACTTCCGCTAACTGCTATCGCATTAACGTAACCATCGAGAGACTGATGAGCCGTGAGGAACGTACCCTTCGCGAAAGTAATTACACCAGTACTTGCATCATAGGTTGCACCAGTGAGGGCATTTCCGCCAGTTGGCACAAACACGCTGATACTAGGAACAGCACTTGCCACATTCTGAATCTCCGAATAGAGCTTTGCTACTGAGTATGCAGAAGCAATCTCTGAAAGGTTTTCAGTAGTAAGCCTGATAGCATCAGCATAAGCCTTTACAGAGCCGTTGAGACCACCGCCACTTGATGATGATGTTCCCACACCATAGGCAGAAACACCACCACTTGTGTAGAGGTTAGCCACCTCTTCGGTCGTAGTATTCGTAATCTTCAGCGCCTTATTAGCTGCATCATACTCCAACTTGATGTTACCGATGGAGATATACTTTCCACTAGGCAAGATGATGCTTCCGTTAATATCGGCAGTACCGTTAAACGAGTTACCCCAAAGCTTGCGAGCATTCGTGAGCTGGAGAGCCTTCTTCGCTGAGCCGTTGGTGAAGTAGCCCTGCAAGGTGGTGATACTCGTCTTATTGGCTGATATGCCCGAAGCATTTACCCCTTCTGCCTTTTTCGCTCTTGTTACCTCGTCAGATATAGACTTATTGATTCCGTCAACAATACCGCTCAAAGTGTCAGTCTGTGCAATATTTGCGAGGAAGCTCACTACCTCGTTCCACTTATTGATAATGCCGTCCGCAGTCTCCTCGTCAGTAGTCATAAGAGCATACCAGTCGTAGGCACTATCCCAATGAGTTACCTTTGCGGACGAAATACCGTCTAATACAGATTTATTACTATGACTATGTTTTACTGATACAGCACTATCCCAAGAACTTTGTTTAGTTGTTGTTGGAATAGAGTAACCAGAAGCAAGACTGATGGCAAACGTACCACTTGTTGTGATGGTCTTTGTTGCACAAGTCAAACCAGCAGGAAGAGTAAGACTAACAGATGTAACAGTACCAGTATTCTTTGTATAACCGCTATCATTAGTAAGTTGGCTTACCTTCGTGATGCGGTCGGTGATTTCAGCCCACTTATGAGTGTGCGCACTAGGTGCAAACGTAGATGGTTTGCCAGTGATGTTATCCCAAGAGAGGCTAAGACCACCAAGCTCTGTAGCAATGTTATCAATTCGTCTGCTGAGAGCCTTGATGGAGTAGGCAGAAGCAACCTCAGACAGCGATTCTGATGTGAGCTTCAAGGCATCTGCATAGCTCTTTACACTACCATTCAATCCGCCGCCACCTGATGTTGACGTTCCTGCTCCGTATGCTGTGATACCGCCTGTGGCATAGAGATTACCATCTATCTTGATAGCCTTGTTGGTCGCATCATACGTGATGCTGATTCCGTGAAAGGTGATTGCACCCTCGAATGTAGCATCGCCCGATACACCAAGTTTGGAAAATGGTGCGTTTGGCTTCAGCGACACAAGGTCGGCAACGCTCGTTCCTGCACTTCCTGACTTCCATGTTGGTTCAAAGAAGGTGAGGTATGCACCCAAGTTCTTCTCGCTGATGATAAACGATGTCGGGTCTGCATGAACCCTACCATCTGTTCCCCACCAGATTGCGCCGCCTGCCACATAGCCCGAGCCATCGAAGCGGAAGATGGTGTTAGCAGGAGTTTTCGAGCCATCGTTGTAGTCCTTATCAACCATTTCGCCACCGAACCAAGCAGCGATGCCGCCTCCCTTTGCAGACTTCTCCGTTATACCATTGATACCTGCCGTAGTGTTTCCGCCCGTGTCTCGCAAACCGATGAGTGATGTAAGAATCAGACCTCCGTTAATCTCAGTATCGGGAGTATCCATCAGAGCCTTCTTTAAATAAGCAAGGCTGGTTACGTCACCTATAACTACACCGAGGTCGCCATATATCTTGCGAGTGATATATGCGTTCGCCAGACCCAGTTTGTCGTAGAAAGCCGAATACGCACCCTGGAAGTTGGTAAATTTCGTTCCCACTGCTGAGACGATGGTTGCCTTGCCGTTAGTATCAGCCTTATTATATCTTGCCGAAATATCGGAGAGATACGTGACGAGTTCCGTCTTGGCAGTAGTGAGTGTTGCAAAAGCAGTTTTGAGGTCAGTGAGTTCCTTGGTGTTCGCCAGTACCTCTGCTCCCTTTACCTCAGTGTAAGACTTCTCGGCGGCTGCAAAAGCATCTTCAAGTCGCTTGGAATCCTGCGCCATAGCCGCAATCTCGGAAGGCTCTAGATAGCCATCTGTTACGTAGTTATCGAATGCCTTTTTGTTGTCAGTTACGGTAGTTCCTAATTTGCTGATGTCACCCTGCGCCTTTTCTGCCGCCTTCTGAGCCTTCTCTGCTGCCTTTTTGGCGGCGTTCGCTACAGTATCATCTGTGTACTTAACCTTCTTTGTCCAATCGGCTGCGCTGAATGAAGCATTGGTCTTGGTTGCCACGACAAGCTCGCCCTTGGAATATGCAACACCACCGAGGGTATATGCTGCTTCCAAAATCCAGAGGTCACGTTCCTCATAGGATGCAGGCTTGCTTACATAGATGCTGGATTTGCCATCTATCTTGTCGAAGACCTCGGTAGGCACGTCCTGCTTATCCCATTTCGTACCATTCCAAAAGAAAGTCTGGTTGTTGCTTGTGTTATACCACAGGTCGCCCTTATGCTCCTTCTTCGCATCATCGGTAGTCCAGGATGTACTCGGGTCGGTTGCCTGATACCAAGTCTCAGCCTTCTTGTCGAGCTGGTCTCGTATTCCATTCAAGCTTTCCTCTATGGTCTTGGCGAATGCGTTGAGGTCGGAATCATTAGCCTTTACCCATTCTGATGAGGTGAAACTGCCAGTGACTCTACTCTTAACGCACACCATCAAAGTCTTGCCATCATCTCCGCCGCTAGCCCACAAATCGCCCTCGTCATAAGGAACAGTAGGCTGAGAGGTGAAAACGGTACGCTTTCCATCTGCCGTGTCCTGCGCCTTGCTTGCTGCGGTCATAGCAGTGTTGATGTCGTTATCCTTGATTCTCGCCCATGCCGTACCCGTCCATCGGTATGTGTAACCATTTGACGTATTGTAGAACAGGTCGCCAGCGTGCTGCGACTTCAACGTATCGGTAGTCCAGTCGGAAGCAGGCTTATTCTGAGTAGTAGGAGCATAGTTGTAGAACCAGGTCTCCACTTTCTCATCAAGCTGCTCCTTGTAGCTAGCCATATCGTTCTTGTACTCTTCCTTGAAGGTATTGAGGGCAGAATCATCGGTGTACTTGGAAGCCTTAGTCCAGTCAGCGATGGCAAATGACGAACCTTTTGCCTTGGCAGTCTGGCAGCGCAGGATTTCATTCTTGTAGATGCTGCCATCTGTAGGATAGGTAGCGTTTACCCAAATGTCGCCCAACTGATAAGGCGGAATAGGCTGAGCACTAAATACCTTCATCTTGCCATCTGCGGTCTCCTGTGCCTTGCTGGCATCAGAAAGAGCTTTGGCAATATCAGTATCCGTGATGATTGTCCACTTATAGGTGTTTCCATCCTTGGCAAAGCGGTATGCCTTGCCCGTCTTGTTGTCGTAGTAAAGGTCGCCGAGATGGGTATCTTTATCCTTATCGGTCGTCCAACTGCTTGCTGGCGCATTCTTCAAAGTAGGCACACCATCGTAAAACCACGTCTCGATAGCTCCGTCAACCTGATTCTGAAGGTCGGCTATCACCTGCGAGTTCTTGATGAGATTGTTCACCTGCTCCTCGGTTAAGCCTCCTGCTGAGTTCTCCTTGATATACTGAGACAATTCCTTGCCATCCACGGTTGATTTGGCTGAGATTTTGCCTTTAACAGATACCTGCTTGGCTGCGCTGTCATACTTGATGTAGCTACTACCCTCATAGCCATTCTCCTTTGTAGGTCGGTCGCCTACATACATATCGCCATAGACGTTAAAGAAAGCCTTGTTGGTCTGCTTGTTTACGCCATACTCCACGTACTCTTTATTTGCAAAGGAATAGCTATTTATGCCGTGATAGAGGCTGACGGATGGCGAATAGGTATCTACCGCCGAGAAGATAAGGCAGTTCTGACGCTCTACATCGGTTCTGTTACCGCACTGCGACAACACATCACCTTTAGCAGGAACATCGCTTGCCGTAGCGCAATCGGTATCGGAGAGGTCGATGTAGTGATACTTCTTTCCTTCCAACTCCACAGGTTCCTCATCACGACCGATTACCAATCGCCAGTAAAAGTGATTGCCAACTTTGTGGTAAGTGCCCTTGCGAACGTTGAATGACTCAGAACGCACTTGGTCGCCAATAGCGAAATCATTATCCACGGCATCGTCTTCCTGTTCTGCTAAGAAATAGCAGCGATAAGCCTTCTGTGACAAATTATTATATGTCACAGTAACCTCTTCTACCTTATGAGCCACCACGCCTCCAGCAGGAGACAGAATCTCCTTACCACCGATGGTGGAGGTTTTCTTGATTACAAGCTCCTCGAATATAGCCTTCATCCTCACCTCCAGGTAGTCGGTGATGAGATGCGAGCGACCTTCTATATCGGGAGTCCACGAACCGCCGTTCTCTGAGTTGAAATCACCCACATTCAGACCTGCCAGGAACTTCTGCACCTTCTCGAAGGTAATCGTGCCATGGGCTACATCATCCTTGTCTTTCGCCAGGAAATGCTTCACGCCAAACTGACCCAGATATAGAGGAGTAACCACCTTCGTGTTATCCGTTTCCAGGCTGAGATCATCGGCTACGCCGTTCAACTCGCTACCCCCCAGGAACAGCTTCGTGATTTTCGCAACCTTGGCAGTCTGCGTATCAAAGGTGGCAGAGAGGATGGTTTTGAGGAAGGAGATGGAATCGGTGACGGAATTATACTTCCACCAGGAGCCATCGATACCGCTCGAAAGGGATTCGTCGGTATTCAGTTTTCCACAATCCACGTGCTGGAGCCAATTACGCTTGCGGGTCTTGCCATCAGCATCCGTCTTCACTTCAGAGATGATGCCCTGCAGATAGATGTAGTAGAATCTCTCGTCGCCTACCAGCTTGTCGGGATTGGCGATAGAGTAGCCGTACAGGTCGATGCGCTCGCTCGGATATACCACCACGGCGGTATTGTTGTCGGCGGTGCTCGTGCGGGGGATGGCTGCATAGATGTACTTCCGCTCGGAATCAGGGAAGACGGAAGGGTAGGCAGCAAGAGGCCAGCGCTGGTAGTTGTGACCGGCATCATACTCCAGACCCGGAATGCCCTGCATATAGCAGAGGATGGATGCGCCGGAGACTACGCTACACTGGATGTAGTCTGGCTCACCCATCGCATTAAGCTGGATGTAGAGCGCACTGCTCGAAATCCAATAGTTTGTATTCTTTGCTTCTGTTGCCATTTTTTTTGTTTGGATTTTTATTCATTTATAGGGCAAAGATAAAGGTTTTTGCAGTTTTAGGTGGGACAAAAAGCTTTTGCCCTTTCAGGGCGCATTGATGATGCTGCCATTACCCAGGGTGTTACCCTGGGCTAGGAGCTGCTGCCCCTTCAGGGCGTATAGGCGATGATAAGGACTGCAGGGAGTACTGGCTAGAGGTAGGGACTTCCGTTGATGTCGAGCTTGACTGTGAAGGAAACGGAGTACATATTCTGCGTGGTGGAATCGCTGATCATTATCTCGTCTTCCTGGGTGATTGTGCAGGAGAGCCAGGTATCTTTTACCTTCAGCCATACGTGCTCACTCATCAGAAACTCGTGAAGGTACCAGTAGAGCCAGGCGGTATCGAGGGGGTCGCTCTGATAAAGCCACGACTCACGGTTATTCTGCTTCTTGATAGCGGACCGGGAGAAGGTATTGAAGGTTTCCTGCACGGCTATCGTATAAGGAGTGGTTTCTACCGAAAGCTTCTTGCTGTAGGCTTTCGGGATATTGATGCTCTCCAGGCAGCCACGGGCATTGATGAAGCGGAAGGTACTGCGGTTTTCAGCTTCCGAGGATGGCAGAGCATAGAGGGCGTGACCGCCAATAGTCTGCGAACCTTCCTTTGTGATTTTCTGTTCGGAAGAGGTAGGAGCGGTGAGTGCAGTGCTGGATGCCAATATCTGTGAAGAGGCATAGGAGACTGGGTAGGAGAAGGATTCGCCTACAACGGTGACTTCGGGGATAGAGGTTGGCTTTCGGGAAAAGTCTTTTACTGCTGGGGATGGATTGGATAGAATGCGCTCCATATCCGACATGGCTCCTGCTATGCAGCGAAGGTCAGTATCGGTACCTGCGACAGGCTTCTGTGGATAATAGACCTCGCCTACACTGGTATGCACTTCGCCGTTTTTGTTCATATACTCATCGTAGGCTTTTATGTACCATCTTACGAGCGGGAAGGTTTTTGTGGTGGCGGTGTACGGGAAATTGTCGAGGGGGATGCGGAGTGCAGAGGAGACATCCAGGGCTACGTTATTGCCTTCGGTGGTGACGGGTACCGTGAGCTTCACGGTTTCGTAGCTTCCTCCGTTATCAAAGTTTACTTCTATGATGACACGGTGGAAGGAGGGGCTATCCAGCGTTTCGGGCTGGATGGTGAAGGTGATGGGGTTTCCGGCAAAAATGGAACCCGACGTGAGATTAATTTTCTTTGCCATATTATTCTTTCTTTTTAATTACGAGATTGACTACATCGGAAACGAGCTTGCAGTCTTTTGCCTCTTCAGGGGTGATCTTGATGTGAAACATCATTTCTACCTGTTGAATGAGATCGAGGAAATCGATGGATTCCAGCTGGACCTCATCACGGAGATTGGAGTGTTCTGTTACCTCGCAACCGACCCACGAGGTTTTCAGGCTGTTTACGATGGCGATAATGCGAGGAGTTATTTCTTCTTTTTTCATAACAATGCTTTTGAGATGATAAAGGATGAATTGGTACCGCCAAAACCGAAGGCGTTACAGAGAATATGGTGAGGAGCATAGGACTTCGGGCGCATCACAAGATTGAGGGATGGGAAGGCATTCTCCTCGGTGGTTACAGCGCCAAAAAGACGGCCGTAGGTGAGCATCATCACGGCTTGCACGGCTTGCGATACGCCTGCCATCCAGCACTCGTGACCCGTTAAGCCTTTTGTGGCTACTACGTTCGGACAGATAGGAAAGACCTTCTCTATTGCCTTTGCCTCGGCTTCATCGCCCATCGGGGTACCGGTAGCATGAGCAAGTACTACGTCTATCATACCTTCGTCCAGACCTGCGTTCTCGATAGCATTCAGCATAGATACTTCTTCCTGATAGGTATCAGGAGTAGTGATGGCTTTTCCATTGGTAGAGAAGCCATAGCCGGAAAGAGAAGCGAAGGAATACACCTTCTCTTCTTTCAGACGAAAACTATCCGATGGTTCAAGGATGATGCAGGCTGCACCACCTGATGGTGCCAATCCATTTCTGCCTTTACCAAACGGCTGCACATTATCGGGTGAGAAAACACCGAGAGCATCGAAAGCTTCCATGCAGTAATTAGATTCGCATTCCTGCGCGCCAATCACGATTACCATTTCCGTCTGCTTGCTATCGAGAAGCATCTTGGCAAGACCGATGGCGTGACCTCCTCCGGCACAGGCTGCGCTTACGGTAAGCGATAAGCCGTGGATATGGAGGATGGATGCCAGGTTCATACTGATAGTGGAGTTGAGCGAACGGAACAGGGTATTTACCGGCAAAGAGCGGTTGTGACGATTTTTATTCACATGGTCCACCACGGTTTGGCTCTCATAACATTCAGAGTCATTGCTTACGATGATGGAAACGTTATGATTTTCCAAGAAATCCTTGCTGACCTTTGCGTTCTTCAGCGCTTCAAATACGGCATTGAGGACGGTGAAACCATGCAGAGGCAGGCAGGCATTCTGCGCATGGGTAAGGATTTTCTCATAATCTTCTGCCCAACTAGGTACGTCTCCGCACAGATCGGAGTTATAGTAGTTGCGGCACATATCATGAACCAAACCGCATTTGCCCTGGGAAAGATTGAGGGCTACTTCTTTTGTATTTCTGCCTAGGGCAGAATGAATACCCGTTCCAGTGACTAAAATTTTTCTATCCATTTTTTTCGTTTTTTATGTTATAAAGCATATACCGTTAACTCTACTTCGCCCATACCCGTCTTGGCATCAATGGTGGTATTCACCTTGTCAATGAGACATTTCATGCCGCCTATATTCCACCAATCCTGCCAGTGGTTCGGTATATCAGCCACTTGCGCTACGGTGGTGGTGCATCTTATCATAAACTTCTTTCTGTTCAGAAGGAAATAGGCGTAGGGGAGAATGAAGGTATCGAAGAGACCACGGGAGCGGACCTTCTTAACTACCTTACCGTTTTTATCTACTTCATCGGCATTGCAGAGCACCAAATCCTTATACTTCGGATCTTTTAGCCACGATGGTTCCTTGAAGGCTCGTATCTTCAGCGAGAAACGTTCGCCGGTGCCTACACCTTCCTGCACACCATTATAATCAAACACATTGCCCATCATATCCAGCGAATCGCAAGCCAGGGCATACTGTCCTGCATTGGTTCGCCATTTGGATGTGCCGAAATGGTCGTAGTTATAATCGTATGGTTGCAGGGTGGCATCACTACCGCCACCACGCATTAATGCCATGGCAAAGCCCCATCGTGACTTATCCTGCAAGGGTGAGTTGCCATCATCCGTGCCCGAAGGGTCGTAGCTTTCCACGAGCTTTAATTTCTGTTTCATGTAGAAATCACAGAAAGAAGAAGAGATAACCTGGTTAATCTCCTGCAGTACAAACTCATGCTCCATATCCTCATCTACATAAGCGCAGAGGATAGGTTGTTGAGCCTCTGTAATCTGCACTACACTTTTTAGCAAAGGCTTGCCTTCAAAGTCAGTCACATCAGCGGTATGCGAACCATAGGCTGCCTTTACCTCCTTGAAATAGTTTACATCGTTGAAAGGTACAGGGGTGAAGTCGATGGAAATATCGTGGATGAAATCTTCATTCTCATCACTGCAATCGCCATATTCTACACCCTTGAACTGGCCTACCTCGAAGAGTACAGGCTTCAGCTCGTTGGAAGTCTTAGCTTCCTTATTGACCTTTACACGATAGGCATTGCCGGTGTTGCGGTCGATGTAGCAGTTATTATCGCCTGGATTGTTGATGTTATGGAAAAACTCTATATATTTCATATCCGTAACGGTTCTACCCATCTTGCTAGAGTTACCATCGGGCAACGGATAGTCAATGTAATTATAGTCGGTATCGTAGCTGGAATCCTTCAATTCGCCCTTGGCGTTGCGCACATAACTCTTCTGTTCCTTAGCATCCTCCTCGGCTGAATAGCGCATACGCACACCGGTAATCTTCTCGGTCACCGGAATCATCGAATGGATTTCGCAGTGGAAATCCCTAGTCTTTCTGCCGCTCTTTCGCATCACGTCGCGGGTGAGATAAGCCGTGACCTTCTTCTGCTCGTAATCGTAGGAGAACTTGATACCGAATGCGTTTTCTAGAGAAGAGATGACAGTGCTCACGCTCTCGTCAGGGAAATTCTCGCTGTTGGCAACCATATAGAGCACGTTTGCCTGCACCTCAAACTTCTTGATATTCGATTCGATGGTGATACCCGTTACTTTCATTCCCTTGCCAGGAGGAAAAGCAACTACCTCGCCCACCTGGATATGGCGGGTGGTAGCCACACCGTTTTCAGTCAGCGTAAGCTCGAGTTCCTGCACGTCCTTATCTTCTGCCTTGGTGATTTCAATCTGACCGCCGCAGCCACGGCTCTCCAACCAGGAATTGATATGCTTCTGATCCTTAAAGAAGCCCGTCTTGATTTCGCCTACGGATTTAGCAGCCACGATCTCCATTTCGGGATTGCTGCCTTTTACATAGCCATCCTTGTTGATGATGTCCTTGGCATCCTGAATTTCCTTTGCTTCGTAATAATCGCCGTGATGGGGGTGTTCGAGAGTATCATAACCGCAGACGGTGGTGAAGAAGCAGAGATGCTTCAGGTCCTCTATCTCCATTAATGCGCGTTTGTCAAAGGTTACACCCAAATGGGCAAAGAGGCAGTCGAGGAAATAGAGTACATAGAAGCAGATGCCCGATTGCGGACGTTTGGCATCCAACACCCAGTAAGGATAGAGGTCTTCATTCGTCCATGAGCACTTATCCATTTTGATGAGGTCACTCGATGTATTCCCTTCATCATCAAGGGCATGATGCTTGTAACAGATTCGGGCATTGCAGTAGGTAGCAGGTCTGCCAGCGCCATCCGTCTCGTCATAGGCTGCCGAGGTATTAATATAGTTGCCGTTGGCAGTCTCTTGCGGTACATTGATCGTTATCGCACCAGAAGAATAAGATTTCTTACTCTTGTTGTAGGCATCGCCGATATAGTGTGCCGTATCAGTAGAGGTATATTCCTTGCAGCTTGCGGGATAGGAGAAACCGAGTGCCTGGGGTTCCAGTACCTTACTAGCTCTCAAGGGGTCGGTCGTAACGGTGGCGGTGGTATTCTTTCCACCTTTCTTGCCATCGGAATGCAGGTTGACTTTTACTACCGGGTTACTCCAAATATCCACCCTCACATTGCCAATTTTCTCGCCGATGATAATCTGGTCTTTGACCGGAATATCACGACATTGCAGGTCGCTGATAAGTTCGCTGAAACTCTGCGTGCTGGCATCGATGCTCATAGAGAGAGAATTGGTTATCTCCTCACCATCCTGCATAACCAGGGTACCGCTGCGGAATGGCAATCCGTCGGCATTGATTCTGACAGGCAGGTGCTCCATATTCACGGCTTTCATAGCAGCATGAATATCTTCGATGTTCTTTACCAGCCAGCGGTTGCCGTCTAGCGGGATAGAGAAGGGATAGGAGAACATTTCCGTATCGTTAAATACCGGGTTCTGATCCTCTATATCTATAGAGAAATCATCGGGGAGCGCCACAGGCTTATCATTGATTAATATAGAGAGATGTGAGTTCATTTTCTGATTTCTATTTTCTGATATTTACTTTCTGATTTCTATCCTGGCGCTATCATAGAGGTCTATGAGTCGATGGGTAAAGGTGTCGATCATTGCCGTACCAAAGGCATTGATCTTCTGATGCCCATGGTCGTGAAGGGTGCCATCGGTAATGAAGGCTACACTCTGGTCGTAGCATTCCGCTTCCTGGCAAGTTACCAGATGGGCATAATTCCGGGCGATTCCGTAACCTGCCTTGATGGTTGCCTTGCTGCCATCCAATAACTCTATCTTACAGCCTTCATTCATCACGAGGGCGGTAGCCGCATTATGGAGAATGACGTGCGCCTTGCCGAGGACGTATATCTTTCGGGAAGAGTAGAGGTGGATTTCCTCGTCTGTATCACCCACAAGGACGGTACCGGTAGGCGAATCTTCGTTATAGAAGATACCACCCTGGTTTATATCAGCCTTAAATTCCGGATATACGGCTTTGAAAGCATCGATTACCTGCTGCGGTACCTCGGTGATTAAGCCGTGCCAGTACTTGCGCCATGCCTCGCACATTTCGGGAATGCTCTGCGTGCTCTTGAAAGTATGCTGGGATTCCTGGCAGTTGCCGCTCTGGGCGAGGATATTAACGCAAAGGGTCTTGAAACGCTGCGTGCGCTGTTCGGGGGTTTCTTTATTCTTTGTCATTTTTTTTTATGCTTCGGAATCCTCTTTGGCTTCTTCTATAGTTTTTGTGAGAATAGCTTCATAGCCGGAAAGCTCCTCTTCGGTCACGATGTCAGAGTAATCCTGGCGAAGTTGGTCTATGCGCTCCTTGATGCCTTTCACTCTCGTTTGAGTAGATAGCTTATCCTTACGAAGGATATACTTGATCCGAGCATCGGCTTCAGCCTTGTGCTTGGCGGCTGCATCACGAGCTGCCTTTACTTCTGGGCGGTCATTGGCAATCTTCTCGGCTACCTGCTCGGCAAAAAGAGGGTCGCGTGCTAATGCCTTTTCATAGAATGGCTTAAACTGAGTGCGGAGAGTCTGAGGGTCGATGGTGAAGGCCTTCTTTGCGTAAGCGATGTATTCAGGGTCTCCAGTCTTCTCGCTCAGTCTCAGATAGCATTCGCCCATCTCTCTATCTACAGCCTTAAAGATTTCCGGAAGAATATCGCTTTCGATTTCTACGGCTCTTGTGGCTAGTTCGGCAATCTCATCCTCGGTATAGATGGCGCTTTTACCCTGCGAGATAGCTTTCTCGTTGGCTTCTGCCATGGTCTTCGCCTGCTCTGCCTTGCTTGCCATCTCGCTACGAAGGTCACGCACGGTGTTCACCTGCTCCTGAAGGGCAGTAGAGAGGAACGGACGCAACTGCATCAGGTTGGGCATGGTAGCAGCGATACTTTCGCCGTTAGGGTTGGCTACGATACCATTATAGGTAAGCGGCTGCACGGTGGTGTCGGGCTTCAGATTAGGAAAGAGAGACTGCTTCGCCTCTTCCATGGCTTTCTTTTTCTGAAGTTCGGCATAGGCTTCCTGTTCCTGTTTGGTTGGGCGACCTACACGTCGCTTGTCGGCAGCAGATGATGATGCAGCGTTGGCTTGAGAGCTGCTGTAGCTATTCAGATAGGCGATCATCTGTCGGGTACGGCGATGATAGTCTTTAAACTTACGTGAGTTCTCGATAAACGAGCGTGCATTACTTGCACCTTCCAGGAGAGACAATCCCTGCTCATAGGCATCTTTCTGCTCCTGGGTAAGCATTCTTGCACCGATGGCAGGTTTCAAAATGTTGATGATTTCCTGTAATGATAAATTTTCCATAAATCCTTGTTTTTGTTGTTTATTTGAAAATTACGAATATTTTTAGCACAGAATAGGGGTTACGAAGATACGAGAACCTTTTTGGTTGTTGTCGTAGCCTTCGCTGCCATCCTTGTCATTCGATGATGAAGCACTGGAGGCGTTACTCGTCGATGAGGAGGAGCCGCCTTCTGTGGCGCTATCAGCTTTGGCTGCATCGAGTTTCGCTTGCGCTTCGACTTCCTCTTTCTTCAGCAACCGATGAATGCTTTCCCTTACGGTAATGGCATCATTGTGCGCTGTGGAGCGGGTAAGCTTATCGAAACTGATAACTGATGTACGTTCCTTGAGATAGGCGGCTACAAGCTGACGCGCCTTCTTCAGCATCTTGTCGTTCTCATCAGCCTGCAAGAGGCGAGGGATGAAATCTTCGCCAAATGCTTCTTCCAGATACTCACTCTGGATGAAAAGCATATCAGGGATGAGACGCACAAACTTATCTCTGTTGCCGTAAATATCGAGATACGGCTGCAAAGACTCGCAGGTAGGGAAAAGCAGATCTCGATGGTAGTAATAGTACTTACTCTCCTGCCAAAGGGTTACGATTTCCTCTATCGCTTCATGCCGTTTCTTCTCGGCTTCGTCTGCATCATCTTTGCCGCTATCGGTTCCTTCATCTGTTCCTTCTGTACCATCGCCCGATGCCTCGATAGGCATAGGAGTATTCACTTCCTTTGCCCATCCCTCCAAGAGGGAAAGCAGGTTATTGAGCGAGGTCATGGCCGACTGGCGGTAGCTTTCCTTGCCCTGCGCTATCTGCTTGTCGGTGGCTACGGCATAGTCGTTGCTGGAAGCTACGTTGATGCCGGAGCCATTCACAGAAAGTGCTTGCTTCTCGATGTTTTGCGCCATCGCATCATTCACAATCATGCGCTGCGCATAAAGCAGAAGCTCATTCCATGGGTCGTTGACGTAGGTACCATCAGCAACCGCATCGCAGAATATTAAGGGTTCTATGCTTGCATACTGCTTGCAGAGACGGTCGTATAGGGATGCTCCCAGGCGAGGCTTCAAGAAGTCCTTTTCGCTATTGTCGAGCATACCCTGCAGATTGGCTACCTCGTCCACGGCATTGCTGGGGAGGTGAAGCCTAAGTTCTTGATTCGTAAAGAGTATCATATCCTTATTTTTTTACCTTTTTACTTTTTTACTTTTAAGAGGTCTCTTGTTTTGCCACTCCGGTCTTCGAGTTATCGAGGGTAGTCAATACCTCTCTGTCTATCTGCCATACCAGATGCTCATCCCAATCGTTGAAGCGGCTCAAAACTTCCAGTGGGCGTATCATCAACTGCTGCAATGGGGCAAACTGGATTTGCTTTACCAGGAAACGTTCTCTCAGGTCGGTACCGCCCGATGATGCCGTATCGCCAGGAGTATTACCGATGAGCTTGGCATCAAGACCCATGGCAAAGAAGATGATACTACTTATTTCCTGCAGCTCGGTCTTATCGGCATTTGCCTGATCATTTGCCTTGGTTTCGATTTCCACGATTTCCCAAGCCTTGTGCTCGTTTCCATCGCTGCCCGTGAAGGCAGAGGAAATGAGCGCCTGACCTGCATTATCGGGATTGGCGAGCCATGTATTGATAGAAGTAAAGATTTCATTCTGAATCTCGCCGTAGGTCTTCTTTTTCTGCTCGCCCTGTTGCTGATAGAGCCTGCTGATATAGTCCTGATGGATATAGATAACTCTACCGATGATATTGCTGTTGCGCTTTCGGGTGAGGCGGTCATCTACGATGGTGAAGGCATACTCGAAGATGCTGCCGGCAAAGATGGAGTGCCAAAGGGCATCGGCATAGTACGGACCACCGAAATCTCTTGGCGACATGATGAAGCGGGTAGGGCGTTTCTTGCGGCTTACCTGCTTCTGACGTGCCTCACGGATATTGCGCTGCAAATCCTTCACGGCTGATGTGGTAGGGAGATAGGGGATAGCCGCTATCTTGCGGTCTTCCTCTTTCTGCACGCCGACGTATTGTGTAGGGTCGAGCCATTGATTGCTCACGTAGGCATAGTTGATGCGGTAGTTCTCGTCCATGCGCTCCAGTCGGGTGGTGAAGATGCTGCGATGCTTCAGACCGATTACCTTCGGGGTCCATTGGGCAGTAGGAACAGCTTTGCCGTTCTCGTCGAGGGAACGCTGATTGAGCTGGAGTTCTACAAAGCACTGAGACATCAGAGCCATATCGCCTGCCAAATCGAGGAAGGTCTGCATCAGGTCATTGTTTTCCAGGAAATCACGAAGCTGCGCATTGGTTTCTTCCCATTTGTGGAGGGCTTCTTTCAGAGATTTCATCTCCTCGCTTTCCTCTTCATCGGAGGATAAGACCTGCGATTGAACCGCAGGGAACGGAGACTCTGACTGCTGAGACTGCCCGTTCTGGCTCTGCTGCTCGTTCTGACGCTTGGCTTCGGCGGCTGCCTCTTCCTTGGCTTTCAGGTCAGCTATCTGACCACGGAGCAGGACTCCTGCGCTCTCGTAGGGGATATATTTCTCCGTGATATTCCCGCCTACGTACTGAGTGTAATGATACTTGGCTGCGGGACCACGACCTACCAGTATCTTCTTGATGTAATCTACTCCTGCTGCCGTGAAAGGCGACATACGGGAGAGCATCCAGATAAGGTTTGGCAGTCGGTTGGCCATACCCCATTCCATAAAGCCTAAGCCTTCGGTACCTACGTCCTTCGGTTTGCCCAGGTTCTCGCCGCCGCTTGATGCAAAGATAGTGGAGACTTGCTGACGTGCTGCGGAACCGCCTGCGTCGCCACCGCTTGCCGACATACCGGCTGTGGTTAGGAGCATGCCGTGAACGTAGTCGTTCCAGGAAAAGACCTTATTGCCGCCGTTCTTAGGCGACGTAAAAGCATCTGGCCGAACGGCTACATAGCCTGCATCTTTCAGTTCCTCACTACGATTTTGGAGCTGCTGCAGGTTGGTTACTCTGTTTTTGTTTTTGCTTGCCATTTTTGCGTTTCTTTTTATATGTTATCCTGAATGTGATGGAAGAGAGAAGGGCGGCGATATACGCGCGCCTATTTCTCTTGTTTCTGAGTGTAAAGTTAGGGATTTTTATGGCTTTGGTGGGGACAAAGAAGGGAGGGAACCAGCGATAGAATCGCTGGGAACAGATGCTCCTCTTCTTATTCATAATTGATAATGATCATAAAATCCTTGGCGATAGAGGAAATAGCGTTACTGATGCAGTCTCCGATTTCGAGCCTTTCAGAGTGAGGGTTGGAATACCAATCTCCATCGGCTCTGCCTCTGCTTGCGCAGGTTCTTATTCGTATTGTTGCCATAAAAGATTATCTTTTGTTACGGTGGAAATGCAGTTACTCCAGGGGTAAGGGCTTGGGCGATGATACTTATCCTGATAACGACAACCGCCTCTGTCGCCGTGTATCTTGCGATAAGCCTTCGCTTCCTCAGTTCGATAGTGAGTAATGATGGCTTGCTGAATCATATTTTATTCATAACTAAAGGCAAGAAGATTATCTTTCGTATGGAAGGTGCCAATGCACTGCATCAAATGATTATCGCGGAAGAAGATGGCTTTATCCCGATAATCATTGGTGCCGGTCTGCTTGCGTACTTCCTTGGCGTGCTCTGTTCTCGCCTCGTGAATGGCTAATATCTTAATCATATTCATATATTACATAAGGCGACGTATCACCCAAAACGTCTTGATTGGTATAGCTATCGCCGCTATTGAATTGGGTTACTGCATTCGCTATATCCTTGCGTGGACGATTGCGAACCTTGCCTTTATGGTCTCGGGACCATCCGATATAATGCTTTTCAGTCATATCTTAATAATAACATTGTATGTTGCCCGTGGTTGTCGTACAGCCCACCCCATCCATCATATCTCGATGATAGAGCGGTGGAGTAGCCTTCTAATCGTGGGCATAACTCCTTAAATCGTTTTACGAAAGGAATAACCTTATTCATACTCTAATAATATTTTCGGTTTATCAACATCGTGCCCTTTGCCACCACCAGTAAGGCAAATGGCAATGCCTTTCGGATGCACGACAATGCCGTTTTGGGAAGGGCTATACAAGCCAAGGATGATAGAACGATTACAAATCATTTCTTCTTCAAAAACTGATGATACATATTTTCCAACTTAGGATTTGCGAACTTGCCGTTCTCTTTCCAGTCATTGAACAGCGGCATGATGATGTCTTCGTGAGCGGAAGAAATCTTCTCCTGCAGTTCTTTTGGAGTGTAATACCAAAGATGCGCCTCTTCTATATAAAGGGTGAGGATGGCTTTTAATGCCATCGCATTCTCATGACTCGGATCTATCTCGAACTGATGGAAGACGCAGGTGTCTTTATCGTTTGCCTGAAGGAACTTGCTGACGACTTCATCTTTCAGGAAAAACCTTGTATCTACTTCCTCCTGCAACACATCTTCCAACTTTCTCTTCAGCGGAATAGGGTCGGGAAACTGGTAATCGAAGGCTACATCTTTTCTCATTGAGAGGCAGAAAACACGGTCACGGTTCTGCGGAACACCATAGTCTTTGGCATTGAGCCTTGCCCATCGGCTTACGTAGCCGAGAGACGAGAGCTTATCACGCCACTTCTGAAAATCGGGCATAAACTTCTCGCTTACCAGGGCTGCCACATTCTCCTGAAGCAGATACTTCGGACGCAATACCTCCACGGCATCGGCTACTCGCCACAATAATGCCGAACGGGTATCGGAGCCTTCCTTCAAACCCATCTGCTTGCCGGCTTGCGATATATCCTGGCAAGGTGAGGAATAGGTGAAAAGGTCGATTTCTTGGCCCCCCACATTATTCTTTACTTGCTGCCAGTCGATTTTGGTTATATCGCCCAAGGCTTTGTCAGCAAACTGCGGAAAGATAAGGTCGTGCATCTGACAGGCGTATTTGTCTATATCGCTCCAGCCTACACATGTCCAACGGAAATCAGGATGCTGCTGGGCGAGGACATCGGCTGCCATGAGCTGCGAGTCATAACCGGAGAAGGTGGTGAGAATAAGTTTTTCACCGTGGTTCTTATCTACCGGATAGGGTGGAAGTTGGTCTTCTGGGAAGAAATCGGCAAAGAAAGAAGTCTGTGCCTCACGCTTCGGTTCTTTCGGGTACCAGAGTTGCTGATAGATGGCTGCAAGTACATCTACCACGATGGAGTTGCCTGCCTGCTTGTATTGCTGGCTGGCTGATACTGCCATATCTTCTGCCTTTCCCTTGCTCTTATAGCCAGCTACTCGCTCGGCTGCCTCGGCATTGGTACTCTGCATCGTGCGGATCACATCATCTCGCACACCCATGAGTCGGAAACACTCGAAGGGTGTCAGCTTTCGGATGGCATAAGACTTAATGGTCTTATCCTTGAAATTGAATTTCGTTATCATTTTGTTTTGCTCTATAAATCTTTTTTTGTTTATAATTCTACAAACACAAACGGATTGCTACTGGCAGCCGTGAGTGCATTTACTAATTTACCACCCCCTACCGTGCGGCTACGTCTTAATGCGGAGGTAGGGTAATTCAAATCGGCTGCACCGGGTGCAGGGCAATCGGTATAGCCTTGCTCTGTCGCCTGACGGATGCGCAGGAAGGTTTTACCTTCTATATCCACGATTTCAAGAAACGGACGGTCAGAGGTGGAGTATATCCGATAGAGAGAACCATCGGGATAAAAGCCATATCTCTTTCCGTTCTTGATAATCGTTCCTCGCTTGTATTGAGGTTGGTTGTTATTACTCATATTTCTTTATCAGAAAAACGTTCTGCTCCCACGCATTGATGGTAATGGTAGGGCAGAGATCCGTATTTAGAATACCGCCCTTATTCTCGCCTCGTGGATATTGGTAAAAACGATGGTTATTCATACTCTATCCTTATGCAGTGTGGGCATTTGTAATCGGTGGCTCTGAGTGCAGGAGAAAGCCCCGCCCATTTCTTCCATTTCTGTTTATGACTCAAAGGATGTACAGATACCTTTACGTCTATCATTTTCCTCTCCTCATTTTTTCCACTTCCTCATTCTCTTTCGACAACCTTTCGAGATGTTCAAGAACGAGGGAGTAGGATTGGGTGTTGACCTGATCTTCCGTTAAGCCGGCATACTTCTGCATCGTGGCGGTGGTGGCGGTGTAGATTTCCATCGGGGTTTGCGGCTTGCTGTTGTTTACCTTCTGCACCTTGAATACGTGAGGGTAGCGACGGGCTAGGGTGTGCATGATGCCGCTCCACCAGAAGAGGATGACCTGCCAGTTGGCTTCCGGATAATTGACGAAATAACCTGCGTTCTCGGTGAACTGCTTCGACTCGTAGTGAAAATCATATTTTGTGATACCTGTTGTCGGGTCGATATATTGGGTGGTGGTGTTGAAGATGGTGGCAAGGAACATGTTTCTGGCGCTGGCTACACTCTGGGCTTGCGTCTGGAGTTGTTCCTCGGTGAATTTATCCATCTTCTTCATCTTTACCAGGTTATTGCTTAACTTGGTGTAGGTCTGCATCATGTCGCTGGCAAAACGGTACTGCTGCCAGGAGAAACCATCGAGATCGATGTTAGGACCGCGGAAAGCTTTTGCACGACGATACCACTTGGATTTCTGACGGATTGATGGATAGGGGAAGCGGGTGAGGAAATTGCCACTATCTGCATCCAGCCAATCGAGAAGACCTGCGCCCTGAGCGATGTACTCAGGGGAGGTCTTATCATCGGTCTTGGCTTTCGGAGAGAGCCAATAGTTGAGCTGCCAGAGATAGAGGGGGAAGTGGATAGCCGATTGGGTACCAGCGATAGAATCGCTGGGAATGGGGGTACAGATGGTGAGGAGCTTCTTCAGGAGGCTCTTCTTCTGCGGCTCTATGCTTACCAGGTAGTGCTGCTCATTGATAGGCAGACGAGGGTCGGGATAGGCATTGATGCTTATCCCGGCAAAGAGGAAGAAGACGGCTACCTTCACCTTCTGCATATCGAAGGGGTGATAGCGGTCTGCCTTGGATTTCTCTATCTGCTCCAGCATGATGAGGGCAATCTGCTCTAGCTGGGAAGGGGTGCATTGATTCCAGCCGCGGGGGATGGTAAGGTTTATCTGTTCTTGCATATTCTTATATATTAAGAGAAGACCAGCGATAGAATCACTGGGAACAGTGGCTAGAATGGCAGGTCGCTGTTAGGATCATCGTAACCTGGCATTGAAGAGTAATCATTGCCTCCATCTGCTGGCAGCACATAGGCGGTAGCGTTGCCAGCGGCTCCGTAGGCTTGCTGTGGGTACGTCTGCTGCTGGGCGGTAGGCTGTGGCTGATAGAGACTGGCGATGCGCTTATTCATGCGGGTGCGGATTGCCTTGAAGAGGTGAGAGTTCTCATCGTTGAAATCCTGATTTACGATGTCGGGGTCTCGATCCTTGTTGGCTTCCTTTACTTGCTCTACGAGTTTCGGGAATGCCTTGGCTACTGCCTTGACGTACTCGGTGGAGAACGAGAGCTGCATTTCGTGGGTTGGTACACTCACCTGGGTATCGCCACGCTCGGCTGCACTCTGGCGAATCTTATTCTTGTACGCCTCATTGAAAGGCCAGATGTTAACTCTCAGTTTTGCCTGAGTTTTACTTGCATCATTCTTTGATGTATCTACTCGAATTTCGTTCACATCGATAGGAATGCAGACGTAAGGACGCTGCGCATTCTTCTCATCGATACCTACTAAGACCTTGGCTCCATTCAGAGCCAAAAGGTCGATGTTTCCATTGTAACTTGCCATAAATCTTTTATCTATTTATTGTTAAAAACTTATTTCCATTCCACCATTGGTGATGAGACTGCCGTAACTGATGGCATTGAGGCGACGGAGCCAGCCTGCCTCAAATTCTTTCTGGCTAGGACGCTTGGCGAAGACGCGTGCGATATACTGCTTGCGGCGTGCCTTAATGCGCTCGAAAAACTTCTTAGGGTTCTGGTCGTTGAGCGCCTTGAGGGTTCTGTTGCCTACGATACCATCGGCGGTTACTCCCAGCATTGCCTGTACGAGGGTGATGCCTGGGGTACCACTAAGCCATACCCAATCTACCAGGATGTTGGCGATGCTCTGGTCTTTGATAGCATCGGCTTTCCATCGGTTCCAGTAGCAACGGCGAAGGATGGAGATAGCATCGGCTTTTGTAATGAGCTTCACGTCCTTTGCGTCTATGCGACCATCACCGTTCTTGTCGTAGCCTTGGGTCTGCCAGGTTTTGAGGGTTACACCCATGTTGGTAGGACCGCCCTTGTCGTTGGGGTGGTTGACGTAACCTCCCTCGAAGGAGAGGATGAAATCTGCAAGAGGTTGAATCTTTGCCATATCTTTTCTGTTTTATCGTTTTTATTCTGATGGCAAAGATAGCAAATGCTAAAAAGATGATGGGGACAAAGAAAGCCTCCCTGCGGCTTTTACAGGCGCAAAGAGGCTTCAAAAAATGTTATCCCAATCTTTTTACTTTAAATACTTGCACTCGCTAGTGCGAAATCTATATTACCTAGTTCAAAACAAACTACATCGTAGCGTGAGCGGACATATAGTCCCATATCTTAGTACAATCGTCTTCTTCGGGTTGCCAGTCAGCGTCCTGGAAATAGAAGAGATAAGCTGCCCTGATGATTTCATCTTCTGTCATATCGCTGCACAGGTCAGCATACATGGCATTGAAGGCAACATACTTATCCCAATCGTTCACCTTTTCACGGAACTTCATGCCTTTGGTGGCATTCGCTATCTGCGATTTGGTCCAATGCGCCCCGGTTCCTACCAATTCGCCATTCTCGCCTTTCTTGCTGTACACAAGATGGCAGACATCATGGTTGGCCATTTTCTCACTGTAATGACGATCATAGAACACTGCGTGCTGGTGACGGAGGATGCATCAGTACAATTCCGGATTTGTTTCCTCCAGGGAGGCGAGGTCGCAGCTCAACTGCTCCATCGCCTCCATCATCTTCTTCTCGGTAGCCACGCCGTGAGCGCGGGCTTGATCTATCAACTGAATATACTTCATCGTTTCTTACCTTTCCTTTTGTTGGTGGATAGTCATGCGATGGTGAGCGTTAAAGGAGCATCGCACACGAAAGTCTTGCTGCAGGAGCAGCAGGCTACCTTGACAAGACGGTTTTTCACGCTGCCAAGAGATGTGGTAACGTTCGTGATTGCCGTAGCAGAGAAGACAGGAATGGTGAAATCCTGACTTACTACCTGCGAGCGGGTGCAGCAGGAGCCACAGTTGCAAGGCACGTAACTGATAACACCCTCTACGTGAATGGTTATGAGATATTGCGAAGTACCCACGTTGTCAATACTCTTTACAGAGAACTGAGGGTTGAAAACCGGAGTCTCGTCCACGCATGAAGGAGCACAGAGCTGCTGCGTGATATTTACATCATAATAGGGAGCAGTGGCGGTTGCACCTACTGCAAGCGTAGCCATGATGCAGGCTGGAATTGTTCTTTTGTTCATACTCTTTTCTGTTTTAATAGAGCGACGACTTCACCGCCGCATTAATGTTTCACTTGATAGCCCTGGGTCTTCTCTACCGGAAGGTTCTTCTGAAGAAGGTCGGCGAGTTCGTCAAGATCCTCCTCGTCAAAGGTTATCACACCCTCCAGGATAGAGAGCGGTCCTTTGTAGCGAAGCTGCTCTACCACATCGTGCGCCATCTGCGGAATGCTCTCTTCGGGAATGTTACCGAAATACTTGGCGAGCATCGGGGTGACAAGCGCATTGACCACAGGCTGAATCATCGGTTCTATATCGGCTTGCAGAGAATAGTTGCCGCTCACCAGTCCCATGCTGCCGATGGTAGCCTGGAGAGACTGTAGCATAGGCAAGTGCATCAGATTGCCAGCCGCTATCTGAGAGATGGCAGGGCGTGCCCATTCGGACACTACCGCTGCCAGGATTTGCGAGTTCTTGTAATCCATATCGTTTCTTCCTTTTATCCGAAAATACGGTTACTGATTACAAGCGCATCCGCATCCCATCTGACAAACATTGCCCGATGGAATCATCAGCTTGGTAACACTCGTGAGTGAAGCCACCTGCGATTTCAGCACGTCGATGTTGGCGTTGGCAGCGGCATTATATGCCATCTGCTCTGCGTTGACCGCCTGCTGTGCATCCTTGTTGGCATCCACCTTGTTTTCGAGCTGGCGAACCTTACCGTCGAGATACTGAGTTATCTCTACCATCTTCTTGTCGGCATAGTTCTCGCTCTTCTGGATAGCCAGTTCAGTCTTCAATGTAGAGTTCTCCTGCATAAGGTTGGCCTCACCCTTGGTTACGAAGCGTGCATCCGGATCACTCGGATTGGCAGTCATGCCATTGTTGCCTCTGCCGAGGTTAAACAAGGATGCACCGCCACCCAGCAAACTGGTAGCCAAACCTGCGATACCAAGTCCAAGGGCGGTATTACCCAATCCCTTGCTGGCAACATCATAGTTGCCATCATTCGTTTTTACCTGCATAGTTTTTTGTGTTTAAATTCTTCCAATATCGGAATCGTATGCAAAGGTAACATGAATGAAGTAAACTGAAAAGTGATTTTCATTAGATGTTCTTGCTGATAAATCATGAAGCAGGAACACTAATAGACAGATAAGAAAAAGTACAAACGTGCAGAAGTACATAAGTACAAATGTACTTTGGTACCAACTACATGGTTTCTTCCAAAGCCTTGATATACGGGATGGCTTCGTCCCTGATAATGTCGAGGAAGAGTTGTGACGAACGTTTCATAGGTACATCCTTCATCCAGTGGGCATTACTCATCAGTTCTTCTCCTATGCCCAGGATAGGGCGAGCTATAAGGGTAGGGTGGTTCTTCAGATACAGCTTCGGCATAAAAGTAACCAGGTGAGTATCTTCTATGATGGCAAGGTCTTCGTCGGGGTCGCTGAGAATACACTTTACGCTTAATTTGGTGAGATCGTTCTGCAAATATTGCTGAAAAGTGTTGAAAACACGTTCGCCTACATCGGGCATGATGATGCCATGCTTCAGCAGGTCATCGTATGTTACCTTATCTTTCCTGGCAAGAGGGTGTGTGTTTCGCATGATGGCACAAATACTGAATGGGATGCAGGGATGGCTCTCGATGCCCTCGTTGGTATAGGCTTCGTTCATCGTAAAAGCGAGATCCAGCATGTGGTCTCGCAACAGGCGGTTCAGGCTCGTTGCCTTGGTAAATTCGGCATTCACCCTTACGTTAGGGTATCGCTCCATGAATATAAGTGCAGCCACACGAATATAGGGTGCGATAAAGGAACCTACACCGATGCGCAGTTCTCCGGTCATGCAATTGTTGAGTGCATTGATATGCTCCTTGCAGTCTTCCGCCAACTTCAGTATTTCCTTGGCACGTGGCAGAAGTGCCTCCCCGTTCTCGGTGAGCATGATGCTGTGCGATGTGCGTATCAGCAGCTTGCATCCCAGTTCATCCTCCAGAGCCTTGATGTGCTGACTGATGGCGGATTGGGTGACAAAGCATCGGGAGGCGGCGATGCTGAAAGAAAGCGTCTCTGCAACATACACAAACGAACGTAAATGTCTTAGCTCCATAATCTCTTACTATTTTAGTTACACTATATAAATTAAAATTTTATGCTGCAAAAATAAGAAAAATATTCTATGCGGAAACGCATTTTGCATAAAAAAATCTAATTATGGGATAAGATTTAAAAAAATGAAAGATATGTGCAGTTTTAAATGCGAAAAGCCCCGGTATCTTGCCTTATTTTATTAAGGATCAATACCGAGGCTTTGATTTATAGAGTAAATTGCCAATGGAACGCATTGGATATGGGAGCGATTATTCATCGTTCTCGCCGGGCGTAGAGGTTTCATCATTGATAGATGCTACCTGCTTGCTCCGCTTAGATGACTGCCGGGAAGCGGAATTGGTATCGCTCTTGTCAGTTCCGCTTACACTTCCCCCGCTGTGCCTGCGCCATTACAGAGAGAATCCCAGCCACTTTCTGGTGTGGCAATCTCATAACGGCCAAACGTTGTCGGACTGAGGGAACCGCTCAGTGTGACTACACGATCATCTTCTGGTTTTTTGCCCGTGTCTCCTTTAATATTACCGGAGTCGTACTTGAAGTCGTGCTGCTTGTCATAAACGATGATTGATTTATCACCGTCCTCGATGATATAACCACACTTGAGATTATTGAGACCACGAGCCACATAAGCAGTATCGGCATTTACGCTCTCAAGAACGTAGTCCAAGGTCTGCTTAAAACCCTTCTGGTAACCGAGGTTCTCCCAGGTGTGACCCTGACCGCCATCCTGGCACTCAAACTTGTAGAGGCCCTTACCTTTCTTGAAGGACGCAGCAGTCAGCACTGCATAGGTGTTCTTACCTTTCTCTGGTGAGAGAGGAGCAGCAAGCTCACTCTTGATAAAGACATATACGTTTACGCCAAGACCGCCGAAGTTTTCCAAGCAATCGTTCTCGGAAAGCAAATCTTTGATCTCTGGGCATGTTACTGTTTCTGCCATAATTGTATCTTTTTTGATGATTTAACGAAATGGCGACGGAAGCCATATTCCGCCAGGTCAGGCGACCGCCGCCGAGGATTTATAGAGGACTGCCTTTTTGCCTGTTGGACCAGCGATGGAATCGCTGGGAACGGGGGCAGGAGAGGGGGTTAACCCTTCTTCTTGAAAAAGGCGGTGTAAGCCATGCTTGTGCCGCTGGCGATTACCTGAATCTTCTTCTCCTTGCTGTCGTTGCTCCAGTGATCGAAGGCGAAGTTAGTTTCGCCATCTACTGCCTCAAGAGTCAGCACGTCGTTGGCGTTGGTGTCAACAGGGTCGGTGTAAGGCTTACCGTTAACCTTCACGCTACCATCAATCTCACCAGCATCAGCAGTGCTGTTCTTTGCGAGGGTGACGGTGAGGTTAGAGTCGATGTAATCACCTGCCTTGTAACCTGGGTTCTCAAGCTTACCTGGGCTGACGCACAGGCTGCTAGAGAATGGCACCTTGATACCTGCACCCTGAATACTTTGAATCTGGAAAGAGATAGTTCTGTGATCGGTGTCAGAGCCTACACGAACGCTGACGAAAGTCTTATTGTTCTCTGTATCAACACCGTAAACGAAGTTACCCTCTACGGTAGCATACATACGGCCGCCAGTACCGAAGTCTGATACAGGACAGATGGTTACCTTAGAGTAACCTGGCAACTTGAAGTTGTCACCTGCCTCTGGTTCTACCTTGAAGTTGCCGTGATACTTGTTAGCGTAACCGGCTGCAATGTTGCGGGCAGTAGATTCGTCCATATAGACCATTACCTTCTGCTTGCGCAGACGTGCATCCCACTTGAAGTACCAGTCGACGAAGTTATCGAATGGAGTAGAGTCGTTGTTGTCGGCAGGCTCCTCGATGGCATCACACTGGATAAGGTTGCCGTTAGCCTCAGAGATAAGGGCATCCTCGATGTCGTGCTTTACGCAGGTATGATAACCATCATACAATGCAAGAGCCTGATCCTTTGCAGGAACGGTCTCATCGCCGTTATCGAGGTCAATATCACCGAACCACAAGCAAGCTGTAAGGTTGTCGGCGTAATCCTTCAGGATAGCCTCTGTAGCCTGGGTAGAGAGAGGGTACTGACCTTGTGCGTCTGTACCGAAAGGTGTCTCGCAGTAGTTATCGATGTTATCGTCAAAGTGGTCCCAAGTAAGCTTCACTGTCAAAGTACGTTCCTTGAGGAATCCTGCCTGGCTGCTCACTTTAGCGTGAACATCCTTACGGCGGGTAGTACCACCCTTACGGAGGAAGATGTTGAAGGTACGCTTAAACTGCATACCGCTGATAACCTGAATGCCGAGGCGATCCATTTCCTCTGCATCGGTGTAGCCTGGACCCATCAGGATTTCCTTGCTCACCTGCTCGGCTACGTGCTCAAGGGCAGTGGTGCCGATAAAATCTTTAGGAAGATTTGCCATAATAATTAAAATTTAAATAAGATGAAATGAAATTAAATGAAAAATGAAGATTACTCCTCGCCTCGCTTGAAACGCTCGAAAGCTGCCTTGCGCTCGGCATTGGTCTTATACTTCGATGGATCAAACTCACGGAGGTTCTGAGCCTTTGCACCTTCGCCGTTGTTCTGAGGTGCTGCACCCTGTGCTGGCTCCTCGCCTGGATTCTCGTTCAACTCAGCAATCTGAGCGTCCTTGTCGGCGATGGTCTGCTGGGCAGTAGCAAGAGAAGCCTGTGCAGTCTTCAGCTCCTCATCTACCTTTGCCTTCTCCTCATCAGTCTTTGCCTTAGCGTCATTGAGGGCTTTGATGTCCTCATCGGCCTTAGCCTTTGCCTCTTTCAGATTCTTGATTTCCTCGTCCTTCTGGGCGATGGTCTCAGCGAGTGCGTCGTGCTTTGCCTGAAGGTCAGCAAGACTCTGCTCTGCTGTAGTGGCTTTCTGCTTTGCATCAGCCACAGCCTGCTCCTGTGATGCGAGATGAGCTTCGAGGGTGTCGAGCAATGGGGCATTCATGAATGCGCCTTCCTCCTTCACCTCAATCTGCTGACCATCCTGCATACCGCAAGCGGCGTTGATCTTTGGATAATTTGCCATATTGATTGATTTTTGATGAATAGTATGTTGATGATTTTCTTGTGCGGTGGATGCTGATGCCTGCTCCGGCTCGTTATCTTCCGGTTCCGGCTTTTGGATAGAAGCCTCTCGTTTGATAGGCTCGGCTGTGCCGTTGTAGAGAGCGAAACAACGCTGAACGCAAACCATAAAGGTACTCTGGTCATCCATAAGGATTCCCTTCACGTCTTCAGCATTGAAGACCTTACCTTTCAGGTGAACATCCTCAATAGCGTTAGGACAGGCTTTCTTTACATCGGCTCTGAACTCCACACCCAACTCGGCAAGCTCTTTTACGAGTTCCTTGTTGTCGTTCTTGTTGGCGATGTCGCGGTAAGCCTTATTCTTGTCGAATGACTCTGGGTCATACTCCTCGTGATAAGTCTCATCCGTGTATTTATCCTTTGAGCCATTAGCCAAAGTATAGAATGCAGCCATCACGCCGATGCAACCAACCTGGTCTTTCGGATTCAGGTAATATCGCTCATCGCAAAGAGAAGCGAGATACATACCTGCACTGGCACACATACCATCTACCAGAGCAATAACCTTCTGACCTTTGGAGTGGGCATAGTCGATGGCAAGTGCGTAATCGTTCTTAGCCCAAGCCGAACCGCCAGGAGTATTGATGATAAAAAGATGACCTCGGCAAAGCGGATGATCAGCCGCACGCATCATCATATCGCGATGGTCGATAGAACCATAAGAGCAATATCCACCATTTCGAGTGATAGGACCATCTACGGTGAGAACCGAAACAAACGGAAAGTTCTGCGCCCGCTCATCATCTTCCGGATAGTCGAGCTGATAGTTAGCTCTCACCTGCTTGCCATCCTCGGAAATCTGATATTCCTCCGGATAGTAGGTGTTTCCTTTATCATCCTTTGCAGTGACGAATCCACAAGTCTTTTCCGGTTTGGTAAACGCTGTATGAGTATTTAAGTTCTGCTCGATCGTTTTGCGAATGCCATGCACGAAATCGGGGTTCACCATCCACTTCTTTTCGGTCAGAATTTCATAAAGACCTTTCATTGTGGGTAATAGAATTTTAAAAATTAATGTATGTTATCGTTATCCTGAAAACAAATCTCCTTACCTTGTTATTATGCTAGAAGACTATTGATATTTTCTGAGGGCAAAGGTAATGGAAATGCGTGGGCGTATAGGGACAAAATAAGCCTATATGCCGAAATAGCTATGATTTAGGAGAAAATAAAAAACCCTGCGATCCTCACGGACGGCAGGGCTGAAACTCAAATCTAATTTAACATTATTATGAATATAAGCTTTTTAAAAAAAACTAGAAGATAATTAGATACTGATTTTTCGGTAACTAATTAAGAAATCGTTATCGGAATAAACTCCGACATCGCCTGACAGATAGCCGTAATACTACGGGTCTCAGCATCGTTCTGACTGGTTACGGAATCGGTGATACCGAAGGTGCCAGGCAGCGTATGGCACAGATAAAGCGAGTCATCCTGCTTGCGCAAGACTATATAATAGTCCTTTCCGTGCATATTCTTGATAATTTCGGGTATATTTCCCTTTCCGTCACGGATATTGGCGGTAATCTCGAACTTGAAGACGGTACCGTTGCCACCCTCTGAAGAAGTCTGCTTAGCGGTGATGCCATCAGATATTACATAATTATTGCCCTCACTGGTGGCAACATGGAGTGCTTCGCCGGCAAACTTGCATCCGTTTATCTGCAATATCAGCGGTATGCTGAATGGAATAGGGACGGAACTGTCCCTTACGGCATAAAAATAAGCATCAGTTACTCCCTCAAGAAATAACTCTCTGCAACTATCGGGTAAATTCATATCGTTTCCTTGATTTATCTATTATTTAACGTTTATTATCTTATGAATTAACACTTATTATATAAGGTGTAAAATCATAGCCACTGCACTTCATCGATGCGATTGGGCTTATCACGGCTATCTTTATACTGCATATCCACGCAGGAATAGGACTTGAAGAAGCAGTGCTCCGTGCGGAACCACCTGCCGATGATGCGGCGCAATACGTCTTTCTCTTCCTCACTGGCTTCTATACCATATCGCATTAAGTACCGCTCCAGCATAGCGTTATGGGAGCGGGCGATAACCCTGCCTTTGGACGTACAAAAGTCGAAGGTGGATAGCGACCATTCTACGAGGCTGCGCTTGAAATCGTTGTTGAGTGAGACCGCCAGCGCACGCATGCCGTTCGTATCGAGGGTAAAGGTAGGCTTTACGGAATAAACGGTATCGACAATCTCTACTTCGCTGGGTAAGCGGATGCAGAGGTAATCATCATTGGCTCCCTTGCCGTCGGTCAGGCGACCGTTAAGCTGCTGAACCTCTCGGAAGGTGAGCCAGTTTCCGGCATCACGGCGCATCATTACCTTGCCTCCGGCAGGGTGCCTGCCCGTGAGCATATTGCACCATTGCTGCTGGGAGAAACAGCCGAGGTCGATGCGGCTGCTGCGGGCTGGAGCATTGATGAGGGAGTTGCGCATGATGAAGTGCTCGTGCGAGTAGTTACTGAACACCACTGGCTCATCCTTTGCCAGGGTGAGCTTGGGATCGCGGTGCCGGAAAAACTGGCAGCGGGAGGTGGGGAGACGGAGATAGATATTTGGCATTGTTTTTTTACTTTATTGATTAGGCGAAGGAGATGCCTTTCTGCTGGGCATAGTAGAGCATGATTGCATCGGTAACGTTCAGGCAATACTTCTGGATGGAGTTGCCTTCCTTCGGCTTGGGTACCAGCTTATCGAGCTTCTGGGTCTGCTCTTCGTCGATGTTGAAGGAGAGCTTTACGGCATCGATATACTTGCCTCCACTCTCGGTAGTACTGATGAAGCTCTCATTGAACTTACCGTTCTCCTCGAAGAAGAGGTTGAGGGCTTCTATCATCTGATCCTGGGTGAAGCCAGGGAGCTGGGGATGCAGCTTGCGGTATTTTGCCGAATAGGTCTGCATTCGCTTCTCCATATAGGCATTGATGCTGTCGGCATACTCGCAGTAGAGGGCATTATCTTTGCTGTTGATGTCTTTGGTGCGGGAATAATTGAAGAAACCTTCCAACTGCTTCAGGCTTTCCACTACACCATCAAACTGCTTGAACTCGGTAGTGCCATTGAAAATTTCTCTCATATCCGCTCTTGCCTGGTTAAGAAGGTCTTCCAGACTATCGGCATAGAAAGTTATCTTGTCGAGATTAATGGAAAGGCGGGAAACCGTCTCACGGATGCCTGGCTTGGAATAATCTACGTAATAACGGAGCAACTGACCGAAATTGAGGAAATCGAAAGTTACCTTGCTGTGCAGGTTTATCTGTACGAGTGCGGCATATACCTGCTTGGCAAGTTTCAGATCCTTATCCTGGATAGCCTTGATAAGCAGGGGCATCTTAGGAGAGTTCTGAGGAATGCGGCAAGCAGAACGTACCATCTCGTTACGATTCTCCATCAAATTATAGAAATCGGCATTGGAAAAGAGAGTTTCCAATGGTTTGATATATTGCTCTGCAGGCACATCCTTGAAGTTGAAAGTATAGATGGTCGGCAGATTTCTGATCTGCTGCTCACGCTTGGCCAATGCCTGCTGCTGTTGTTTTTTGTTTTTTGTTCCCATTGCTTTTTATTGCTTTTTTACTTTTTTCTGTACGAACCAGCGACGGAATCGCTGGGAACGGAGGCTCCATTTATGACAGTTGCAATTTTGGAAACCGTCATAAAAAAGAGGCATAAGAGGCTCTATTAATCATAATCTCCCTTAACGGCGATTATTTACTGCTATAATTCTGAAAGCCTTTCAGCCATGATACGGGTGCGGGATTGATGCACGGGAAAGACGTGTTCACGTTATAGAGCATAGCGTGAAACTCGTCTATCTCTTCGGCTGTAAAAGGGCAATCTTTATGAATGCGACGTGGCATAGACTGATTGCTTACTTTTTTATTTGTTATTAAATGCCTCCATTCTTTCATCAATGATGCGGTTGATCTCGAAGGCTACCTCTTTGGCATTAGGATGCGCCTTGCCGGTGGTTTCTCTGAAGCGGAGGTCGAGGATATGCTGCCACTCGGTGATGGTGTAGGTGTAAGCTACTACCGTATAGGTATCAAGAGGAAGAATGCCTCTTGCATCCTGTGGCTTCATGCCCGATTTCAGCAATCGACGATAGAGCCAGTCGGCAATCTTGCAGCCGGTGAGATAGAGGAACTTCTGCCAGCGGGTGCCCTCGTGCAACCAATGGGGACGGGCAATCTGCACGCCACCTTTCTTCTCAAGGTTCACATAGCGTGTACTCTGCTCACTGATGCTATTAGGTGATGTGCGGTTCAACTCACGGCTGGTGCTGATCTGCGTAGTCACCACCAGCGTCATTCGGAGGAGATTGAGTGCTTCCTTGCAATCATATTTCTGCGCCTTTTCGATAAACTCGGCTTCCTTCACATTGAATGGGGATAGCATTTCGAATATATTGCCGTGCTCGCAAAGGAACTGCATATTGCTGCTGATCCATACCTTCTTTTCCTGCACTGCATAATTGATGTAAGGTGATGCAACGAGGAAAGACCAGAGGTGTTTTGGCAGCCTACTATCGTTCTTCACGAAGAAGTAAAGGGTACCATGTCGGTACATGGAGCGGTGGCCGCTCTCCCAGAATCGGTTGGCCAACTGCACTGCCTGTTTCTCCAGAAAATCTTCTTTCTTGTCTTCAGGAAGATTCTCGTCAGGCTGCTTACCTTTGCTCTTGTAGCAAACTCTGCCTACTCGAGCAATCTGTTGAGCGGCGGTCTTCTGAGGCCACCACTCAACACCAGGAATTATCATTTTCATATTGTTTCTTTATTTGATGTTTATATATTATTCTATCTATGCTCAGTCTGTACTCAGTCTGTATTGTAACGGTACTGGATATTCACTTTGAACTTACTTTACAGCATGGTTAGGAATGCCCAATTCCTGCTCTCTTATTTTCTTGGCTACGAACGCCACGAAATCCCAAAGATGGAATATCGAGCGGTTGTTGGGTATCACATAGTCATAGCTGTTGAAATCAATCTGAACACGATACTGGTCTCTGTCGGTACGTTCCTCAGAGATACCGCGCTTCTTCAAAGTTTCCGGCTTTGCCGAAACATAGACGGTGATGATCTTAGCCTTCGGGCAGCGCTCCATCAGCTCCATCAGTCCTTTCTCGTCGATGACATAAATGGCAGCACCATTTATCTGTTTCTTCTCCGTCCAATACTCATAGTTGCCGTATCGGGTATAAGCAAGCATTTCGCTTTTGGGAACGTTGCATTCCTTGACAAAATGATGCTCCTTGCCGTCCACTTCACCTTCACGCATAGGTCTGGTGGTATAGGAACAAAGCACTTCATATCCCAGGATGGCAGACAACATGAGCGCTACCGTATCCTTGCCAGCCCCAGAGGGACCAATAATCGTTATCAATTTCATAATCTTATCATTTTACTTGATGAGTTGTCATCACCAGTCGGAAGGCTCCATACCTCGCCAGCGATGGGTATTTCTGCAACACAACGTTTCGCAGATTACCATAATCATCCATATTAACTACATATCTTTTCAGTCCGAAATCGAAGTTGCAGGTGAAGTCCAAATTGATCTGACGGATGAACTTTTCACACCCCCCGAAACCGGACATTACATCGAATATTACTTTCATCCATCGCTGACCTTTCTGGTCGAGCCATGACCCCTTCGGGATTTTTACATTTCTCTTTGCCATAATCTTATACGTATTTAAAAAACTTTTCTTATTAGCCTCTTTCCCTCCATACCTGCTGCAGGATAGAGTGATATTCTCCTTGGCCTAAATTCTCCTTGCAGGCGTGGATGAGGTAATTGTAACTCACGGTGGTGCTTCTGCCCAACTGTCGCCACTTCTGCGATGCTTGAGCAGCATTGTATTTCTGACTACATGCCGAAAGCTCGTGAAACAGACGTTCGCCATAGGGATGCGCCTTCAATGCCCAACCTGCCTTGGTCCACTCATCGTAGCTTTCCGTGATGTTGATGTTTCGGCTCACCAAGGCTTTTACGATGAGTTCGATGATGCGGTCTTGCGTGCGAGGATCATTCCAGAAGGCTTTATTGTCGTAGCCATTGCCGTAAACAGCAGAGGTGTTACTCTGCGTCTGCCGATACATCGGGCGTGCCTGTGGTATCACCTGCGGCTCATCTGTCGCCAAGCCTAGGTATGGTTGTACATTATTATTAATATATATATGGTCGGCATCATCCCATGAGGCGAAGCGCACACGTCCGATATTGCCACATTGCTTGTCGAGCACAATTCCCAGGGCTGCGTATTCCTTGAGGATAGCCTTGAACTGCTCCTTGTGCCTATCGGGATAAGCCAGGCGAACCAGTCCGAAATATCCGGTACCCGAACAGGAACGCATCAGCAAGCCTATCTCCGGGCGGAAGCGAGTCACCATGCGGATATTCTCGAAATTGGTAAGCTGCTGATTGTCCTGAAGGTCGATGTCGATGGCGAGCCATCCAGTATGCTGCTGAAGGTGGGTTTCTCTTCGGGAAACCATCACCCGCTGACCGGGGTGGGTAAGGCTTTCGTCTTCGTAAAGACGGAAGAGACCGCTCAGTGTGGCTCCCGGAAGCATCTTTTTTGTTTCGATGTACTCCGACATCTTCTTCGCCTTGCTGCCAAATTCCTGCCGCATGTCTCTCAGCTTCTCTACATACGGCTTCCACCTATCCGTAAGACAGAACTCACGGATAGACATCTGCGTGATGCACTCGCCCGTCTCCATATCGACGTATCTTCCGAGTGCATCTTTCGCATCCCGATAGATGGAACATATCTCCTCAAACATACCTTACATATATTATATTATATAAAATCTGCTGCAAAGATACAAAAATAAATCGAAAAGAGTATAGGTAAGCTATATAATATATAATATAAGTTATATTTTTAAGAAATATTATATATTTAGACGGATTTTTCGTGATCCCCACACGCCCTGAAGGGGCAGAAGCTCCTAGCCCAGGGCATCGCCCTGGGTATAATGGCAATCAGCAATGCGCCCTGTAAGGGCAAAAGCTTTCACACCCGAAACTTCATTTTTTCAAAAATGGGACCAAACTCCCGATTTTGGTCTCAAAAGTCTCATTTTGGTCTCATTTTATTTTTGAAGGGTGAAATGTTAAAGTCCCCTAATAAAGAAAATGGGGGATTTTGCCCCACTGCTGACCCACCATTGTCCCACAGCTAGCCCACTACGATTTTTCGCTATCTGATTGTTTTTCAGCGATTTTCTTATTTTTGGTCTCATTTTTTAATTAATTTCTATAAACTAATGTACGCAGGAATGCAAAAATATATTTGGAATATGTAGAAAATATGTAGAAAATCCTGCATTTCTCTCGCTAGCTGCCACTCTTTCATATCCTCATAACTACCTTATTGTCTGATGTTTACAGCATAGCCGTTAATGCTACTAACTTCTAGCTTGAGGTTAGGGGATTTTGATTTTAGGGAAAAGAAAAAATACACGGAAAATTTTATATATAGTAGTGAATTTCGGCGAAAAATGAGACCAAGATATGCTTTTGAGACCAAAAAGCCCACAAAATCAGCGAGTTATCAAAAGCCCACTAAATGATGGGTTTGGTCACAAAATGGGACCAAAAAGAAATTGTGTCCGTTAGGCGTTCCTGCGGATTTGAAATCCGCAGACAAAAAAGGCTGCCTCGCTTCACAGCGAAACAGCCTCAATAAACAAATAACTAATTAACCTAAAAACTAACAACTAATAATCAACAAAACCTTCTTCTATTTATTCTTCATAAACTGATTAGCCTTATTCAGGCTATCATACAGCTCGCCACGACCAAACATATTAATCTTGGCGTTGATAGGCTCATTCAGGCGCTGAATGAGCGCATTCACGGCTTGCAGGAGCGCCGCATTGCTTGCAATGCCTGCGGTAACCAGGTCGCCTGCCGCTGACGCGCCAGACGAAAGATTACCATTGCCTGCTTTCGTGCCTGCTGCAAGAACATCACCCACATTGCCATTATCAAATGCCCTTCTTGCTGAGTTTCTTCCTGAATAGTTGCGGTCGTAGTTCACGAGCGCTTTCAGCAAGCCAGGGTTATTCATCATCATGGCGTGGGTGGTTTCCCTACCAATCACGATTTCTGGTCCTCTCTCGGCTACGAGAGACGGCTGACCGTTCACGGTGGTGGCGGTTGGAGACGTGAGCATCTTCACACCCTGCATCTGCTTGCCATCATCTTCCTTCGCCCAATACACTTCGCCATTATCAGCCACAAATGGCTTCAAATCCTGCACGTTACCGCTATCGTAGGTAAGCATGCCTGTTACAAGCTTGGTGTTGGTGGTATTGGTATTACTCTTCTTCTTGCCGCCGCTGAATGCAGAATTGAGTGCCCACTGGAGCAAGCCCATCAGGGTAGCCATTACACCTGCGGCTGCAATAGGACCCGCGATAGGACCCAGGAAATCAAAACACTTACCGATGGCACCAGCGATAGAGAAGGTCATTCCTGCTTGCATGCGGTCCGCATCCGATTGAATGATGGCCTCGTTATTTTCCTGCGTTTTATTAAGGTTCTCAGTGAGCGCAGTTTGGGTCATAGCCATACCCGCATTCAAAGCCACCTTTGTGCCCTCAGTCTGCTCCTTGTTTCCGGCATCAGTTACGTTAGTGATGTTCTTCACGCCCTGGGTAGTTACCTTCTCACGATCCTTATTGCCCTTCTTTACCTCTTTGCTCAGTTCCTTCTGGTGCTTCTTTTCCTTCTTCAGTTGCTCGGCTTTCTCCTTGTCTTCCTTAGATTTGCCGCCGCCAGTCTTGAACTCGGTATTCATCACACCACCGATGAAAGAACCACCGATACCTGCTGCGACATCGGACCAGGAACCGCCACCTGCGATAGCATCGGCTGCTGCCGCACCCGTTTGCGTTGCGGCATCCTGATAGAACGCATTGGCGTTGTCTCGGTTGCGATGTGCCCACGCATGAGGAGCACCGTTTTGCTGCTCTGGTGTACCCTGCTGCTTGGTATCGGTAGGCGCATAAGGCACGACGGGAGTGTTATCAGGCGCAATAGGAGATTTGCCAGGCATGATAGGCGAGCCATCAGGATTCCAACCGATAGGCTGCTGCCGTGAACTCATATTCTCGAAACTAGACTGCGGTTGCGGAGTAAGGTAAGCTGCACCCTCATCTACCAGTCGCACATACATCGGGTTAGCCTTCGTGCCGAGATGAGAGAAATCTTCCTTCACGGCATTGGCATTAGCGTTGGCTCTCGCTTTATCAATATCAGGCTGCGCTCTTTTCTTAGCTCGCTTGGCTCCTGCATCGTTGATAGCCTTCCACATCTGTGTATTCACGTCGTTGAGTGCCATATTAGCCCATGACTCAAGCATAGACTTCAGGGCGTTCTTAATGGCTTCCTGCGCGCTGCTTACATCGTTACGCATTTCGGCAAATGCCTTGCCTACTTCCGAACCGAAGGTTTCGATAGGCTGCACGAGCTGCTGCATCTGCGAGAGGCGGTTCTTCATCGCCGTTGCCATTTGGTTGACATAGGCAAGTTCTGCCTCCTGACGAGCCTTGTCTGCTTCATCGAGGAGCTGCTTGTTGCGTGAGTTTTTGAAAACGAAAGCATAATAATCTTCTGCCATCTGCATCTTCATCTTCATCAGCTCCACCTCTGGGTCGGCGGTGAGGTCGCCGAGACCGAGGTTAGACCACATATTAGTTCGCTTACCGAAGAGCGCACTTTCCTGCTGCATCTTGCGAAGGGCTTCCTGGTTGGCAAGATTGCGCTGATTGGTTTTCCACAAGAAATCAGTAATCTTCTTTGCTTCATCGTAATGTTTCTTTTCTGCAGCAGTATATTCATCAGAATACTGGATGAGTTTCTGATAGAACAGCTTTACGTCCTCCTCCGTATCATCCAAAAGCGCAAGAAAGACGGAAGGTGTATTTTCGTAATTCTCGCCAAAGAGGAATTTCAGTAAGTTATCTTTCTTTCCTTCAGTAGCAAAAAGATCAGCCATCTGCGTTCTTGCCTTTTCAAGAACCTTGATAACATCATTTTTGTCCTTCTGAAGAGAATCGAGGGATACATCTGCAAAGCGAGAGCTTATCAGACCGAGGAAAGAATTTTCCTGCACCACTTTGGTGTAATCATGCTCCAGCAGTTCTTTACGGCGCTGCTCCATGCGTTCCTGTATGATATTGGCGTTACTGTTTTCGCCCTTTGACGCATCGAGCCATTGACGGTCGAGGTATGCCCTATCCCGCTCATCGGATTTATAGCCAACGATCTTGCCCTTCTTGATTTTAGGCAGTTGCTTTAAAAGGTCAGCACGGAGTTTTGACACATCGTAAGCATTAATCTGTTCCAGCAAGGTACGAGACTGAGACTGGCCAAACTCATCATCCTTCTCCTTGCGGTCTTTATCCATTGTCTTTTTGAAATCATCCCAGGTTTTCTTACCGAGAACAATAGATTGCTTTGCCGCAGCGAGAGCCGATTTCAGCTTTATATCCAAGTCATAAACAACCTGCTTCTGTATCTCCTTTTCTACATTATCCTTTGTCATTTCCTCTACCATTGCCGTCTTCTGGCGTTCGTAGAAGTTCTTGATTTTGGTTATGAACTCGGATATATTGTTGCGGGCATCGTCTTCAGGAGTTGTAGCAGAGCCTTTACCGCCCTTCCCAGTTTCATCAATATGTTGTGGGGTTCCCGTCTCTTTACCAGTTGCCACATCCAATTCCGCGCCGAATCTATCTCTTAATGCGTTTTCCTGCGCAATAACATCGTCCAATCGGCGTTGAGCCTTATCACGAGCACTCTTTGCCGCAGCCCTCTGACCTGCTTGGCCGATAGCGCCCTGAACCTGAGAAGGCATCATGGCACCGCCGGAAGTCTGAATATAGGAGCCGTTAGGTGTCTGTACCTTCGAGTTAGCGTAAGCATCTTCTTTTTTCTGCAAATCAAGAATTGCATCCACCTTCTGACGACCCAACTCTGCCAGCTTAGAACGGGCACCTTCAAGTTCGTAATACTTCTGCAAGCGGGTAAAGTTTGCATCCCATGCCTGAGTATTTTCCTTGACAGCACCGGTTTCAGCATTAATCTTTGCATTGAGTCCAGGAATAGCACTATTCAACTGATTCATCGCATCGATTCGCAACTTCATAGAAGCAGAAGTATCTTTCATTACATTATGAAGACGATTCAGTTGCTCCTGCTCTTCCATTGCCCTACGCTTACCTTCCTCCTGTACTTCGTTCAGTACACGCTGACCGGCTGAAGCCTGATTCAGAGAAGACGTATATTCAGCCAACTTTACGACAAGAATACCTAACAAGCCGATTATGCCACCGAAGACACCAGCCTGTTTTACTAATGACAGTTTATTGAAAGTTGAAACCATCTTAGCCCAAACCACGCTCAGTGAGGCCGAAGCAGAACTCAACTTCTGAGCATAATCAAGTACGTATGCAAACGCACCCGCCAAACCTGCCATACTGAGCATAGATATGAGCGTAGGAAGGATATTCAGCAGCATTTTGACAGAAGCAAAGATAAGTCCGATGGCTAATTTTACCTCTGTCATAAAACCGAGGCTGCTAGTCAACTCCTTAGTTAACTCAAACCACGCCTTGGCTATATCGTGAACGGGACCTGCCGCTGCGCTAGACGAAACAAACTGTTTCTCCCAAAGGTTATTGGCACGCTCCATATAAGCCATAGCGGTTTCCTGCTGCATATTATACTCTACCGTTACAGCCGTACCGTCATTAAAAGCTTTGTTGGATTCCTCAACAGCTTTTGTAAGCATACCATTCTTGGCAGCCATCGTAACCATCGTCTTCACGAGTCGGGCACCGTCAGAGCCTAAGTCTTTAAACAATCCATCAAGAGCAAAAACGTTTTTGGTTTCGCCCATTCTTCTAAAGATAGTAAGAATAGCGTCCATACCTCTTCCGCTCTCGATCATCTTCTTCAAACTTCCAGTAGCAATACCCAGGGATTTTTCAATAGGGCTTGTGCCTTTTCGTAACTCAGTTACCAGTTTACCGAAAGCAGTAGCAGCAACTTCTGGCTCCAATGCCATACTATCTACCGCAGAACCAAGGGCGAGAATATCAGGCGTGGTAAGGGCAGCCTGTTCGCCAAGGGCAAGCATACGATTAGAGAAATCAACAATTTTGCCACTAGTAGCGGTAGATGTAGATGCCAGACGGAAGATTGCAGAACCGGTCTTCAGCATGGCTTTTTCTACACCATACTTGCCAACCAATCCCATTACCTCAGTAATCTTTGCCAAAGCCGTGAGCGCTTCCTCGCCCAAATCTTCTTTAAGCGCCACATTTACCTGGTCGGCGGCACGGACGAAGCCAGCGAGTGCCATAGTGCCACCCTGTGTTTGAATACCTAACTTGGCACCAGCATAAGCGATTCGGTTTAACTCTTCAAGACTGGTACGGGTATCAATTTTTGCCAACTCACGAGAAAGATTTGCTATTTCATCCGTAGTAGAAAGCGCAACCTTACGAATATCCGTCAACTGATCCATAAACTTCATGTTCAGACGGAATAAATCAACAAAGTAAGTCTTTGCCTGGTTAAATACCGCAAACAGACCTACGTATGCGGTTAAGTTCTTTAACGCCGTATTCCACGCACCACTCTGCTTATTGGCTGCACCCGTTGCGTCATCAATAACCTTTTTGAGGTTCTTCAGCTCCTTCTGTCTGTTTGCAAATGTCTCGCTCTTGGTGTTGACAAAGTTCAGTTCCTCCTCAAGTTGCTTATAAGCCTGTCTCAGCTCATTGATATTTGCCTTGCCAGTCTTACTGCGGGCAACAATATCATTGAGCTGCGCTTGCGAGAGGCGGGTACCTTTCAGAGTCTGCTCCAACTGGGCGTATTGTCTCCGCAAATCAGATACAGCCTTACTTCCAGCAGGGAGTTGCTGTATTTTCTGCTGAATAGCGTCCATGGTGCGCTTAATGTCCTCGCCTGAAGCCTTACCAGGGTTAGATAATACCTGACGCATTTTCTGCCAACTGATGGCTGCTTTCTGAGCCTTGCCCGATACGGCATCCAGGCGTTCCTCAATCTGAGCAAGGGCATCGTTAAAAGATTTAATCAGAGCGGTATCAGATGTATCTACATTATCCCTCGCCTGAGTAAGTGATGTTCTAGCACGGCGAAGTTCGGAGGCGGTAGCGTTTTTATTACCGACGGCTAGCATAGCTTCACTGGCACTCATCTTGCCGTTACGTCTATCCTCTTCAGCCTCCAGTTGCTTTAAAATATCGAGGTTAAACTGATAGCCGGAGGATGTTTTCTTTAAAGAAGAAACAAGCTCTCTCTGCTGAGTAAGAGCCTTACTGAGCCATTGGTCGGATTGCTCACCAACATTTTTTAAATTTTCCTTAACCTTCACATACTTTCCTTCGAGCAGACGTATCTGGTCGCCTACTGTCTTCATCATAGCGCGGATGGAATTAGCCTGCTCCAGTTCTGCCTCTGACAAGCCTTCAAGCTGACGTTTGCCGTCGCCCAATGCACGGCGCAGATTGCGGAGTGAAGTATTACTAAGTTGGTCCACTACACTCTGCAAACGTTCATTGGCAGCTATATCTTTAATCTGTGCAGAAGCCAGCAAATCATACTGCTTCTTCAAATCCTTGATGGTGGCATCGAGGGCTTTATATGGGTCGGTATTTGGCTTCAGGTTTTTCAGCTTCGCCTGAGCCACATCTATCTGGTCGGATATACCCGCTGCTGCCTCCTGCAACTGCTTCAGTACCTGGAGCGGCTGCTGACCGTTGAGCGTGATGATAGCCTCTGTTTTATTCTTTGCCATTGCTTTTTATTTTTTAATGTTTATTTTTTGAGGATATGAGAATGGAATCGCCAGGAACGGGGGCGAGATGGGTTACTCGTCTTTGCCTTCCAGGGCGTTCATTATCTGCAACAAGCCTTGGTAGCCATAGTAATCGGCAAGATGATTTTCGTATCTTGTTTTCAGTCTGCGGACGGTTCGCATGATGGCAGGGCGGTGAGATTTACCTGCCCTTCTATCCCACTTGCCGATGTAGCGGGTTTTAAACTTGGCTTTCTTTGAGCGGTCCACCTTATCGGCAGTGATATGGGCTGCAGGGTCACGAGGATCACCCGTCAAACCTACACCAATATCCACATATCGGAGATAATCGTTATAACGGATTCCTACCATCAGATTACCCGTCTTTTCATCAGCCTGATATACCGTACCCTCAAAGGATTTCTTACCTTCACCCGTAGAATACCACATGCCGTGTTCCTCGCGGTATTTGTTCACCTTCTCATAGCCGCGATATACTTCTACCGGATAAATCTTCTGGGTATTGAAGTTGACTTCTATATCAAGAAGGGCTTGTTTCAGATATACACCTGCCACCTCTTTCAGGGGTGCAAAAGGCGACTTAATAGGTTGGGTTCTGATAGGCATGACTTATCCCTCCTTTCCGTCTTCTGTCGATGCAGGAATGATATATTTCTGCTCCTTTTCACATTGGAAATTATAGAGCGGACGGATAGTCTGCCAATAACAATCAGCAAGGAGCCAGCTCGGACCACGGAAAAGAGGATTTACACCATAGGCAAAACTCTCTATATCAATGGATGATAACTCTATGCCCAACTTAGGCTCTTCCGTCTTGAAGTTTCTGCCCGTGATAGGACAGATACCTGTGCGGCGAAGCTGAGTGAGATAAGACGCAAGGTCTTCGCAATACTCCATCAGATCATCCGATGCAGCCTGCAATTTGCCGCCATCATATCTGCCCAACGTAGCAGAGGAGTCTTTCAGTCTGGTAAGGAAACAAACCTGATAAGTAATCAGGGCTTGCTTATCCGATTTCAACTCTCCGGAGTTAACTACACGATAGAGCATACAGGGAGAGTGGATGATATTGGCGTTACGGGAAAAGATATTTTCCTCATCAATATCACGAATACGAAAGAAACTCTGATCCTCCAGCTTCTTGCTTGTCGGGTCGTGAGACAAGGGCTTATATATCGTAGCCCAGTGTTCCAAAACATTTGATATTGTCATAATTCAAAGAGATTTTAACACATTATTAACTGATAACGTACAGAAATTAAGAGATATTGGCACATTACATGCCCATTACCGGGTCTGCAGGTTTCTGCGGAATCCAGTCGTCATTATCATCTTCTTTCTTCTTATCCTCTTTCAGAGTAGTCTCTACTTCATCTTTCTTCTCAGCTGATGGAGTTTCCTCCTCTTCTTCCTTCATCAAGTCTTTCAGCTTCACATTGAAGTGCCTTTCGGTTTTATCGGCCACAATCTTCTGCATCACTCTTGCCCAGGGTGCCCCATTGCAGGTGCTCTCGTTTTCGAGGATGCTCACGAGCTGCACACCACAATAAATGGCGGCAAGATAGTTGGCGAGATGGAGAGGGTTTTGGAAATCGAGTATGACGGTATCCACCATCGTGGCCAAGAATATCGCAAGGATGAGGACGGAGAAATCTTTCACCATCTTTGCCATTTTCTTAGATTTCAGTTTCCCATCGATTCTGCATCGAGGGTCTTTCTTGATAGCCTCACGATAGCGGGAATAGATGCGGCAGTTGCAGCGCCACGCCGTGTAGCAGTCGCAGACAAGGGCGAAGAAGCATACGGCAATGTAGTTAAGAGATGGTTCCAGTGTGCACCACACTAAGCCGATAATGGCTGCAAGAAACCTTGTAAGAGTTGGAATTAAACTTTGCATTTCTTTTTTCTTTTTATTGTTATCCTATGTTGTCTTAATACTATTGCAAAGGTATCGGTTTTTAATTGAGAGATGGGGACAAAAGGATTTTCTTGTCCCAACCATCTAGGGGCAATTTCGTAATTTTGCAATCAGATGTGCGGATGGTATATAGCCTTCCGGGGTTCGGGGTTTTGAACACGAATGACACGAATGACACGGATTTCGTTTTTCGATGCTCCACAAATTATACATTTTATACATTAAACATTAATAAGGAATGAGCCAATTAACACAGAACACCCTGCAGAGGATAGACAAATGGCTATCAAATGGTCTCAGCATGGAGACGATGTTCCCCAAACTGGAACAGCGATACCGCATGCAGATTTGTGCTGAGTTCTACAAGCGATGGGTTCAGAACAACGACATAGACCCGCGTACCACCTGCCGCAATATCGCACGACGCGATTATACGCTCTTCGTGAACCAGGCAGGACAGGGCAACAAAGAGGCGCAGGAAATGGTGATGGCGCTGCATATTGATATTGACGATGAAGGAAATATCAAACCTCGAACGGTTACGGAACTGAATAATGATGTGGCGGTATGCAACCATATAATCCGCTTCTTTCAGACCGACGAAAGTCCTCGACACAAAGCGATGTATCTGAGCAGCGCTGAATGGCTCATCCGCACGGGTAAGCAGCAGAACAACGACCGCGCGGTGGATAAGGGTATGCAAGCCCTGGCTAACGTATATGGTAACTTCGTGGAGGATAAAGATGCTACGGATGAGATGCCGGATATGAGCCGCATTGCCATTACCCAGGATGTAAGCATCGTGAAACACGACCGCATCAACTATACCGATGAGTATAAGCGCAAGATGGCTCGCAAGTACGGTCTTACGGTGAAGGATATGCAGCAGATAGCCGATGAGGAGAGTCTGAATGCTACTCCGGAAAAAGCTCCTGATTACTTCGACTACATGGAAGAGGTGATGGAAGAGAAGGAGGCTGACAAACAAGCTAAAGAAATGAAGGAGGGACCAGCCGATGAGTAAGCGATACGGAAATCATCATCCCAACAAGATACCTCCCTTCCGTCCTGATCCGGAACACTGGACGAGAAAAAGCAGCCACGGCTGGAAAGCCAAGGTTGCCTACGAGAGTGAGGATGAAGCCTGCGAGTTTCTGAAGCTGCACCCTAAAATCATGGCTGCCGGATATACGGCTTATCAGTGCAAGGTTTGCTCGAAATGGCATGTGGGAAAGTTAAGAGTTAATAATTTATAGTTAATAGGCTTTATGGCAAAAGACAAAATACTTGAAATCGTTTCACTTCAATGCCCTACTTGTGGTGGGGGTATTGTTTGGTGCGGAGAGAACGACGTACCAGATGGTCGAGTAGAAAATACATATCGCTGTGACCGATGCGGTACCACATTCACTAGCTTGGAACCAACCGAAGAAGATAAGTTTAACGATTATGCCGATTATTGGAACGGAAATGGTGACGACCTACTGGAATGCAATAGGATATACAATGAGGATTGCTTGAAGGGGATCAAGAAGATTGGCAAGGATTCAATCTCGCTGATAATAACCGACCCGCCATACGCAATTTCTCGGGATTCTAACTATGCTAAGTCTAAGCCAACAGGAAAAGACACCGACAGATTTCGTATATCCATTGATTTTGGGGAATGGGACCAACCTGACGCTTTTGATATAAAAAAGATGATTAAGGAATCATATCGATGTCTAAAGGATGGCGGATATATCGTCTGCTTTTACGATTTGTGGAAAATCAATATCGTAAAAGAAGCGATGGAGGAAGCGGGCTTTAATCAGCTACGATTGATAGAGTGGCAGAAGACAAACCCCGTTCCTATTAATAGTAAGATTAACTATCTCACGAACGCCAAGGAATTTGCCGTTTGTGCCGTAAAAGGTTCGTCTCCTATATTCAAAAGCGAGTACGATAATGGCGTATATTCTTACCCTATCTGCCATGAAAAGGATAGATTTCACCCTACCCAAAAGCCAGTAGATTTGATTCGGAAAATCATAACCAAGCATTCTAATGAAGGTGATTTGGTTCTCGATAACTGCATGGGCAGCGGCACTACTGCCATCGCCTGCATCAGAGAAAAGAGGAATTTTATCGGCTTTGAGGTGAACAAAGAATATTACGACAAGGCTTGCAAGCGTATCAAATTAGAGTTGGCGCAGCCGAGCCTATTTTAAATCTGAGAAATTATGGCAAAGATTATTTATTTCGGAACCAATGGATGTTCCGGTCACTACCCTATCGGTATTGACATGACCCTGACAGGAGAAGAATACAATAAATGGTGCGAGTGTGATAATAAAGTCTGGATAGAAAACATCCGAAAAAGCCCAGGTCGCCACCTGGTTCAACATCACGGAGAAACCTACACCAACTACGGTGTGCCTTTCTCTGTAGATGAAGACAGGGACGGAGACCATACCGAACTCTTCTGGGAAGGCTGTCATACGGAGGAGGAAATCGTAAACCTTATCAAAAACGATAAGTTTCTTGCAAGACAGTTTAGGATGGAGTACTGCAAAGGATAGGTGCTATGATCCGCAGGAACGCCTAACGGACGCAAGGACGCGGCTAAATCAACATACATTCAGGATAACAAAATTTTAAAATATGCAACAACCACATTTGATATACCTAACCAAATTCCAGCAGCAATCTCTGTATATGGCTGCGAAGGATGAAAGGGTGATTGCCGCAAGACGTGTGGGTAAAACCGATGGTCTTGTGGCTCCTTACGTCTGGATGGCTTCTAACTCCATGCCCGGTATGCTGGGAGCCTGGGTAGCCGTATCACGACAGCAGGGATTCGGCAAAACTATTCCTGGTACCATGGCTGCCATGGAACGAATGTTCGGCTTTACGCAGGGCATTCATTTCGGTTGGGGACGACCACCGAAGCACGCTCGTGAGGCTATCTTTAAGCCGAAAAGCTATGACAATATCATTTGGTTTGCCAATGGTGCCCAGTGGGTGCTCATCTCCCTCTCGCAGACCGCAAGTGCCAACAGCTACACTTTTTCAGCGATGGTAGGTGACGAGGCAAGATTCTTCCCTTATAAGAAAGTAACCGATGAGTTGATGCCGGCGTTATCAGGCCAGACTCACCCTTTGGGTAACCTCAACTTTACTGATTACAACCCGCTCTATAAATCGACAAGATTCCTATCTGATGCTTCGCTTACTACCAAGGGCAGTTGGCTGGAGCGTGAGGAGGAGAAACTTGACCTTACGATAGAATCAGGTAAATTTCAAGGCAAGACTTACAGATGGGTGCAGGAGCAGTTGGAAGACTATGCAAACAAGATTATCCGTTACAACGACCTTATCTATAATGCCAAAAAGACCGGGCATATCCCTCATGCCGTGCCACCTGATTTAAGATTGATGATACGTGCCATCGCCCTCAAGATGATTAAGCACGAGGGGCAGTTTAAGATTCTGCCTAACCATGGCAACCAGCTCACCAAGAACATGGTGGATATGGCGGTAAACTATAAGCTGGTGGATGCAGCGGATGCAGAACTCATCTATGATTATGAATATCTGTTTACGGAAGAAGAATGGTGGGAAATGCAGATGTTTGACAAGGCGGATAAGTTTCGAGACGACTATCTGAGAGAGCTTCGCCGTTCTGCATTCCTCGTTAGGCGTGCTTCTACCCTCGACAATGTAGATTTGCTTACGGAAGACTATATCCGCACGATGAAGCGAGATTTGCCTAACTATACCTTCATGGTTTCCATCCTGAACGTGAAAATCAAAAAATCTAATGATGGTTTCTATTCTAACCTGGATATAGATCATGTTCACGGTTACACCTGCGATGAGATAGACCCCCTTTCGCAAGCCAACTGGAGCACTCAGAAGACTACGGGCATCATCGGTGGCAAGAAGATTACATCAGAAAGCTATCAGCCGGACTTTAAGGAACTGTCCGAGAGAAACGACTGCCGTATGGATGCCGACTGCGTGAACGACCTCCCTCTCTATCTCGCATTTGACTATAACGCCAACATCAATACGTTGGTGGTAGGTCAGGTATATCAACGTGACGGAGTGGAGGCAGTGAATGTAATCAAGAGCTTCTATGTAAAGAACGAGCGCAAGCTGAGGGAGTTGGTAGATGATTTCTCACATTATTATGCTCCGAAGAGGGCCGTGAACCGTGATGTGGTTTACTACTACGATGCCACCGCAAAGCAGGGTGCATCGTATGCTTTGACCGATGAGAAATTCTACCAGGCAGTCATAAAAGAGTTGGAGCGCAATGGCTGGAACGTGACGGCGATAGATATGGGTGTGCCGGAAAAGCATGAGGTGAAGCATCGCATCATCAATAATGGTCTTGCCGGCATAGAATATCCTGCTATTCGTATCAATCAGCCTAACAATCCCGACCTGATTATAGCCTTGCAGCTCTGTGAAGTAAGCATCGGCTATCAGGGATTCAGAAAGGATAAGAGTCAGGAGAAGAAACCGGAAACGGAAGACAACCTGCCGTTGCAGCAGCGTACTGACTTCACCGATGCCTTCGACTCGCTATATATGGGATGCAAATTCTGGCGAGGAAATATCGGCTGGTTCGTGCTTCCGGACGGAAGGAACGTTTAAAGATAAAAGGGCGGATGTCATCACGACACCCGCCCTTCTGCGTTTTTGGAAATTAATACATTATCTATATATATAAGAAATATCTAAAAAGTAAATGGGAAAAGGCTCCCCTGCTTCGCAGCGAAGAAGCCCTTATAATCATAATGAATAATCTAAAACGCTGCAACTCCTTGCAGTTAAGTAATCATATAACCTAATAACTCATTAAATATTTAGAACGAAATAGTTTCTTTATTCATTTCTATTTACAAAGGTAATACTTTTCCTTGTAATGGGTTGGACAAAGTAGTGCTGAATGCTTTTCAATGTTCAACATTCAACATTGCAACTAGAGTTTCTTTACCAGCAACAGCAGATCGTTTTCACTCAATCCCTTTACATGATAGCCAAGACGTTTATACCATGCGAGAACGAAAACCTCGGTGTCTTTATCGTTCCACTCCAGCTGTACCGATTTGCAGCCCAGTTCCTTAGCTTCCCGCTCTGCGGTCTCTATCAGGAGGCGAGCCGTTCCCTGTTTGCGGTACTTCTCATCTACCCATAGGTTATAGATAGCGCAATCGGCATACTGGTAATACTCGTCCTTGTAGGGTCCAGGCTTCGGTACCTCCACCTGTACGGTGCCGTGATTGATTTCATCTACGACAATGATTTTCTGGGAAGATTCCCAATCTTGAATCTGTATCATCATATCTTCTTTTTCTATAAATTCTTAAAGTTACTTGCTAATCAAATAAATTCTGCAGGCAAATCTTTTCTTGATTCTATCTTCAAGCCATGACTATTCATAAGCTGCAGACAAACGGACTCTATGAGATTTTGCCAGTCGATATTGTTCTCCTCCTCTTCGGTCAATGGAATAGGCAAGGAAAACTTAATCTCCATAAACAGGTCTTGTGTTCGCTCCATTCTATTACTTGGATAGAAATAAGCCTTATAATCGAAATACCCAAATACGAGACCTTCTTGGAAATCTTCAGAACCATAACAAGGTTTTCTGACACGCGTCCATCTTAGCATTGGAAAGTGAGAGGACTCTACTGCCAAGAGAGCATGGAAACGCTCCAAAGCTATTGCTTTTGCCTTATCACGGTTGAGAGCTTTCAGGTAAAAGGAGAAATAACCGTTTACGCCATCTCTAAGCGTAAACCTTACTGCGTCGAAATACTTATCTGACAGACACAGATCATGAACGGAAACTCCCATTACTTTTGAAGATTTATATATACTAATATTAATTTCATACCAGCATTCCTCTCGAAGCTGCTCCTCGTCATCAATATTATATGTTTCAATAGTTCTATCCTCGGCTTTAGTAACGAACGAATCTGCCTTCTCTTTATCAGAAAATACTCCATCGACGCGGTAGTCGCTATACTCGCCCGATGTTACCACATAAGCGGTTTTAGGCTTATCAAGAGACGCTCTAAAGAGAGCACTGAGTTGAGTTTCTGAGACCCGATCTAAGTTAACGATATATTCTACGTGATATAATTCGGGATAGTTTGCAGCGAAATCTCTGCGCAGTAACGGCGCACCACCGTATGCCGGAGTACCGCTCGGACCGAAATCGAAACGGTCAAACACCTTTGGACCCGATTCATACATTACGAACAATTCAGGCCTCTCTCGATCGCCTTTCACGTCCTCGATACACTCGCCCTTCGCCCAATCTATCGCATGGTAGAAATCCTCGTCAAGATACATATATCCATAATAGTCTTCTCGAAATTCCTCCTTGCCTTCTTCAGACAAGGTTTGCGCCTTGACATCGTAGAATCGGTCTTCATCCAGATAGTTAAACATATCTGCAAAATCTTTCACGATGAAGAGAGAAGCATCATCGCAGCAAACGATAAACGGCTTACTGAAGTCAATATCAAAATCCTCATCGGTAATAGGATGCCAAAGGGATTTTTTCTTTTCTTCTTTTGTGTATAAACTCATAAATTTTATATCTATTTAAAATCATTAAAATGCGTCTTTAGTATCACAATCTTTTCTAAGATTGTCATAAAAATCCTTTGGACACATGCAGTCCCAGAAGTTATCTGTTGGCTCATTGTATCTGTTGCCAAAGAAATCACAGGCGCAGTTTACGCTTGTCTGGTTGAAAGCGATCGCCTCTATGTCATTTATGCTGTGAACCTTAATAAAGGCACTCAACTTTTCGTATTGTTGTGGATATATACCTCCACACTCGTCAGCGACAACCTTTAAGCATTCAAGATAAACTGGTATATCTTCGCCTAGAACCTTTGCAAAATCAAAGGTAGATCTGAATACCATCATTTCCTCATAAGTTAAGCGGAAATCTTTCTGTAAATCCTCGATCTCCTTTTTGGATGAAGCACAGATCCAGCGGCTTACATATTCACCTTTTGTCTGTTTTTCCTTCACCCAGTCCAGCTCCAGCGGTTTTCCATCAGCTCCTACCGGTACGTAAGATGGAAGGTATTTCTTTTCCAAATACATCCAAAGATGAGGCATCCCACCACAAGCGTTGGGAACCTCTATAGCAAGTTCCCAGCACTTTTTTCTCTTCATTTTAACGTATATCTCAAACATAATCTATTGCTTTAGAAAGCTTAGTTAATGATTAAATGAATCTTATATTCGCTGTCCTTGATAATCTCTATCGGGCGGAAATGCTTATCCAGGTATTTCTCGGGAACTTCATTCATCGGCCCATCAAACAATGTCTGAAGGTTGCGGGTATCGGGCTGGATAACATCAATGCTTACCTGGCAGAACTCGTCGATGATAGTGCCAACAAGGTCGCCTATCTTCAATGGCGAAGGGTGTAGCTTCTTCCCCTCTTCGTCGCTGAAACAAGGAACGAATGGCTTCTTCTTCTCACAAATCACGTAAGGAGTCACGATACTCTGATGCTTGGAAGCGTCCTCTGTAAAACCATTGTAATGAATGGTGACAGCGTTAAAGTTTCCAAGAAGGTTGATAGGGCAAGCCTGGATAATCTCAGCGAGAGTCGGTTTGAATAAAGCCGATGAGCCGAAAGTATGAACTGCCTCAAAACTAGGCAGCACGCTTTTCACTTCCTTGGGGTGTTCCTCATTATAGATAGGCTCATCCCAGATACAGGATTTACCGAGCACATCCTTAACCTTCGGATATTCCATAAGCAAAAACTTCTTTGCCTCCGAGTTAGAACGAAAGCAGATAATACTGATGTCTTCAGCTATCTTTTCTATCTGTTCCTTTGTAAATTCAATCTTTTCCATAATCTATAAATCTTTTAATCATTAAAATGCGTCTTTAATATCACATCCGGCTACTGCCTTGTATTCTGCCTTGAGGAAAGCAATCTCATCCTTCAGGCGCTTGATTTCTGCGGTAGGCTGATTACGCTCTACACACTTTTTCCAGTTGCGGTAGGCATAATAAAACTTATCGCATAGCTTCAGTTCCTCATCGGTGTACTTTTGCAGATGCAGACAGTGTGCCTGTTTTATCTCATTCAGTTTACCATCCGCTTTAAGTACAATCAACCCGGCATAATCAGGAAGGAGAGGATATACTTTCGCACTAAGGTACCAAGGTACGCAATAATAAAAGAAATTCGGGCGACGACGTTTCTCATCTCCATTCTTCAGCAATTCATGCTTCTGCCGCTTATGGGTGAAATCGTTCTTGAAATCAGCAAGGGATATTTTGCATTCCACCTCATACCAATATCCGCTTCGGGTCTTGATGAGCATATCACTCTCCCAGCCGAACACATAAAAGTTTTCTACGATGAACTTAGGGTTCGATTTCCAGCCGCGCAAATGCTGCTGAAGAAGCTGCTCTGTTACCTGCTCCTTGGTAAGGAGCGATGTTTGTTTACGCTTTGGTTCCATTGAGCTTTTGCATTTTGCCATTACTAAACTCATAGCCTATTTCCCGCAGTTTAGATTCTAACATCTGAACTTGCGCCAGAGAAGGGTGATAGATGGAAACACTATCAAAGTTATTCGTCACGAGGTTAGGACAAATATTGTTAGCGAAGCCAGAAGACCGCTCGCTGCAACAAAAATCCACATCAGGATCGCCTACATAAAGCGTAGAGCAAACGCCATCGCTATTCCAAGAGAAATGCAGCGTGATAATCTTTCTTCCCCGCCACTCATTATATTTTACGCAAATAAAGCCCTTAATCGTACCGGCATCAATATCGCTTCTCAAAAGATAGATTCTATCCTCCTGTAAATCTTCGGGAGAGATAGGCGTGGTACCGATATTCTTGCCATATTCACGAGGCTTGATACGGTACTTGCAGTTCTCGGTATCAATATCGCAATTCTCCGGGTCGAAGTCTCGCCAATCAGGTTCCTCCAATAGGCGAAACTCCACCGGCTTCCCCTCCTTGATGGCTTGCAGCACCTGCAGCAAGCCATCAACGTCAAACAAATAATTCTTCTTCATAACTATTTTTTATTACTTCTTTCATGTCGCCATGAGATAGTCAACTTACACTCACCATCTACCCCACACCAGGTTTCATAACCGAGTTCATCAAGATATAACCTTACGTTACTTCTGTCTTCATCACTATCGAACGTTACAGTATCTTCATACTTTAAATCATCACAAGCACGACGGATGATTGCATCTACTAATTCGAGCTGGTCTTCATATATCTCCTTGATGGCGTTAAGGGTTTTTCTTCTTGCCTCTTCTGCTGTTGTCATAATCTAAGCTTTATACCATTACTTATGAATACGGATGAGACTAGGGATATAGCAATCGTAACCTTTATATCCTGGTTCTACATAGCTAACCTCTGGATTTGTATCACGCATAGCGTTTATTTCATCCAGGGAGTAAGAACCCAGGCAGTATTGAGTGAAACCTATGTAAAGAATAGAACCTTCATTGTCATAGCCAGCAAGACGGCCGAGAAAATTTCCCTTCGCCTTACCAGCCGTAATCAGAACTTGACGACCGTGATAGAGATGATAAATCTCTTTAACCGTCAATCCGGAAATATCCTCAAACTCGGAATCGCCAAGCGCAGGCGTATTCTTCTGCTCTGCCATATCCACTTTAGGCTCTACTCTACCTTTTGCAGGATCTACACCCATAGCAAAAAAAATTTTAGAGGCTATTTTTTCTTCTTCACGTTTACATCGATGCCTTAACTTTAAAGCCATAAGCTTTGTCTTTCTCCAGCTATCAGCCCAGGAGAGAAGCCAAAAACCTACGGAGAAACCAGCCAATACCACGATGGTTGCCTCCAGGCAGCAATCGTATATCTCCTGCGACAGAATGCAAGGATGGGAACAGATGTTCTTCAACTTGCCGAGAACATAGATAAGGGCAACGGCTAAAACGGGTACCAAAAATGCCAACAGGTTAACAGCGATAACCTGGGCGTAATACTTCAATTTACTTTTCATAATTTTATTCTTTACTTTTTGTTGCATAAATTTCTCTTATCTCATCAAGTTTTGTAACACACAAATCTCTATAAGCACCTTCAAAAGTTTCAGCCAGCTTATACATACTATCCTTTACCATGAAACGGCAATCAAGACCGCGTGCCAGGGTTTTAACCGCGATAACGAAACCAGTAAACTCGTTCGGATCATATCTGTCCTTCTTGATAGGCGACTGGACACCAATACGTATCTCGTCCGTAATCTGATATGTTTTCTTGATTACTTCCGATGCGGTATGAATACTCGTTATTGGCTCTAAAGACACAAAGTTCTTAACCACGTATTTGTCGTGCAGTTCACGCAAAGCTTCGATACGTTCCTCGGTAGAAGGAGCGCCAGGCTCCAGCTTATCTTTACCGGTAATAGTAAAACCGATGGTGAGGTAGCGAGCTATATCCTTATAATCTGTTGTAAGGTCTCGAAGTGTACTCTTCCACAAACCCGTCTGCATCCAATGCACGTTTTTTGTTAATATCGTGACTGGAATACGATCAAATAGCAAATGTAAAACCACCTGCTGCAGGATAAACATATCTGCCTCTATATCGAATGGGTCGCAGGTGAAAGAGAAAAAGATACCGCCATCCTGACGTATTTTATCTATTCCTATCTTCTCTAGATCCTTCGAGATAAGATCACGGGCAGCAACAAGACTTTCATGGTTTACAACACCTTTCTTAATAGCATCATGTGCAGTCATATTGTTTTTCTTCAGATATTCATTGAGCAACTTATCTCGCTGCTTGATGATAGGTGCTGCCAGTTCCGGCTTATCACCGAAGACATGGCTCAACACCCCTCTGCGGTTATAACAATACGTGCAACCGTTAGAGCAACCATGGTATAGATTGATTGCCCATTTGGCATATTCACCAGCCGCACCCTGCGGCTGATAAATCAATGCTCCCTTTACGGGAGTTTCTTTCGTTTCTATTTCCATACGCTATTCGTCTTTATCTTCTGGTTTTTCAATTAAGAATCCGATACCAGCGTGGATATTACCAAGCTTATACCACTTCTGACTGAGAGTCATCACATAGCTGCTGAAGGCATTCTCCTCAATATCCAACTCGAAGGCTTCGTCAGTATCAGGCTCACCGTGTCTGATATAACCTTTACCTGGGGTATAAATGAGACGATAGTAAACGCCATCTTTACAGAGATACAGACCGCTGTTCTCGCAATCAGAACTCCACCATTTCGGGTTTCTTACATAGCAAAGCATTACATCGCCATCGTAAATAGGAATATATGATTTCTTGTTATTATTCTCGCCTACGTAATCTTTGGCATCAACATTATCTACCTGGCGGGCGGTAGCCGTTAGCGTATAGCCGTTCTTTATCATTTCGGCTATATCAAGATATGCAACCTGCCATTGCAAATTAAACTCCTGCTGAAAACGCTCATCGCCTCTTTTAAAGAATGCAAGGATATTTGGCTTTCTATCCTCGCCAATGGCTGCGGTATCTTTGATGAGAGAGTTGAAGACTTGAATCTTACTAGCTTCCAACGCCATGTTTATCATGGAATAAAGATACCCGTCCTTCTTATCGTTGATACTCCAATACTGACCCGAAGCTATCTTACGTAGATCACCGTACATATCCATCGCTTCACGCTCCTGAATATTATGCAGATGACAGACAAACTTGTATTGGTCGGGATAAACGCATTCCACCATATTACTAAACTTTAGCATATTCTTGATGATGCTTACATAATCATTTGTTTCCATACGCTCTAATCTTTGCTATTAACGAAATCCTCATACTCTCCTATCGTGATTTCCTTGAAATCAGGATTTTTTTTCTCGGCTCGGATGCTGTCATCAAAGTAAACGAAAATGCGGTCTTTATGACGGAGGAGCTGAGTAATAGAGAAACGGCTAGTTTGAGGGACTTCTATATTCAGTTCCTTCATTACCTTGAAATGGTTAGCAACTGATTTATAGGAGAGAAGAACGGAGGCTATTGCCTTGCCTTGCTTATATCGCTTATTAGGCGCAATAGCTACATAGTAACCGTCCTCCAATTTTACACCGTCTATCTTCTTCCACACCTTCTTATCTAGTGTATCGTAACGCTCAGAAAGAACCCATATAGCAGTAATCTCGTACTCTCTTGTGAGAGTTCTGTTAGGCTGATAGCCCTGATATTTTTCAAACTCGAAGCCTACGGCTTCTTCTACTCGTTTCATGTAGGCTTGATGTTCTTTAAATTCAGCATCGAGAATACCTTTAATGTATTCGTACGCCTTTGTTTCTTGTTTTGCTTCGTACAACATACGCTATTTCTTTTTTGTCTTTATAAAAACATGTATCATTTTTAGCAATAATACTCTTGGAATCAACGGAGGAGAAATGAGAGGAACATCATTACAATCATACTCCTCTTCTGATTCATTCTCTACATTCTGTAACATTGTTTTTTCTGCCATAATCTTTTTTTGTTTTTATTTTCGTTATTACTCTTTACTTTTGACCTGCGATGGAATCGCTGGGAACGGGGGCGAGAGGGCAACGTCTATCGGGGCGCTCTAATGTAGTGATCATCAAAGATGTTACCATACACCTCAGCATTTTGTACACTTGATTCAGATGATAACTGCAAAAAGACTACAGTATCATCTAGACAAGGAAGGCACGTGTTACAAAATAAGCGAAGTTTAGTATGATCCTCACATGACAACAAATCGTACTCATATATCTCTACACCGTTTTTATCCTTCATTCCGGTATATTGACAAAGCGTATCAGGATCAACTCTTGTGCTCATATATGACGTAGGTCTGCCGTTCTTATCTACCTTGTAAGGATGACGGATATAAGCATTCTCGTTGTCATAATAGAAACAACCGATAACCCAGGAGCCTTTTGCAGGATGGTATCTGGAATCTTCAATACTTTTTGCCTTAAACTTATAATCTTTTATTTCCATACTCTACTCCTTCTTTTCTAAATCCTCACTCTGTTCAAAGTTCTCATTCCAACAAATGATGGTACCTTTTTCAGGTATTCTACATACGAAACCTGGGCAGCACCAGCATTCAGTGGAATCTGTTCTGACAGGGCAATCGTTTACTTCATCCTTTTCTCCGTGAGGGCACGGGATGTTCTTAGGGTACTCCGTGGCTACGACTTTCACCGCATCATAAATAGAGCGAAGTCTGTAGTTTAAAGCGCTGATCTTTTCATGCAGCTTACTATTCACTTTTTCTAAATCGCTGTTGCGTTTATACTGATGAAAATAGGAATCATCCTTCAATCGTTCGTACTGCTTACGGAAGCGATGGTTGGTGTACTTACGGAAGAACTTAGACTTACTGCCCGATTCTATGATAAGGTCAAAAATAAAGCCTGCAATCTTCTCCTTCACCTGATTCATATTTATCTTCATACGCTACCCTTCTTTATCACTATTTATAAGATCCTCATACTCTCCTATCGTGATTTCCTTGAAATCAGGATTGCACTTCTCGGCTCGGATGCTATCGTCAAAGAAGGCAAAGATACGGTCTTTATGACTGAGGAGCTGAGTAATGGAGAAACTGCTGGATGCAGGCTCTTTTACATTCAATGCCTTTAACAACTTCCAGTGATTTGTTACTGGTTTGTAAGAGGAAAGGATGGCATCCACTCTTTTGCCCCACTTGTAACGCTTGTTAGGCATTACCGCTACGTGGAGAACGTTCTTGATTGTGGTGCTATCTACCTTTCGCCATAGCTTCTTATCCATCGTATCATACTGCTCGGCTGGTACCCAGATTGCGATTATCTCGTGCTCTCGCAACAAGCTGCCGTTCGGCTGATAACCTTTGTACTTCTGAAACTCGAAATCTACGGCTTCGTGTACTCGCTTCATATAAGCTTTGTACTCTTCAAATTCGGCTTCAAGAATACTGTTTATGTATTCATAAGTCTTTGTTCCTTTCTTTGCTTCGTACAACATACGCTATTTCTTTTTTGTCTTTATAAAAACATGTATCATTTGTAGCAATAATACTCTTGGAGTCAACGGAGGAGAAATGAGAGGAACATCATTACTATCATACTCCTCTGCTGACTCCTGAGACTTGCAGGGTAATGAAGACTTAATAGAGCTTTTTTCTTCTTGCTTCATATATCTATCATTTCCGATTAATTACCCGTCATTTTATCGTACTCCTCCTGGGTGATTGCGCCTTTATCCAAAAGGCTCATCAGGTAGAAGCGAGCCACGGTACCAAGGACGATTTTCATTCCCTCATACACCATACCGATAGAATTATCATCGGTGAGGATTTTCAGGTCAGACTCCTTGCCATCCTTCTCGCAAGTTACCTTGACGGTGAACTTGTCGTCCTTCATCTCATAGTAGGAAAGGTTGAGCTGAAAAATCTGCTTGCCGCACTCCTCTTCTTCTGATTCATTCTCTACATTCTGTTGTTTTGTTATTTCTGCCATAATCTTTTTTGTTTTTATTTTTGTTATTACTCTTTATTTTTGGTCTGCGATGGAATCGCAGGGAACGGGAGTGAGAGGGCGATGGTGGTAGTGGTGGCGGAATATTTGATGCCCTTATTGACTCGCGACTGCCTTCAAACATTCCGGAAAGAAACATCATAAAGAATATCGTAAACACCCAAAGAACGGTTACGATTACCTTTTCCTCCATCGATAACTCTAACGTCATTTCTTTCTTCTCCTATTACGCTTATTCTGTAAATACTGCCCGTAGTCTTTTGGGGTAGGAATCATCATAAATGATTTATCCGCCATTGTAAATTCCGGGTGATAATAATAATCTCTAAGACTTTCTTTCATACGCTATTTTTCCTTTTCTTCCTGTTGAACATCTTCTTTTTTATCCTCCACATACTTCTTGCCACAGAAAGGGCAATACTGGGGGAGGATATTTATCTGGTTCCACTTTTCACAGAAGGAACCATCCTTCTTCTGCTTATGGAACAAACCATAAATGTTTACCATCGCAATGCCAGATGGAACACCGATACTTGTATCAAGACAACCACTCTCGTTAGTCTTTGCCTTAACCAATTTCTCTACTCTGCTAATACAATCACATGCCATAATCTTTAACGTTTTTATTATTCTTTATTCTTTATACAAAATGGAACCGCCGGAAATAGAGGTGCGATGTCGATCTTTCTCATTTCATCATCTATAAACATATAGCCCAAACTGCGAAGGTTGTCTAGGACATCCTTTACCTGATCTTGACTAGGAATATAGAAATTATAATCATCATATCGCATTAAACCTATATCTTTATATATAGCATTGGCGCAACGTGAAGACGCAACGCTTTGGTAATTCTTTGCGTGAGGGTCAGAAATATGAACCGTCATTCCTGCTCGCTCAATATAAATACCAAAATGCAATACAATACCACCATCAGAAGGAAGAACCTGCTTTACGCAAACATACGCTCTCAGAAATCTTGTCTCAGCTCTCGGCGTTTCAATAAGGTATATTCTACCTTCTGCCAGCTTATCCGCATCTACACGCTCGGTGTAGGTATCATAAGGATATGACTTAATATAATCTTCTTCTTTCATACGCTTATCTGTTTAAGTGATTACCACAAATACTGCCGCAGGATGTTTCACATTGCTCATCGATGCACCAGCCTTGGCCGTAAGCATCCTCGTTGTCGAACCAAAAGCAGTTGCCACAGCATTTCTCTTCTTTCTTTGCCATACGCTTACTTGAATTTGATGATGAAAACATCCTTGCCTAGCCACTCATCCGGACACATACCCTTCTGCGGTTTGCCGATGGTGATGCTTTCGATTTTCTTTTCTACTACCTGACGGTCTTTTGCGTAACCAGCATAGAATAGGACGTGGGTGAAGGGTTTATATTCCGGCTCGCCTATCACGGTGGTATAGCCGCCGAACTCATCAAACAACACTTCACCGCTTTCGGCTTGCTGATTTACCAGTCGGGAAGCCCAATACTTCTTGATTTCCCGATATTCTTCAGTCTTCTCGCCCGAAACGATTTTCTTAAACCATTTTTTTTCTAGGACGAGGGGCAACACTTTTTTCTCTGTCATAGTCTGTCTTCTTTTAGTAAAATAACGAGCGACGTAATCAGGCGCAGGACGCTGCTGGTATTTCGTATCTCCGGAATAGAAGGACAAACACGCACCATCTTGCGTGAATTTATCACCATAGTACAAGACAACTCCTACTCTGCAACGAAACTCGTCTGCACCTTTCAAATATTCATACATCCCATGATGCAGAGTTCTTGGAATGCGAAAATCCTCATTGTACCATTCATTATTGATTACTACGCCCTCATCGAGAGCCTTACGCAACCGCTCCTGTTCTGCCCAAAAACCGTGGTTCCAATAAACCTGATCTGCCGGCAATTCTTTTAGGTCTCGCCAGAATATATCGTTTGCCAGGTCTTCGAGGGTGTAGGCTTGCTTTAAAAAACTTTCATCTGCCATACGCTAATCAAAAATATTATGCTTTTCCTTTATAATCTATACCTTGCTTTTTGAGATATTCTTTTGCTGCATCAGCGCTGTCAAACTTCATAGGGCGGGTGAAACAGTCATTCAAGTATCTGTATCTCTGCCACCAATGTTTTTTATACATGATGAAGTACTTCACTTCATCCGTAAAGCTCGGTAATCTCTCCACATTAAAGAACCTGGGAAAACGAACTGAAATAATTTTTATCTTCATACTGTTATCTTTTTTAAAATAAATATACTCAGCTATCTGCTCCATCAACACGATAAGGGATATTACAAATACCGCAAGAAGTATAAGCTGTAAATCTAAGCATTGTTCAAGTGCCATAACTATTCCTCCACTTTCATACCAAATGGAGTGCCGTCTGCAAAGGTGTTGTCTTGATAGCTGTTTTTTGATGCCAGCAAGATGGAGCTACCATCGGGATCTGCCAGGCCTACATATTCGTCAGTGACATAAACGATATTAAAACAGCCTTCTTCGCACTTTATCCACCCAAACGGCTGATGTTTTTGCATCTCAGCCCAGCACTCTTTTTTGTCCTTAAAAGAACGGTACTTTACTTCCGGCTTAATGCGGTAAAGGTATGGGCACGATATGAGCATAGAAATATCTATTCCTTCCCCGTCAATATCTATATCCTTCCAAACGGCTCCTTCATTCATTTGAATAGTCTTGCCTTCAACTATTGCCTGAAGAAAAAAACTCGTCCTCCGGATTATTTCTTTGTTTATTGTCATCATATTCTCTTCTTTTTATCCTCTCCCTACTAACCAACGATGGAATCGCTGGTCAGCAGGGGGTTATATTCATAATTGCCAAACTCTTGCGCTGTTTCTAGCCTTTCAAACAACTGCTCTTCTTCAGATTTCTCAGATAAGGAATGAGAGAAGAGATTTCTCATTGCCGCATAAAAGAAGTTATGACGGTTGCGATACAGCGTTGTGTAGCCATCAGCCAATCGAAATGGAAGGTGAGGGGGAGTTACAGGAAACAGCGACTTACCGAATACCGGCAGTACGCAGACTACCAACATCTGAGCATTATAACGTTCTTCCTGCTTATCTACTATAGTGAAAGAACACCGGAAACTTCTTCTTGGTTCTTCTGCCTGGATTGTCGTATCACTGGTAAGATCAACCGGAATAAAATGAGACTTGTCACCTACCAAAATACTTCCGTCATTAATCAAATTCCGACCAAACGTTTTTTCGATGTCTTCCTTTTTAATGAAAAAGCACTTATCAGATAAACCAGCCAGACGGTCTAAACCGTCCTCACCTAGCGTTTCTTTTAACATATTCATTTTATTATCCATAACTATCGCTTTAAGTGATTTTTTTCGCAGGGGCAGGAGGCTGAGTGAATGCAGCAGGTGTAGCCTCTGGCGGTTTCAAAGATGATGTACTCGTGACCTTTTGAAGTTACGGTGATGCTACTACCTTTTATGCGGTTGTCATCTCTTTTAACATCGGTGATAATCGCATGAATAAGCAGATAGAGCATGCCAAACATGAATACTGTAAATATCACATCTGAGGTTGTTGCTTTCACCTCATAAAAGAGTTTCTTTAACTTTTTCTTATCCATACTTGCTTTGTTTTTATTTATTACATTTCTTCTGCATCTTCTCTACACTATCCTCAAGAATTTCCCTCAGAAGATCTTCGGGGAAATTAGAGATATTCATTTCTTCTCCGGAAATGTGTCGATGAAACTCCTGATAGTAGATGTCCTTGATTTCATCCCTATCAAGAGACTCGTATGTTACGAAATCGAACAACTCAGCAGAAACTATATATTCATCCTTGAAGATGCACCGAGCTACGGCTATACCCCCGGGGAGTGCCAGCATGGAATAATCTCCGATAACTGACTTAACGCCTTCAAATGCGAAGAAGCGGGATAATTCCTGCGCAACCTGCAATTCGGAAATCTGCCTGTAGCCATATATCGACGAGATATAAGCATTTGTAAAACAAGGCAGAAAAAAGATTCTGAAGTTATGAAACTCCCACTTAGAACTTTTCGCCTTAGTCAGCATATCTGTGAGAACCTCGCCCTTTTCGTTGTGATAAACCACAGCATAAACGCTGCCAAGCTTGTTTCGGAAGACAAATTCAACATCCGTTTCTGCATGATCTACTACTCGTGGCTTCGACATACGTTCTGTAGCGTTGTTGAATTTTATGCAGCCGAACTCTTCGGGGCTACCAGCAGGAGTAGGCATCAGAACGATGTTGTCCTTTCTTTCTACCCTTGAGAGAAACAGACTCTTTGGATTGATGATACCCTGATCCATACGCATTTCTACTTGTTGTGGTCGATGATGATGTTGTATTTGGCGAGGACGGGTTCTAGACCAGTCATTACGCCTTTGCCCAGAAGTGGAACGGCATCGAGCACACTATATGGGATAACCTTCTTCTTAGGAAGCTGCTCACGGTTGGCTTCTTCTTCGAGGAGCTTCTTGCAAGTTTCCAACTCCTTGTCGGCATCATCACGCTCATCCAGGGCTTTCTTGTATTTGGCATTCAGCTCATCGTACTGCTTCTGGGTTTCCTTGGCTTCCTGCTTCAGCTTAGAGATGTAATCGCTGGCTTTATTCGCCGTAGTATAGGCATCATCGATTTTCTGCTGCAGGGTGGTGACTTCTTTCTGATGCTGAGATTTCTGATCTTCTAGCTGATGCTGAAGTGTGGCGAGCTTCTGGCGCAAGGCATCGGTATCGGTGGCGGTGTGAATGAAATCAAACAGGCGCTCGATGTTCTGCTTTAGCTGGGAGCAGGTATCGGAGGTGGTGGCGATGAGGGCTGCGGCTTCTTCGGCGGTTAGGGTATAGCCGGGGGGTTGACCAGCGATGGAATCGCTGGGAACGGGGGCACTCTCCTCGGCTGAATGCTGGGCTTCCTTCTTTGCTGCTTCCTCGGCTGCTTTTTCGGCTGCCTTATCCTCGGCTTGCTGCTCCTGCACCATAGCGATGGCGGAAGGCATATCGGAGAGCTTATCATAATAGGCTTCATCCTGGGAACCCAGGGAGAGGCGACCTTCGTAGGTTTCCCATAGACCATTGTCTATGAGATAGTAGATGGCAGAGAGAACGATGCGGTCTCCGTGCTCCTCGATATAGGTATTGAGAGGGGCTACCCATTCTTTTTCTACCACGTCTTTGAGCCATTCCTTGTAGATAATGCCATTCAGATCCTTCTTGTCTTTCTCGTCGGCATAGCAGGAGGCGATGCGGGGGAGAATATAGAGAGGTTCAGCCTTCTGTAGGAAGTTCTCGAAGTTGATTCCGAGTGCCTGGCGAACCACGTTGCTCACGCTCTTGTATTTATACTTCTTGAGTAATGAGCGGAGAATATTCTGTTGTTTCGTGTTCATGTTTTTATTATTGTTTATTTTGTATTTCTGAAACTCATGCTTCAACCTCTTGTGCCGGGTCTGCTGGCCAGCCATCCTCCTGATGGCACGAATTATGTTCTTCGGCTGACATCTCACGGCGGTTGTCGTAATATACAGGCTGCTCACCTGCGGCTACTCGCTCCTTGTTGTACTCAGCAAAGGCTATGGCTAACTTATCCATATATTCCTCGTTGGCACGGCGTTTAGCAATCTTGTAGTCTTGGGTAGCTTTCTGATACTGAGCGTGAGCATCGGCACGCTCGGCATCCTGCAGGACGAAGAAAGATTTCTTTTCCAAGGTCTGCTTGCTCAGAAACTCTTTCAGGCAGGATTTCTGATGCTCCTTGAACTCCCCTTCTTTCTCCACGAGTTCCTTCTTACGCTTCGCAAAGGCAGCCCCCCCATCGGTCTTGATTTTCAAAGCTGCTGCATGCTTGTCGTCTCTCTCCTTACGCAACGGCGCAAGGACTTCTTTCTGAAATTGTTCTAATGTTCTCATTTCTCTATAAATCCTTTAATGTATTAAAAACTTTCTTTCTAGTCAAAAAGCGAAGGGTTTTGAGCCTTCAACTTCGCTTCTTTCGCTGCCTTCATTTTCTCCTCGTAACCTTTCTTCACTTCGGCAGCATCAGTGAGACGTTGCTTCAAATCCTTGCGGGACATCAAAGGATTTGCCTTGACGATGGAGATAAACAAATCTCTGCCCAGCTTCTTGTAGAGAGGAATAAACTCCTTATCCACCAAATCGGCTTGGACGTTTTCAGGTGAGAGGTCGCCACAAAACGGCTGACCTTTCTCATCCACAATCAGGAAATGGCGCTTGTCATCTCCTGGTTCTGATATATCTATGCCTCCGGAATATCTGGCTACACTCAGTTGGCTATACAGCCAAAATCCCTTGGCGAATATAACTGCTCTCATAAGCTCTTATCCTTGGGACAATTCATTCTTGATTTCATCCCACATTGCCATTTCCACCTTCTTGCCATCGTAATGACCGACGGCTACGAGCTGACCGCCTTCCTGGGTTGCTTCCTGCTCTGATACGGCATTGCTGCGGATGATCATAATATCGAACGCGTTAATAGCATTCAAAATACTACTGATGTCGATATGCTGTATATCTTCGCGTGCATTCTGACGGATGCGCTGAATATCAGCATCGGTAAGTTTGGTCTTGGTCTGCTCCTGCGCCTTTCTTACGGCTGCCGTTTCCAGGTCGATGCGCTGCTGCTCGTAGGCATCGCTTATCAGTTCAGCGTTCTTATACTGAGCTACGAGGTCGAGGAACTTCATGAAGTCCTTTCTGCCATGCGACATCATAACGATGGCAAGGCTCTGTTCCAACAGAAGGGTCTTGCCCTTTACCTGCCAGTGAAGCAGACCGTCACGCTCTAACTTCTTGAGTGTCGATACGGCGCTGGAGATATGTCTCAGACGCTTGACCGACAACTTCTGTCTGATTCTCTTAAATGGATTCCACATTGTTTATATCTTGTTTTTAAAATGAATACTCTAGTTAAGAAAAAGCGCCCTATTCTCACGAACCAGGGAGGTGCAGGTACATGGTAGAAACCTGCATTGCTTTTTACCTTACACGAACTTTATTACCTTGTTATGCTGCCTTTCGCTAAAGGCTCAATCTCAAAATTTCACCTAAAAAAAGATGAACACTTTAGAGTTTAGAAACCGTATTTTGATCTATTCTTAAACATGAAGATGCTTCTTTAATGGGTGATGAACCTGGTACCATCTACTTCCAGTACCAGTATATCGTTCACTACCCTGATTTCTCCGCTCTTGACGAACTGCACCTTTCTCTGGTGGCGCATAATATCCACCTTCAGACAGACGCATTCGCCCTCATCTACGTGTCCAGTCTTGGTGAGGAATTTGATGTAGAACGGCTTGCGCTCTACTTTCCTCGCTGTCTGCGGATGCACATAGCCAGTTACCTGCTGTCCGCTGCGGGGGTCTATCCACTGCCACTTTTCGCAGAACTGGCGGAGGTTCTGATAAGACTGATGATATTTTGCCATAACAACACTTTATTTATCGGTTTATAAATGCCTACATCATTCCACCGAAATCGTGATAGTCACGATGACTTTCCTGCTCCTTGTCTTCCGGATAAGGCGGCAAGTTCGCATGCAGAAATCGGTCGAGGATCATACTCTTTACCTCCAGCTTGCTCTTGGCTACCCGCTGCCGGTGTCGCAATATATCAGGCAAACAGATATTTCGCAGCGGGTTCGACCAGTCGGAGGCATTGCTGCAAGCCGAATAGTCGGGATAGAGGACCATCATATAATGCGACAGTTTGCCGTTTTGGGCATCGAGCATCGGACCCGCCAGGGTGAAAGCCTTCTCCTCATTGTAGAGAACCAGGTGCGAGGTCTGAGTACTTACGTCCTTGTGGCTGGTATATAAGATGCGGTCCTTATACTCCTGCAGGTGAACATCTATCCAATCTTCCACATTCTTATCGGTGGAGAGTACCAGGTGGGTGATCCATTTCCGATCGAAGCAGGTGCGTAAATACTGGACCATATATCCAGTGGCGGATGTTCTGCTTACGGTCATCGCCAGCACCATCACGCAGAAATGCTTTTTCTGTGCCCGATTGGGATTCACGTCCGCCAAATATCCTATGGCGTGGAAGAATTTATCCAGCAGCACATCACCGTGAGTGTAGAAGCTCAATGCTCGCCGTGGAGCCTGCATCACTGCCTTGGGCAGCTTTTTATCTACACAGCAGGGAGGTATGAATAACAAAGTATCATCCATAATCTTATCAGTATTTTCTGAGAATCTATTATTCGTTCAAAATCATCGGCATGAGCAGGGTCAACGCTCGGGGTGAAGACTCGTTGGCGGTGACGACTCCTGCACGGCTTGGGTCACCCAGATGAAGGGTGACGGTATCACTTGGGATTGGTGCCAGGACATCAAGCAGACTGCTTGCCTTGAAACCGATGCTATGACCTTCCGGACAACTGCCGTCGGTGATGAGCACCTGGTCGTTGGCTGACATATTGAAGTCTAAGTCCTGGGCAGAAATATCCAGGAACATGCCGTCCTTCTTCAGGACAATCAGGTTGCTGCTCTCGCTGGAGAAGAGTGCCACGCGCTTTACTACGCTTGCCAACTCCCGCTTATCTACTGTAACCTTATAAGGGTTGTTGCGAGGAATCACGGAATTGTAGTTAGGGTATTGGCCCTCTGCCTTCTTGCAGACGAAGGTAATGTCACCTGCCGTGAATCTCACCATGCTCTCGTTTGCCTCAATATCAATATCCTCTTCACCATCGAAAGCTGAAAAAGTCTTGAAGAAGGAGCTATATACGAGAATCTTTCCCGGTGTTCCGCTACGGAAGAAGTTGCTGCCTCCTGAATCAGGATTGTTGGTATGAATCAGTTTAATGAGGACGTGGCCGTTGGAGGCTACAAAGATAACCTCACTTCTATCCTCGGCTACATCGATGCAGAGGCATCTCATCACTGGGCGAAGCTCGGAATCGGATACGAACTTGCCGGCATGAGAAAGTACATTGCTGAAGGATGCCATCGGCAGAGAGATGTGAAGACTGGCATTATCGGGCTGCGCAGCCCGAGGGAATGCCTCTGCGCTGAAATATACCAGACTCACGTTGCCCTTCTTTACATTTTCGCCGTTCTGAGTGCAGTACTCGATGTTCAAACAGTGATCCTTGTCCTGAGAGAGGTCCATGGTGACTACGCAGTCAGCAGGAAGGGTGGAGAGGAGTGATAACAGAGACGTGATAGGCAGAACGACATCTTCCTTGAAGCTGCCCTCTACGATGGTAAGGGGTGCAGGAATGGTGAGTTCGGAATCAGTGGTAGCTGATACGAAGAAGAACTTACCGTCTTCCTTGCGCTGGGTTAAGAGCACGTTGCTCAAGATGGCGATAGCGGTCTTGCTGTCGATACACTTCGCAGCCTTCTGCAAAGCCTGACGGAGCAAGAGAGATGATTGCGCTTGTATTTTCATTTTGCTTTTATTTTTTATAGAAATTCAATTTCCTTGTTTACAAATTTAAGATATGTTTTGAAGAACTGCGTTACCTGCTCGCAGGCTCCGCTACCGGTATAGGTGCATCTGCCCGTGCAGTTGGTTCGGGTACCGTCTGGATTCTCACAATACTCACCGGGGCCTGTACCGCCTCGGTGACAAGGGCAGAGATACACAAAGGTATCTACCCAGGCTTGCCGATTGGCTACCCGGATGCCTTTCTTCTTTGTTTCTTCTTTCTTTGCCATTTTTGCTTTCTGAGTTTAAGATGACCAGCGATAGAATCGCCGGGAACGGTGACTAGAACGGCAAGTCGCTCTTATCTATTTCGCCTACCGTAGCTGCTGCATTGCTGCTATTGCTGCCGTTAGGTATCGCTTGCCTTCTGCCCTGCTTGCGGGAGGTGAATGCCTTCCAGCGTTCTTCCTCTTCTGAGGTGAGGGAGACGATGTTGCCATCGTCATCACGGTACGGTAATGGGTCGGGACCTTCTACATATTCCTTCGCTATCCGCTTTAACTCGTCGTAGCTTTCAGGAATATGATCCTTGCCGCTACGGAAGAAGAAATAGACGTGCTTGCTCGTCTTTACCCTGCGGATGAGTTTCGGCTCGACGCTATCATCATTCTCCCACTCTCTGCCTACGAAGTATTCCTCCGTTACCCAGGCACGGAGTTTGAAGCAGCCATGGCGCTTGTTGTCCTCACCTACCAAGAGATTATCAGGATTGCAGGTAATACCCATGTGTTCGCAATACTTCCTGATTTTCTTCTTGAAGGTAGCTCGGCTATATTCCTTGCTCTTGCCCTCGCTGGCATCAGACCAATCTCGCATAAACTCACTAAACATGTCGTCTGCGCAGATAGGTACTCCATAGACATCATTGCGACTGAAGAACCACTCAAAGTAGTTCACCGAATTTTCGGTCATTTCCCTTACCATCAATCTTCGCTGAACGTTCTTCTGAGGGGCGATAGCAAAGGTATGATAGCGCATGATGAACTGGACGGCAAGAGCGCAGATGTAAATGATTTGATTGCGGTCTCGCTCAGCTATCTTCTCGGGAGAATCTGCAAGACTTTTCATTAAGTCTTTAGGTGAACGTTCCAACTCATGCAGCATCGGATTGGCTCCTGCAAATCTATCAGAAAACGATACCAGCGGAAAACGTCTGGCGGTAGAACCTGCCGCATTATTCAGCTGTGAGTTACTTGATATGACATTGATAGGAGAGTTATCCAGATTCAGTGATATTGGATCTCCGAACTTCCGTTCAACCTGCGAACCTGATGTGACTATATTATAGAAGTATTCCACCGAGAAATTAGATGGTTTATCCTCCCAATGCACTACCCTATATTTTCCAGGATACTTCAGAATATCAGTAAGCGCAAACTGCGCTTTGTCTTCTGTCTTGTATTTCTTCAGGTCTATATGCAGTACATTTACGGCCGAGTTGACGAGGATATTAATCATCATGGATTTTCCCGTACCACCACTTGCCTGTTTCTCATCCTTCACTTCATCTTCCAGAAGATATGGGCATATAGTTGTCATATCTGCCCAAGAACGATAGCACACTCTTCCGATGCAGGAAATCATGTTGGCAAAATGAGAATCAATGATAGCCTGTTCTTCTTTGGTAAGAGGTTCCTTGTTACGAATCGCATCACGTTCTCTTCGCCACAATACGTTGGAACAGCCTCTGATAACACGGAGCGGTGCCCAAAGTTCTTTCTCCTGCTTACCTTGCCAATCTACGTACCACTGATAGGTATGAGACCATTCATCCAAGTCTTTCTTCTTCTGGTCGATTTCGGCTCTCGTAAAGACTGGTGAGCCATCCTCATTAACCTGCGCTTCCTCTTGGGCAATGGCAGCCACTTTATCCTTATATTCCTGGCTTTCGCTGATAACAAAAGGAGGATTGAAAACCCTCATCGTGAAATCATACGGTTTCTTTGCCAGGGCTGGGATGAAGAAATTCAACTTCTCGTAGCTGACTGGCATGATAGTTTCGGGAGTGATTTTCAACGCTACATTTCGGAAAAAGAAATATTCCGTATGGGCATCGAAGCTCTCGGTGAAGTCTATCACCATACTTTGCAAGCCTCCAGCCGATTTCTCACTGAAATTCTTGTCTATCAGGTTGGCGCAATCTGACATCATCTTGCGCTCCTGGTTATTATGCCGCCAACTCTGTTCGGTAAACTGCAGAAGTTGGTTTTTTGTTGCCTGGATGATACTCTTCTGGTCGATGTATTCTACGAAACATCTATCCAGGTGGATATACTGACCTACGAGGTCGGTACTCTCTGGATCTACCATTCTGTAATAGCCATGGCAAGTCATAAAGAGCCAAACCTTTGTAGGCGATACCTTGCAGGTAGGCGGTTTAGGCTTGCCGCTTCTCGGGTCTCGGGGATATTCTATCTCAAATGGGTCCGTATTGTTGGCACCCCGCAACCGCGAATATAACGGCAACCTTATATCGTGGTCGAACTTGAAGTTGTCGGCATCATCCATGTGGTAACACATCAGATAATCTCTCACGCTTCGTGGAGAACAGCCATACAACCAGTTCCACCTTTGATTATATCTACTTCTGAATCCATCGGGTAATGTGGCATAACAAATATCGCAATACTTGGTTGCGATGGCTCCGCAATCCCTCTGGCTGGCGATGTCGTTAGGGTAAATCATAATAACCCTCTCGGCAAATCGCTTCATTTTCTGATACTGCAGGGCATTGAAGTCTAACTTTTCCTGCCTCCACTGCCCACGCTCGATATACCAGAAGTTTCTTCTGCCTAACGAGAAAGCTACGTGGTACCAGCAGTATTTCTGAAAATGTTTATCCTGCGCCTTATCCTGACGCAGGGAACGCATGGCGTAATAGATACTCAATGCGTCTTCTGGTGTTCGACAGAAAACGATGTTCTGAGCCTTGATGTCGCCTACTTCTATAGGTTCTTCTTCGCTATGGTAAGTACCTTTCGGCGCTCCTTCTTTCGTTTCATTCTCTACCCAAATTTCCTTAGTCTCTGTATAAGGTTCTCCCGGTTGCAACTTTTCTATAGCCGAGTGAACGGCAGTAGAGTTGTTACTCCGATGATCCATCGCATAGGTAAAAACCTTATCGCCCATCAGCCACTTGCTCACTTTTCTCACGCTGTGGTCCTCGCTGGTGGAGAAGACTATCGGGTCTTGCTGCATGGCTGGACGGAAGAAGCATCCGCAGCTTCCCTGCGGCGCTATTACGTCTGTAGCGAAGCAGACGAACAGCGGGTTCCAGGGAGTGCCGTAAATCACTTCACTCACCAGTTGTCCGTTTCTCACTACGTTTGGCAGCGTCACCTGGTCCACGGCATAGATACGGAAATCTTCATTCAGCATTCTTGTATTGAAGTCCTTTCCGAAGCCGTACTGAGGGATGCCTTTTACTGATGTGACTTCGCACCCCAGGGCTGCAAGCTCCTGGGGGTTGAAATCAGTTTTGGGCATAAAAGAGAATGTCTCTATCGTTTGTGGAGCGATTGTCCGATAGTCCATCTTGGCAAAGAGCGCAGGCCATTTGGCTTTCGTCTTCTCGTTGTCGCCACATACCCTCACTACGAGGTCGTGGCAAAGACGCAGCAGACTGGCTCCGTGCATCGGCAGCTTGCGCATGGCAGCATAAAGCTCGATCGCACCGTAGCCGTATTTACCGGTCTTGGTACACATCCAGCGCAGGGCACCGTGCTCTGCCTTGGTATTATTATCCACCCCTACGCCGTTATACATACCGCCACGCTCATTATTGTATATAATGAGGTGTGGTGTCTGTTTTGCCTTGCCCTGCTCGCCATCGTCTGCCTCTTCCTTCTGGCAGAGCGGACAGAAACAGGCAGTCTGTCCCTCGATGCGCTGCTCATCGGCTGGCTTTACGAGGAATGCCATGTCAAGGTTGGCAATCTGGTTCAATATCGGGTGGAATAACATATCTTACAGTAAGAGTATTTATAGAGTTAAAAGAGACAGGGAAGGCACCACTCTTCGGCTATTAACCAGCGATAGAATCGCTGGGAACGGAGGCGCAAAGGGTAGGCCAAACTTCAAGTGTTTACACCTTGCCAGGTTATATTCCAAAGCGAGCGGTCGGAGCATTTGAAAATCTGTGGTACTCGCCCGCGGCAAAGATGCAGCATACGTAGTCGTAGGGCATTACTGACTCCCACTACCCTTGCATAAGAGCGTTTCCAGAATGCCTCCCCTATTCTCTTTATATCAATGTTTCAAAGAAAGAAGAACCTTCGGGGTAATGCCGCCAAATTTCGAGGATGCCTTTTTACCGCATCGATAAGTATTTCCCAAGCTTTTTAATCAGACTTTTCACTTATCGTTCCGAGGTTACGGTGGAGGGTATCAACTTATCAGTGAAGCTTTGCAGCGTTCACTCATTACCCGTCCAGTTCTTCCTGCCATTTAACCGATGGCTCGGTTGTCTAATAAAATAAAGTCGGATCGAGTGTATCGTACCGAAGTTTGCATGATGTCATGCAGAATATCTTTTATTTCTTCATATCTTCACGTTTTTATAAATTCAAGAATGTTTCCAGGCGGTAATGCCTTATCTTGCAGTTGCAGATGGTTTCGATACGATGTACGATCATCTGCGAGAGACTTTCCATCGTGAGGAAATCGGTATCAAGACCGATGATCTGCACCTCCTGCCTCCAATATATCTTGCCGTTCTTTCGACGGCAACTATGCGAAGGCGTGATAATCATATCTTCCACACTGCCCGTCATCATCCTGCAAAGATACTCGCAGGTATCTTTCAATAGGGCGAAGGGAGCATAGAAGAGAAGAGTTGGAATGTCATCCCTCAGTCCGCTCATCGTCTCGGTATAGGCGAAGCGATGGAGCATCTTATATCGGGATAGATTCCTGTGCCTCTGCTGTATGCCCGTCCGGTTAGGGATATAGGGCAAATCGAATAGCCTAGGCATAGGCTTCTCTTATCTTCTTCATCATCTGCCAGGTACTGTAGATACTTCGCTTGCAGTCGAAGAGCGGGGCGTGTGCCGCACCCTCGTCATCGGCGATGTCCTTGTAGTCCGTAGTCAGGGCGTAAGCCTTGTCTAGGTCGAAACGTTCCTCGTTTGGCTCGGCTGCATCCCAGATGATTCTCGCAAGTTCAAGATAGAACGTTCGATGATCTCTCAGTTGGGTATGCTTAATCTGGAACTTGATGCCCAGCTTGTAACAGATATATCTCAGGATAGCTGGGTCAAAGTCGGTACCCTGCGCCCAAAGGCAAAGGTCTTCATCACCGAGTTTCTTCTTCACATCTTGTATCCACTCGAAGAACCACGTCACTACCACATCAATAGGCTGGCAAGGTGACTCGTCGCTGTCGCTATCGAGCAAGGCAGCTTTTGCCTCGTCACTCTGCTTTGCCCACCAGTCTGCCGTCGATTGATCAAAGGCGAACCCATTCAGGAACATGCTTCGCAGGTCAACGTGGGCAGAGAATGTGGAATTTCTCAAAACGCCGTCACCTTCATCAAAGAAGGGACTCTCTTTACCGTAGCGCTTCCATGCCACTGCGCCGATACTCATAACGGCTGCGGTGGGAGAAAGCGAACAGGTTTCAAAATCAACAGTTACATCTATCATTTGTAGTTATGAATGTTTCATTAAAGACCAGCGATGGAATCGCTGGGAACGGGAGCGAGGGGGATATGACAGCTTAGGCTACTCTTGTCTGCAAGAGCGCCCTGATGCCTTCCTGCTCCCACGGTTTCCAATCATCGGCGGTAAACCGCTTGATGATGGTGGTGCGGCTCATACCGCGTTCCTCCATGAAGGCAAAGAACTTCATGCAGAGACCGCTGCTGGCTTTTTTCAGACAGGTGTAGAATACACCTGGCTCCTCGCTCTTGGCAGCCTCTGTCAGATAACCTTTCTTTCCAATCTCGTTACCCAGGGCATCGGTCTCCACATACTCGGATAATAGGTTAGCTACTTCCGGTATAGCTAAGAACTGCTTTTTGCAGTTCTTGATGCCTAGGATTTCCCAAGCATCGAAACCCTTCTGGAAGAAACGAAGGTAAAAAGTCGAAATCGTGAAGCCTTTGGCTGATAAAAACTCAGCTAAGTTCTTCTTTTCGTCAGCAGAAATATCATTTACCTCTAACGGAGTATTATTCTGCGTAACTTTTTCTATAATTTCCTTTGTCATCTCAATTTTATTTCTTAATTTTGGTGCAAATTTAGGAAATAAAACCATAACTACCAAATGTTACCTATATTTTCTTTCAGAAATTAGGGGAATTTAACATAGGTAAGGTATATTGATTGATTTTTAGATGAGCAGATTAGAGTTTATTCACCTTTTAAATATACTTGAGATATGAAGTACTTTTATAACTACAGCTTCCTCGACAAGTGGATGGAAGCAAACAGAAAAATCACCAATAAGCAAATTATGAAGGCTATGGGTACCACGAGTAATGCGTGCCTGGATAGCTGGATAAGAAAGAAGTCGCCACTGCCTACCATCGCCCTGCTGCGCTTCTGCAATGCGTTCCACGTTCCGCTCTCGGCTTTTATTGTAGATGCGGATAAGGACCTTCAGGAGAAGGGAGGCTGCTGCGAAGAGGGGTATGTATGCCCTGGCATAGATGACCAGTTTGAACCGGATGGCGGATATATAGATAATGATGAGAAGCGCAAACTGGGTACGCGTGCGCTGCGCAATCCGCTCGATGTGGAGAGAGTGAAATCGGTGGTACCGGGGTGGACCAGCGATGGAATCGCTGGGAACGGGGGCGCAAAGGGGCACAAGCAAAAGGGAGAGTACAAAAGAGAGGCTGCCCCTGCGCCTATGAATGAGACTGCCCCTACTCCGATTGCGGAGCCAGTTCCAAATGCTGATCCGGACATCAGTATGGCTACCCTTAACCGCATGCTCGATATTATCGCCGAACAGCAGAAGCAGATAGGCGATCAGCAGAAGCTTATCAATGAGCTGACTCATCGACTGAATGCCCAGCAAGGGGGATTTAGGATGGTGGCGGAAGACGTTCATCATCGGGAAGGTGAGTGATTTGAAGAAAAAAGCAGCCAGCTATCCATCACGGACGGCTGGCTGCAACAAAGTATAACCTTTTAAACTTTTTGAAAAAACTAGTTAACCTAAATAAAAACTAAATAAAAACTTAAATAAAAACCTTAATTATATATGAAATACTACTTTTGCTCATTGGTTGCTGCCATTTTGCGGCGAAGGAACTCCTTCTCCTCGATTACCTGGCAATCGGTACTCGTGCTCTCATAGGGCACATCGGTGTAGAAGAAGCCGTGATGCAGGAAGAGCGGTGGCGTTGTGGTGCCGAAGGTGAACGGAAGCTGCGCTTCCTTTCCATCCTTGCCCTTTGCCATCTTTGGTTTGAACTGCAGGATGGAGATGAGTGCCGCTTCATTTACAATAGGAAGTGCCATCATTTCCTTCTCCAGGTCACTGTTCTCCTCGGGAACGAAGAGTGAAGTACTCTGCCATCCGTCCTTGGTAGGCATCTGCACGTTCTTCCATCCCTCCTTGTGGATGGTATTCTTGAACTCTACCATCACTACACCTCCGGCAAAGCCTTCGGGTGACTCGTAGTAGGTATTGGCTCCCTGCTTCTCTGCCCAGGCTCTTGCCTTCTCGCTTGCTTCACTGCACTCGGCAAGAAATGCTTTCAGCTTCTTGCCTGTTTCACTCACCTCTGCTATCTTCAGATAGTTGTGAGGTCTGTTATCTTTACCCATAAATCCTTGTATTTTAAATAATTAGAAATCTATTGTATAATTTTCGAGAAATATTGCGTATATTTTCGGCGAAATATTGTGTTTTCTGCTAGGTGGGGGGGGGGAGCCCGCTAGGCGTTCCGGCGGATTTGAAATCCGCCGTCTAAAAAGGCTCGACATATTTCCTTGCGGATTTGAAATCCGCAGCCATAAGGCTTTTTAAATCTTCGCCTTGCAATAGATGACTGGCTCCCCGCTTTCATCGTTCCGCATTTTGAAGCCACGATAACCTAACTCCAGGAGATATAGGCTCAACGGGTCGCCAAGCGGACAGACTACTGCTTTGAAGTAACTTCGCAGTTGGTAATCGGTGTAGGTATCGCAACCTTCCGTCCAATGATCCTGCGGTTCATACTGATTGCAGAAGGCTTCTATCTTTGCCGGAATGACAAAATCCTGCAGCGTAACTTCTGCCTGCTCCTCATTATCTACGAGGTCGTAATCATTTCTGTTCTTTCTTCCCTTGCCCATGGTCGGTGTACTTATTGATGGTAGTGAATAACAGAATGGCGATGAGCGCCAGGAATAACCCTAGGGCGTTCTTTCTTGCCGTTTCCTGCCAGGTTGCCTTTCTCGTCTCCCTGGTGTTCTTATCCTTGGTGTCGGATAGGCTGTCGGTAGCTTCCCAGTGAGTACTCACGTTGCTGCGGGTGCGGACGGATAGGCTGTCGATGATTTTCTGCATCTGATTGATTTCCTGCTGCTGAAGCTGCAAACGTTCATCGTAGGATGACTGGTTGCTGTGGCTGCCTTTGCGATGGGTGGTGCGCTGGGTAGTCTTCTGCCTGTTGCCGGAAGAATCGGTAGTCTCGGTGATATGTTCCTGGACGGTTTCTTCATACTCGCCCGATTCCGAGGAGGTGACAGTGGTCTGCTTATCCTCGATGAGCTTCCTGGCTGCACTATCACTTGCCGCTACCTGCTTATGCACGCTATCCGTCTGCTCGGTCCTCACGCTATCTTTCGTTTCCTGGTGGTTATCGCTAACCACCCGTCGAGAAGTAGTGCAAGCCGCTAGCATCATCATCGCTACTGCAATCAAGAGTAGATGAATAATCTCTTTCCTTTTCATACGTCTTCATTTATTTAATGTTTCTGGTGCAAAGGTACGAAAAGAAGGGGAAACAGGTGGGACAAAAAAAAGGTAAAAAGGAGATTTAACCTTTTTACCTTTTTACTTTTATCCGCGGTAGAACACCGGAGCGAAAGACCCTTTGCAATCGAAGAACTCCTTTGCCTTGTCTTCAATACCAAGATTTCTGATCATATCGAAATCATCATCGCTGCACTCCACACAAAACCTTCCGTTCTTCATGCCGACGAAGGAAATGCGGGAAATCAGTGATTTCTCAGCATCGCCTATAAAGAGCTTGCAGAATGCCTTCCACTTGTCGCTGCCCTCGCCTACCTTCGTCTCTATCTTGGAAGAAGCAGGCTGCACGCTCTTCGCTACATCGAATGCCTTCGCATCGAATAGCTCACCCTCAGAATACTTTCCTGCTTTATGGAGTTTGCCGAGCGGCGTATAGAACACCTCAAAGGTGATATAATCGGGATTGCCTCGCTTTCTGCCTTCCGGATAATGTTCCGTATAATCAAAAGTAATATCTATATCGTTTTTCTTTGCCTGCGCCACCAGGTCAGCTTTTGCCTTATCCAGAACATCCTTCTTGAACTTTGAATACTTGGCATACTGATAAACCTTTTCCTTCGTTTCCGGGTCTATCTCATAGCAGCCCAGGAAATCCTTCAGCTTCTCTACCGTAATCGATAAGGGATTGCCCTGCCCCCTTTTGCGTGGGCGGTCCTTGTTTTCCATCAGCCAAAGGTAAACCCTCGGTGTAACTCTTCGCTTGCTGGTCTTCGCTACACGCGCCATGTGCGGCACATATCCCTTGCTCAGGTCGAAAGCGTAATCAGCCACAAAATGATTGATGTAGAGTTCAACAACACCCGAATAAACATCTCTGATGGTGCCATCCTTGCTTACCCACGTTTTCTTAGGCAGCGATATGCGGTCGAATACAGGGTAGAAGTCTGATAGCTTATCTTTCTTCACGAACACCCTCAGAGCGCCTATCTCTTCCACGATAGGCACCTTACCATCGGCATACTCCTGAAACATCTCCTTGTAGTTGCTATGATTATCTACGAGCTCGGACATATCGATGCGAATATGAAGGGCTTCCCTCTTCTGCGCCTCAGATAGGAATGGAGACTTAGGATAAGTCTTCTCCTTATAGCGCATCTGGTCGTAGTACTGATTGATGTACTCCTGTAGCTTTACACTTACCTGGAGCATAATATCCTGCTGCAAAAGCGAAAAAGTGCTGCCCAGTGAAGCGTAAGAGCACGGAGTCTTGATCCACCGCAAATTACAAAGCTGCTGCTCTGTCGGCTGCTTTTCCAAATCACGGAAAGTAACCTGGTTTTCATTTATTCGCTTGTTTTCATTTGCGCCCATAACTATTACTTATATATTTTCATTCATTTTTATATATACAGATATAATAAATAGTATCAGTATTAGTATAGAGACTTAAAAATCGCCCGAAATGCCGATAAACACTAGGGGTTTCGGAAAAACGAGGTTCCAAGAACTATACCTTTTGGTACCGAAAACTATACCCTTACGTACCGAAAACTATACCTTTCCGATTTTGGAAAGTTCGTACCAAGAACTATACCCTTACGTACCGAAAACTATACCCTTACGTACCGAAAACTATACCCTTCGGTAAAAGGATTTAGTAAGAAGGTAAAATACTTTAGTAGGATTTTACCTCAAACTTGGCCACAGATGTTGTGACTTGTTCGTACCAAAAACTATAACCCTTTTGTACCTTTTGGTACGAAAGTCACTACATAAATGGCTAAGTTTTCATCGTAACCATCAGGAAATCAGTTATTTAACCTTTTGGTATAGTGAAGATTATATTGGTGTAACGTATTTCGTAGCACATAAATAGCTATAAATCAACGTTTTACGACATAAACTTAGCCATAAATGTAGTGAGTTGGTACCGAAAACTATACCCTTCGGTATTATTTCGGTACCTCATCGAGGTAAAAGACTTTAGTAAGATTTTACCTCAATCTGACTTTTCGTTTACCTGACTGTCTGGTTGGCTGAAACGATCGATAAACTCCATCACGCCCTGCGCTGCCAAGTCCTGAAGGCTCTTGCCCGTGCAGACTTTTATCTGCACGAGCTTGAAGTAATACTCCATAGGGAGGGAGATCTTTACACCCTTCTCTGCCTTCAAAGGCTTCATGCCAGATGGCATTCCGCTATTGAGAGATGATGAGGGACCAGCGATAGAATCGCTGGGAACGGGGGCTATCTCCTCGGCGGGTTTTTTCTCGGCTGGTGTCTCTTCTGCTGGCTCCTGCTTTGCTGCCGGAGCATTCTCTTCTGTTGATTCCAAATCCACTGTCTGGGTCTCAGTCTTTTCCGGCTCCTCTGCTGCCGATGACTCTGAGTCGTAAATATCTTCAATATTCCTCATCGCCTTCGACTTGGTAATATCAAACTTTGAGAAGCCGTTCTGTGCTTGTCTTGCCATAATCGCTAAACATTTAATATTAAACACTATTTAGGCATACTTGCCAATATCTCTTTCGTGAAGGCTGCATAGTCGTTGCCTACCCTGCTGTATGGCGCATAGGTAAAAATATCCTTCGACATCGCCTGCGCTTCCACCATCTTGGTGTCTCGGCGGGTGTAGGCATCAAACATATAGTCGTCGAACTTATCACCCAGATACTCCTTGAACTGCTTGGTAGCCTTCGTCTGATCGTTACTCATCACCATCAACAAACCTCGAATATCCAGGTTAGGGTTCAAGTCTTCTCTCGTCTCCTTGATGGCATTCAGGATTTCAGCAATACCTTTCGTGGCCAGCATTTCCAACTGTACTGGAATAACTACGCTTGTGGCGCAAGAGAGTGCGTTATGGGTGAGCAATGACATAGCTGGTGGGCAGTCTATCAGGATATAGTCAAACACCTCTTCTACCTTCATTCCGTCCTTGCCGGCAAACTCATTTTCTACCTTCTGTCCGTCCTTGTCGGTGAACTTGTAGTCCTGCATCACGGCAAAAGGTTTCGCCAGCAGTTTTGTGAGTGCCTTGCGAGGTACCGGCATCTGATTGAGAAACGGCTCAATGCTTATCAGATTTGCCGACGCAGGTGCAAGATGGATGCCTTCTTCCACCTGGTACACCGTAAGCGGTGACTGCTTGATGAGCGCATCATATACCGTAGGCTTGCCCGGATTCTGCACTTCACTCCATCCGAAAAGGAAGGAGAGACTTGACTGTGGGTCTAAGTCGATGAGCAACACGCGGGGCTTACGCTCCTTGCCATCCTCGCCCTTGCCGAAATAGCCCTTGCCATAACGGCGCAAGCCAGTTGCCAAACTCTGAACTGATGTTGTCTTACCTACCCCACCCTTGTGATTCACGAAGGCGAGAACTTCTTTCAATCTAATTTCTGCCATTTCTTGTAATGTATTAAAAACGTTCTACTTCTAGTTTATTCTTTAAAAGTTTAAAAGTTTAAAAGTACAATCGTACCGAAGTACTAATGTACTAAAGAAGAAAAGTGCTAAAGTAGAAATCAGCCAATGTGTTAAAGTGGAAATCCATCAACGACGAATGAAGGTATCCTTAAATGTACCAAAGTACTTTTCTACTTCGGTGCAAAAGTACTAAAAAATATTCATTCCCACAAATAATTACCTTATTATTTTTTAGATTTTAATCATATTTAATTATTAGTATCTATAATAGTACTTTAGTACTAAGGCGCAAACGTACCGAAGTGCGAAAGTGCTAAGGAACTAAAGTGCCGAGGAACGAATGAGCTAAGGTGTAAAAGTACTAAGGTACTAAAGAACAGATGTACCAAAGTACTAAGATGTAGTTGTACTAAGGTACGAAAGTATTAATGTGCTGAGGTATGAAAGTGCGTTAGTACTAAGATACATAAGATACAAATATACGAAAGTATAAAGGTGTAAACGTACAAAAGTACAAAAGTGCAAACATATCACAAAGTACGAAAGTACTAAAGTGCGAATGTACCTTTTTAAATTTCCCTATAGCCTATAAACTATCAACTAAATCTCAACATCAAAACCCTTTTCGCTCCATTCAGTATTCAGCGACATAGAGATGCCCGATTGATGATTGAAGTACTGACCCTTAATCGTTGTAATCTTATTGCGCTCAAACTGCACATCAGGAACCGTGAAGGTGGAGTAGGGCTTATCAGTCTGCTGGCTGTCATTGGTGTTCAACACTCCATCGCTTTGGGCGCAAGAGCCGAAGCCCGCACTCGCTGCCATCATCAGTAAGGTGGTGGCAAATAAAAACATTCTAGTTTTCATAAGCCAAAAATTTAAAAGGTTTGAGTTTATAATTTTGTCGCATCGGCGAAACTCTGTAAAGGTTTGCCGATGCCATAACGTAGGAATTTCTACATATCCTTAACGTACCTGCCGCCTACATAAAGCTTGTTGTCGATGTATTCCACATCGCCCTCATAGGCCTTACCCTTATAGGTACATTTGCCACGTCCCTGCTTACCCCGTGGGACCAGCTTCCCGTTTGCGATTACCAGGTTTTGACGTTCCTGATAGTCCCATACGAGCACATCGCTGGCTGGATTGTTCTTGGCGAAATCAGATAGTTCCTCAAAACTGCCAAAGCAATGTCCTTCATAACAGATATAATTCTTCATATTTACTAAGTTTTTAAAGTTTCTATAATTGATAACGTGCGGGATGCAGGGATATTGTATCCCGCACGATATTTTTTCTACTTGAATGCTCCAGCCAGAAGTGGCAGGAAGAATACTGCTACACCGATGGTAGAGAAGAGCAGCACTGCTACACCTACGAAGGCGAGGGCTGCAAGGGAATAAGTAATTGCTTTCTTCATAATGCTATAATCTTTAAATGTATTAAAATTGATGTTTTCTATTCCATATCGCTGAGTACCCAGTTCTGCATCATACCTGCAATATCGTTTGCAGCAAGGAGCCAAATCAGATTGATGAGCACACCCACATAAGGCTCTTGTTCTCCCCTCGACTTGTTTTCGAGTTTATGCGAATTAAACCAATCTACTACCGGCTGCATCGCAATGATGCAAGGTTGCAGGGTACCGCATGCGTTGGTAATATCCGTAATAGTTTCCTGGCGAATCTGCATTTCATTCCAATTCAGATCATTTGCGAGCTTCTTACAAACAAGCACTTTGATTTCTTCTTTATTCATAGTCTTGAGAATTTTAAAATTGAAGTTTATATTTTTGTCGCAGCATCAGTGATGTTCCACCGATGTTATAATGAAGGATTCTTCTGCGCCTGTAAGGTCGCAGCCTTGATAGCGCGGAAGGTCTCTGTAACATATCTGCTGCCTCCATGCTTCTTGATCCAGTCGTGAACGTCATCGGGCACCACATATTTGTGGACGCTGCCCTCTGCTGCTGGTCTGCCTTTCTTATTTGATGTTTTGGTATTCTCCATTTTCTTTGTGAATAAAAAAATTTGCTATAAAATGTTCTATTTTTCCGAAATAGAAGTTTGGCCAAAGCCTTTTTATGTTCTAATTTTCCTTATCCTCTTCTTCGAGTTCAAAACCTTCAGCTTCGATAATCTTGCTATCATTACCCATCGCCTCGGCTTGTTGCTCTCGGGATAAATAGACCTGCCAACAAATAAGATCATCTGCATAATTGCCAATATCTATTTCTGCCTTATCCTTGTAATTCCAGAACACGGAAGCCAGACAATACACCTCCATCGCCTCTTTATCTGATAGCATAGATACCGCGCCAAGGAGTCGGGTAATCTCCTGCTCGGAACAGAACTCATTTTCGCCATCGCCCGTAAGAACGTAATCGTGAACCTTGTTAAAGAGAGTATAAGAAGCTTTGGCCATATCCACATCGTTAGGAGAGATACCCTTAATAGCCTCAGTGATGACTGTCAGGCTGTAGGAATCGTTCAGCAGCCAAATAGCACGGAATCGGGCAGAAACGTTACATACAGCTAAATCCAGGTGATTCTCACCTATCCACTTAGTGATATTTGCAACGATGCCATCAATATCCTTATTCTTGCATTTTGCTTTGTCGATAACAAAATATCTACAAGTATCAAACAAATCTCCTTCTACGAAAGTGATGCCTATGCCCGACACATTATCTTCAACCGTCCATACTACAGATTCGGTCTTGCTGGATTTTACAACAAATCTATCTTTCTTCATAACTTCAAGTGAATTTTAATAGTTACTATAAATACTTTTATTTATCTTCGTCCTCTATCTGCTCCAGCTTCATATATACCAGCGCATTCTTATCGTAATACTGGCGAGGAGCAGCGCAGGAATAAAACTGGTTGTTGGCTTCCTTGATACATAGCGCTGCATCTACGATACGTTTGCCGAAGCTTTTCAGGGCGTGAGTCTTGCCGATGATAGTGATACCAGACTGGTACACCTTACGAACCTCGACAGCAAAACGATGCAGGGCAGCCTTTGTATCCTTCTCCTCCTTCGTCACCTTCTCCAATACATTCAGGTGATCAGCAGGACGTGGGTTTCTGCGCAGCTCAACAACACCCTTCTTCTTGTAATTGATGCAGACGGAATACTCGCCAGGCTTCAATTTATCCAGGTGAGCCTCCAGCAAGTCGTAACGCTGGAGCACATCACGAGGAGCGATGCTGATACTATCTTTCGTGGCTGAAGATGATGCCTGATTCTTAATATCCTCCATAAAAATCCGCTTCGCCGTGCTGCGGTAGGGCTGAAATATCTTAATTAATATTAATAATTCGGGTGAAATGATACACCGTATTGTTTTATTTTTTAAATTTGCACCGTCTTCGGAAGGCTTTTAATCGTACCTTTATGGATATTGATTCAATCGAACCTTTATGGAATAAAAAGAAAAATAAAACTTCCGTTGACGGTCAGACTTTCAAAAGTCTGTGGATTCAAACGCTCTTAAAGAGCCAAATTTCTACTATAGTAGATTCGAGCCAGAAGGCTCGCAGTGCCCCGGCTTAGGTCGGGGCTTTTTCGTGATTTACTTCATTTTTACATTTATCGTACTGATAACATATCGCCATGTAGAACAATCTTTTTTGCTACCAAGAAGCTCCGAAAGCAGATCATCAAACGTTCTATAAAGATAAATCATACCTTCATCCAAGTCAACTAAGTGTCTTTTTAAAAGACCCATAAGACGGGTTTTATCCAATCGCTCAGCCATCCAATCTTGACACCAGGATAAGTCACTATCATGTATCAATATGTAATCGCAAAGAGGTTCAAATGCTCCAAAATATTCAGTACCAAATAAATTCTGACCGCTTTTCATGTCCTGTACTTCAACTTTATAAATAAGCATATCTTATGACTTCACCGTGCTGTCGAGGGCTGAATGATTATTACTTGAAATCTACACCTTTGAGCGGATCATTATCGCCGCCGTTCTCAATCTCGATACCTTCCGGCTTTTCCAGAAGGAGCTTTCTCGTTGCCTCCAGCATCATAATCGTGTGGATGGTGGCCTGTCTTGCGTGATAGTCTGAGCCGGCATCATCCACATACTGCTTATTCATGCGGACCAGCGTGTTCAGGAAGTCAGCGCACTCTTCACGGCTCGGATTGTTCACGTGAACCTCGCAGGTAACAGCCTTCAGAAAGTACTCCATACCCTTCTTCAGCAAGGTTCTGATTCTGCCCGTATCAGGATGCTGCCCTATCATCTGGTGAATCTTGATTCTCAGGCTACACCCACGGCGAGGGAAGCCGATGCGGTAGTCATCGCCCACCTCCTCCTTCTCCTCGTCGATGTAATCAACCTTTGCGATAAAACCGCAATCCTTGTCAGTGCAGACGAGGAAATCACACTCACCACGCTTGTGATTTCGTAGCGTGTCTATAATAAACAGGGGAATTTCTCTTTTTGCCATATCTCCAAGTATTTTATGATTCTTTGTAAAGCTGACAATACAGCTCTGATCTCATGCGCTTGATATAAAAGACCACTTCGCCCGGTGCCGGCTGATAGTCTGACTTTACGAACATCGCATTCTCGCCGTCTGTGGCTACATACTTCTCCATCCCGTAAGTGTTCTTAGGGATGCTACCCTCGTAGTAGCTTTTGGCTACAGAGGATAGCTGCAAGGGTGATAATATCATTTTTTCCATATTCTATAAATAATATATATGATTCTACAATTTGTTCATAACGTAACGGATAACACGCTCGGTATATTCCTCAAGACCAAACTTCTTGCCATACTTGCGAAGGTCGGCAAGTGAAATCTCGGTGGCCTCGTGACCGATGGCAGCCTCGTAGCGATTTTTGAAGCCCTGAGTACCTGGACGGCAGTTACCGGAAGCCAAAGACTCCTCAAAGGTGAACATGTGATTTCCTACCTTCTGGTAAATGAGCTGATTCTTGCTTCTGGCATTCAGCAGACTAAGAGCCTGCTTGTTTCGCTTCTCGGCGCTGATACGCTGCGCCTCCTTTAATGACTTAGCAACGATGTGCTCACCCCTTACCAGGAAGCCCTTTACGGTTTTAATATCAGCGATAGCCTTGCCCTGCTCAATCCACTCACAAGCCACGCCATGGCGCTTGATTTCGCCACGCACGAAGGTAATCAGACCGCCTACGATATGGATATAATATCCCTTCTTCAGATACAGGGTGAAGGAACGGCGCACCATGGTAAAATTGCATCTTTTGCTATATCCGTCATAATCTTTCCACTCGTAGCACTCCACGCCGTTTTCCTCGGCGATTTTTGCATCGATACCTCCGTGATTTTTGCCCAGTTCCAGACAGCGGCAGATGAGCTGATCTGCACTGAAATCTACCTTTTCGCCAGCCTTGCCAAATACACAGATATGCTCCTTGATATAAGCCTGTTCCTTGGCTCTCGCTTTCGCAGCCTTCTTCGCTGCCTTTTCTTCCTCCTTCTTCTCTGCTGCCTTACGTGCAAGCATACTCAGATATTCGTTTTCGTAGGCAAGACCTTTCTTTTCCAGATACTTTTTAAAAGCCTTCTCTGCAAGAACGATATACTTATGAACCTTCGCTGCGCGCTTGATCTCATCCTTCTCGCACGCGCCGATGATGATAGAACCTTCCAGCAGTTCTACTTCGTTCTTGCCCTTCAGATAGTTGGTAAGGCGCATCCAGGTAGCGCAGGCCACGGAAACGGAAGAAATCACGTGGTTATTGATGCAGCAGTGCTTATAATCATTCTTGCGCTTGTAAGCCTTCTCGATGTCAGCGAGGAAATTTGGAGCGATGATAAAGAACGTATCAGCGTTGAAATCTACAGGCGCATCCTCCTTCACAAAGTTGCTGCCGAAAGATGTCTCATGTTCGGTGTGTACGTCCATCTTGTAGCTGTCTGAGAGTGGAAGGTCGAAGAAGATAGAAGCATCTCCGTAGCGGTACTGTTCGTCCTTACCGAAGCGATGAATACTAACCTCGCGACCCTTGTGCTCGTCTGCCTCTTCAAATCTGAATGATCCGAAGCATACTGTAGCGTTTTTGCGAACTCTGTCTTTAAACTCCTTGAAAGTGATAATCATAATTCTCTGCTCATGCCCTTGAGACTTATTTGGCTATCTGGCACAGCCGGTTATTGTTTTTATTTATCTTCTTGTTTTTTCTGTTTGCAAAGGTACAAAGAATTTCTGAAACTACCAAATAAAATGCACTTTAATTATGCTTTTAGGTGCATTTTTAACGTTTGTTTTATTTGCAAAGTAAATTCTCAACACCTTTTTATCTTCTTTTCTTCTCTTGTCGCCCACCAGGGATTCGGACCCCGGAAGATGAAGCATATCATCCTCGGCCAACCATAGGCAAAATTGCTGCTGCTATCCTCACAGACCGCAAACAGCGTGTAAACTAAAACAAATGCGGACGCTTCCGCGAAACAATTAAAATCTTAAAGTTATGTTTAAAAATGCTCCCCGTGGCGGTGGCGATCCACCCTTGCCGGTCTGCCGGACGGGGTAGGGGAAGGCTCTCAGGCTCCCCCTTTATAGATGACGGACCATTATAAATGGTCACGGTATATTTCTTTTCTAAGCCTCATACAGATGAGCATAGCGGCTATCACGGTTTTTCTTGCATTCTGCCTCCGTCATGCCACTAATGGCTAAAAACGTCTCCCAAGATCCTTCTCGGATATACTCCTCCTTCACCTCCTCGAAGGTATGAGGAACGAAATTTTCAGCAGAATAATACGCCTCAGATCGAATTTCGATAGCGTCGCCTATCTCCGTTCCTGATACTGTCTGGTTCCATTCGTCCGGAGTTTCTCCGCTCGCGTCCAGCTGCTCATCATACTTCATGATTTCGTGCTTGATAATCGTGCGGATGTCCTTTGCCCAAGAACAGGTATCGTCCGGCTTGATATTGCATTCCTGCAGTACCATATTCACCAGCTCGTCGATGCTCGCGCGGCTCTTGATATAAGCATCGTGATAGAAATCGAAAGGGATAACGTGGTCCAGTTTCCATCCCTTCTCCTCGTTGACGGATGGTCTGCCGTATGCCTTGCGGCTCTCTTCTGTTACCTGCACTTCGTTCTCTACATTCTCTATAACGTTCATACCGTTCTTATTATTATTCTTTGCTTCCATAATTTCTAATTTTTTGTTGATTCTATAATATTCGTATAATACCAGACTGCTGCCTGAGCCATGGCATCTTTCAGTGCCTTCAGATAATTGTCTGTATCTTTAGGCGTATCCATTGGCACGTGCCTATCAGGATATTTTCCGTTCTGATCTCCACTACAAAGATGGATGATGCAGAAGGAGCGGTCCTTGTCGTGTGTAGCTACCATTCCGTGACTCTCGCAAACTTCTACCCACCATTCAAAATACTTTGGGTCGAAAGTCACTACCTGGAGCACACTCCAGGGATATTCCTGGGCAGTCAGCAGGATTTTACCCTGCTGCTGCGAGATGGCGAAATTATATATAACTGATGATTTCTTCATTTTCTATATGTTCTATAATAAGTGATTACTACTTATGCTGCCTTCTTAACGTATGCTTCTGCCACCGTATGCTTCCATACCTCATTGCCACGCCCCAGATGCTTTCCAACTGCATCGCAAAGGCAGTTGCATAATCTGCCAAAACTCTTATAATAGATACGGTATCGGTACGCAAACTCTGATGTTTCGGTGGCCATCGGTCGAAGCAGTTCCATATCTCCCGGCTGGAAGGTGTAATTCTCCACCTTCTCGAATCCTGCCGGAATAGGATTTTCGGCTTTCCAGGCTGCACGGCGTGCCTCGTATGCTGCACGTCTGCGATCTGCTTCCTCCTGGTATCTCTTCTTTTCAGCCTCCCGTTCCTCATCTCGTTTCTTCTCCTCGATTATCTTAGCCGCTTCTGCTGCCAGGATCTCTGTGTTCTTCTTGCCCGTGATATTCTCGGCTATCTGCCAAAAACTGCCTTCTGGGAAGCACTGGATGACCAGTGCCAAACCTACATAGGTAATACCCCAAAGGCCTTCCAGTTTGAAGACGTTGGCACTGCCAGTAAACAGATTTACGTCTATCTTATCCACTTCTGCCTGGTATCTTTCCTGCACCTTCAGAAGTTCTTCGTGGCTGGTGACTCGCACCATTTTGCGCATATAGAAGCTGCTGCTGTCCTCCTGGATGTGCCATTCATTATCCATCAATTTGATATAAGAGAAAAGTTTCTCCTTCTTTTCGTGGTCGATAGCGGTCCATCTGATGCCCAAAGACTGGTTTTTGTTTTTCGTGAGATTCACGTAAAAACCTACACAGCGGGTACTCGGATCATCAAAGATGCCATGGACGGTGATTTGCGTCTGATACTTGCAGATAGGGAAGCCCTTTGCCAGTTTCTCCAGAGTCTCGAAACTGCATCCCTTCTCCACTGCCTGAAGCAAGGCTGCCGGAACCTTCTTTGTACTCAGATTCTTAATATGTTTCTTGTCGTATGATGATGACTTCTTGAATAAGTCTGTAACTTTGTTTGCCATAATTCCTGATATTTTGAATGTTCTATAATGAGTGATTTCTGATTTTCCAGATGGGCTATAATAGGGCAGCGCTTAGGCTGCCTTATTATTGCCAGGGTATGTGATAAACTCGGTGATGCTTATCTGCTCGGAGATGTTATAATAAGCCATCATCTCCAGGCGATCATCGCCGTTTTTTGCCCCGATTTCTGCCTTCACTATATAATACAGCATATAGGCGAGATAGGCTTCCTGGCGGTTGCTTTTGTGACTGAATAGGGCTGCACGGTTCCAGTCTTTTATATCATCGCTCAGGAAGGACCAGAAGCCATCGCAGGAAGAATGATTCTCCTTGATCCAGCCGGCTATCTCTTCACGGTGATATTTTACCTTGGCTATAATCGCATTTTTAGCCTCGCTAGATAGCCAGATTTTCGCCTGGATGGTATCGGTACTGAAATTATAAGCCAGTGGATGCTGAACGCCTACAAAGGACAATTTAATATCCTTGCAAACATACTGCTGGAGCCAGCGTTCCCACTGCTGGGTGTAAGCCTCGCAAACTACCTTCTGATAGCTGTCGTCGTCGAAGGTAAAATCCTCATCCTCCACAACTTCGTTTCGATACTCGTAATCTGAAACTTCAAAAGCGGAATCCCAAATGGTCTGATAGAAGCCCTCGAAGCTTACCAGGTCGATGTTTGATACATCTAATTTCTTTTTCTTTTCCATAACCTTAAAAATTTTAATGTTCTATAATATGTTTTTTCTTTATTCCCGGGGGAATCCTATTTTTCTGGATTCCCTGGTTTTGTACGCACGCTATAATAAGGCGTGATAAATGGGTATCTTATTTCGTTAACGATATACTCCACCGTTGGAGTACTCAAAGTAAGGGTGTCTTGGCAAATTACCCTTCCATTCATTCCGTGGATCATCATGTTCAGGGCGCACATCTTACATGCCAGCGGGTCCGAATCCTGGGCAATATAGCAATAAGGGCGACCGGCTGAATGGTCTGTTTTGCTAACATCCATATAATGAGACAGGAGAAGGCGACCACTGCCAGCGGCGCAATCATTCACTTTATATCCGCCAATTTTCACGCTGGAGGCTTCATTTTTTTTTGAGCCTATAATATTACTCATTAAATCCGAAACACTCTCAGGCGTGAAAAATTGACCCGTTCTCGAAGCTTTGCCGGATGTTAGATACATATCTTCATACAACGTACCGAAAACATCAAGCCATTTTCCGCGCTCTATGGCACGTGATACATCATCCATCCAGGCGAGAGTCAAAAAGCCGAAATGCGGTTTTGCCTGAAGGCGTTCCTGCTGCCATTTCAGAAGACCCTTGGAATCATTCTTGAATGCTTCCACGCTGAATAAATCCAGAAGGAAGTCACAGAAATCATTCAATGCCATTTCATAAGGTCGGCCGTCCTTCTTTGCCTGTTGGCTCAGGGTATCTACATACACCTTCGTATTGATCATATCTTTCATAAATTCTCAAAATTTAAAATGGTCTATAATAAGTGATATTTCACACGTTCTATAATAGGTGCCCTGGATGCTATCCAGGGCTAGCTATTAACATATCCAGATGTGGCTAAAAAGTGGGTACTTCTTCAAATCATGTTCACGTGCCCAGCATCTAATAGTACTATCTGTTTTGACCAGCTCATGGACGGAAGCCTCGATTTTGCGTACTTCGTCCACATACTTTGCGTAATGTTTGATATTATCTTTATATCTAGCTATATCCTTTCTTTTATCTAGAATATACCAGTCAATCACCCCAATGGCTTCTTCTGCATTCATACGGTCGCCCGTGAACCATTTCCACTCCTTGCCCTTCTGAGAGTTCCAGGAACCGTAAAACGTGATGCCCGGCGCGTATTCTCCGTATGAATTGACAGCGCTTAATTCCAGGCAGCTTTCATAAAAGCTGCAATAAAAGCCCGTCGCCTCCTTTGCAGCATCCAGGAAGCGCTTATTTATCACTTTACCATCGAAGGTACGGCAAACATCTTTTAACGCCTTCATGGCTATTATTTCTTTGTTGGAGCGGTCCACGAGTTTTTCGACGTGTTCGCGGTACTTTCTTACTTCCTCGTTTTTCTTGCGACGCTGCCAGGCCTGCACGGCGTTCTGGTAATCTTTTTCCGTGCCTATCATGTAGTTTATAGGCTTGTCACGATCAATCATACCACGGCGCATGTAGTACTCATTTTTCAGGATTCCGTATTCCTTTGCGTTTTCCACGCTACTGAAGCGCCCTGGCTTTTTAGTTGAAATAGAATCGCCGGTCCATAGGAAAACGTCTCCAGGGGCATCGATTAAATCACACAAGCGGTCCGCGATTTTACTGATATTCTCATTCTCCAAATTTTTTAAATCTATCTTTGCTTCCATAATTTCTAAAAATTAAAAATGTTCTATAATATAGTGATATTTTGCGTGTTCTATAATGAAGTTTTAAAGCCCTCCTTCTTGAAATCTGGAATGAACTCTTCACGAATTGATGTCCATACCTGGATATTACGTCTTTTGTAGGTGTAATCAAATTCCACCTCCGTGCGAGCCTTAAATACAAGGCCTACTTGTTCCGCTCCTTCGTCGGTATCTCGATACATACCTGTAGCGGTTTTAATGCCGTTTTTGGTTAAATCTATACACCAGTTACGGCTTAAAATCTCGCTGAATGCCTGGCACGCCTCCTTCAGGTTTTCTGCCTGGATCTCGCTGTGCTGATTTCTAATATCAATCCAAAAATCCGCACGTTTTACATTACCATCCTTATCGTATGATTCGGAAGGAGTCACAGTGTAGCTAAAATGAAAAGTCTTCATAACTCTAATATTTTAAAGATTCTATAATATGTTTATTTATTCCCAGTGATATATTACAACCACTATAAAAGCGGCTTTTATCACCTTACTAGAAGGTGCCGGCGGGAATGATCCGCCATGAAGGCCTAAAACCTTTGCACCTTATTTTTTAAAACACAACGACCAGATACCGAATCCACTCCGTTTGCCCTTGTGCGTTCTGTTTGGTAAGTCTGAAATAAGCTCCAAGATACTTTGGTACCCTTCTTCAGCGGCCCGACGGCCCAAGTAAATTTCGCAAAGGTCTTCACCTTCGTATTTTTCAGAAGTAATAAATACAGTTTCTTTCATAACTCTAATATTTTAAAGATTCTATAATATGTTTACTAATTCCCTGGTGATATTTTGCAGCCGCTATAATAGCGGCTTTTATCACCATCTAGAAGGTGCCGGCGGGAATGATCCACCATGAAGGCCTTAAACCTTTGCACCTTGATATATTTAAAGTTTGAAAAAGAATATCTTTATAAAGATACTGATAACAACATACACACAACCGCCGCAAATAAATTTATTCCGATAAACTGCAGGCCGTTAACTGTCACCCCCTCCCCGTCGCCGGCAAAGTAAGTTTTAGGCACAAAAAGCCATCTCCATGCGGTTTTTGCAGCCGCAAAGATACTCTTGTTCAGGCGTGCAAAAAGAAGAGCACACACGGCAAATAAAACGCTTACTAGCGCCGCCGTACTGGTACGGCGTGAAATATTGATACTATTATTCATAATTCTAATATTTTAAAGATTATATAATATCGCTATTTTGTGGGTACCCTGGAAGAATCCAGGGCACCGGGTATTTTACGCACATCTCATGAAGTTATCGAGATAGTAACGTGTGCCATATATGGTAATATACGGGCGCGCCTCCTGGTCCTCGTTTCTTGGGAACGTGTACTTTATTTCTTGCCATCTTTGCGCCGTGTGCGATTTATCCATACAGTAACGGCGCCATAAAACCCCGCTGCCATCATTACTTACAACGATCCCCAAACCGCCGCAATTACTAGTCGCACAAAAACACTCCCCGCGTTTTGCAAGTTCGTTATATTCCATTTCTTTTGTATATTTTGCCATAACCTAAAAAATTTAAAAGTTTATAAATAGAAGGTGCCGGCGGGAATGATCCACCATTTAAGGCCTCGAACCTTTGCACCCTGGATTCTATAAATATATTATAATGCTGCCATCATAGCCATGGCAGAATTTACAACTTTTGCCTGTTCCATGCTAGTAATAACTGGAGTGTGTTCCTGGACAAATTTCTTTTGTTCAGTACTTAATGCCGCAAAGTTAGTCTGGAATGCAGCACAAAAGGCTTCAGCTTTTTCGTGTTCATTCTTTGCGACGGTCTGGATCTCCAGGCGCAAAGATACGCGCATACTTTTAGAGAATTTATCCACGGCGTGGAATAATGCCGTCTCATACTCAAAAGATTCCCATGTACGGTTAAGGTATGATACGCGGGAGTGTTCATAATCTTTTCCGCCGCCAACAGTATAAACATGATGGCAAAATCCATTTTTCGTGTATGTAGTGCTACAGTAAAAATAAATCTTTTCGCCGTTAACTGTAAACTCAAAAGTTTTTCTATTATATATTTTTGTTGCCATGATTTTCTAAATTTTTAAATGTTTCTATAATAAATAGATAATAAGGGAGCCGGGACCGGCTCCCATGGCTTTATTTAATCGTCGAGTCTGATTTCATCTGAATTGTCCAGATCATAAATTGCCAGTTGGCCGTTAACTCGTGCAAGTTCCAGGGCCTCCGTGCGATCCTTTACTATTACGGTTGCATCGTAATAGTAGCAACCGCTTTTCGTGTCATACCAGCCACCAAAAGCGAGGCTGTCAAAACGAGAAGCTTCTCCCTGATTCTGCATTTTATTGATAACATCAACTACCTTTTTGAGACCTTTGGCCCCAAAAGAGTCTTGAGTAACTGCAAGGGCTACAGCATAACCTGAAGTTATAGGCTGCAGAGTTGCAGCGTTAACGGTGTAACCTTCTGGATTTTGAGCGGCGATCGCTGCAATTGTTGAAATAACTAAATCCTTTTTCATAACTTTTTAATTTTAAATGTTTAATACCTTGTTTCTTGTTTTAATTTTGTGGCTATAAAGGGACCCGCCCCCTTTCCAAAAGCTAAATGTTTTCTCCGTCTATAATGTAATGTATTTTGTATTTTGTTTGGCTTGAGTTGTCGCCGTTTCTTACCGTTATAATACTCCCAACGACGCCCGCGCCTGTAATAAGATACACTACCTAATAGCTCGCTACATTCTTTATAATAGCCTGTTGTTAGTGCCCGCCGTTTCCTGAAGGTTAACGGCAAAAATCCTTATATGTTTATTAATAAGTATTTACTACTTATTATATATTTTCATTTCGTTTGTGATTTTGAGTAACTGCCTTCAGTTACACACAATATGTAATTAAGTCAAAGATCAATTGTAAAACTATTACCTTTTGTTTTACGATTGCAAAGGTAATATATTTATTTGTTACCCGCAAATATTTCTCGCAAAAAGTTTATGTTTTCCTTTATTTTTAACCTTTGTTTACAAATAAATACCTTAAATTTACATATATTGCAAATAAACTCATTTATTGTCTGTTTTTACGTATTGTTGCAGAATTTATGCTTATTATATTATATACCTTATTATATATAAAGAAAAAACGCCGCACCGCCTCGCACCACTGGGAGACATCATCCAGCCACCACCGCACCGCCTCGCACCCCTGGGAGGTATCATCCAGCCACCACCGCACCGCCTCGCACCCCTGGGAGACATCATCCAGCCACCACCGCACCGCCTCGCACCCCTGGGAGACATCATCCAGCCA